ACTGGTACGTCTAGTGATTCAATTCTACTTAATACATCAGGGGCAATATTGGAATCTAGTATAGGTTCGCCCAATATCAACATTGAATTTGAAATTATGGAGTAGAATATTATGGTAAAATTAATAATTCAAAGAGGATCAAAAAATACAGGTCTGGATAGTGAAATAAGCGATAACGATGTTTTTTATATAATTAATGGAAAAAATAGAGGTGATTTTCACCGTGAAGGTGATTCTGCATTTGTTTTAAACGAAAGGCAATATACTGCTATTCTATTTAGAAGTAAATCATTAGAATATATAATGTCTTTAATGGAATCTCTTGATCTGAATGATTTCGCTGTATATCAAGACAATGAAACTACTTATCAGGATTTTAAAAATCTTACATTATCAATACTTACTAGCGAAGATTGGAAAAATTCATTTATATTGAGTCTTAAAAAACATTTAGATATAGGCAATATTAAAGCTGCAAAAATGAGAGTATATTTATTGAGAAATATTTATGTTTATCAGAATTTAATGAGTACTGGAGTATTAAGTTTTAAATTAGATACAGAAGTTACTAATGTATTAAAAGAATTAAAATATCGTGAGGATTGGACTGAAACAGAATTAGATAATTTTTATCAATTAGTTAATTCAATTCCTATGATAGATAAAGAAAACTATATGCAACAAAGATTAGAAAAAGAAAAATTATATTTAGAAGAAATTAATAATTTCTTTAAATAAAATCAAATAAAAGGAGGATTTAAAAAATGAAAAAAATATTTTATATTTTACTAGCATTTTTCTCACTAGTATTGATTAGTTGCGGTACGGTTGTTAATACCACAACAACTGAAACTATATCTACAACTGAAACTATAGCAAGAATTACATTAGATAAAATTGAAGGATCTTCTACAATTCCGGAAAATAATATATTGCTAGATACTAATAAAAATGAAAATCAACCAATTAGACTATCATATATAAATTCAACAGATAATTTAATTGAAAGAAATACTACTAGTATTTTTAATACTAGTGGGGAAACAAGTGAAATACCAATCTATATAACTACAATCAATAGCCAAGAGTGGTTAGTAATCTATTTAGATCAACCAGCAGAAATAATTGATCAATACGTTATTCAAAGTGTTACAATAAACTATCCTAACAATACCCAACGAAAATGGCAAAATTCTAGTACAGAGTTTTCAGATCCTATGTCTAGAAAAATGTCAATTACACCTGATGGAACCAAAATTTATATTCCTATTACTACAAGCGACTATTTAGGTGATTATATTTATACAGTTGAGGCTGTAGAATATATGTATAATCAGGAAAATTATCTAGCTGTTAAAAATACAGATACTATTGATAGTGTTATCATGCGAGTGGGAGTGGGAATTGAGATTACCCATGATTTATTAGATTGTCTTTCATATAATGCGTTACTACATACTTTAGTATACGACACAGAGAGTGAAAATTATAATAATTTATATTCTAATAATTTAATATATGATGAAGTTTATATAAATGGAGTGTTAGTTGGGGAACATATCCCTATCACTAATAATTTCAGTATTCCTGAAGAAGTTTATAATATTACTGATAATTGGGTTACATTAGAAGTTAGATTTAATACAGGTGATAACGAATTATCTATATTAAAGTTTTTTATCAAAGAAAATGATTCTAGGACCGTAAATATTCACAATTATGAACAGTTTAATATGATTCCTAGAGAAACACAATTATTCATGTATATTATATTATTTAATGATATAATAATTCCTGCAGAATTCGAGCCCTTGCATATAAATAATTTGGTTATTAGTTCAAATAACAATTCAAAATTAATATTTTTAGAAGAAAATATTACTTTCTGGGAGTTTACATCTGAAGATTATTTAAATGTAAAAGAACTTTTGCCAGATGCAAGTGAAATTAATATTAGTATTTATGTTGAAATAGATACGATATCTGGTGTCATTTTTGATAACAAAAGTTCAATGTATGGTAATTTTAGGACATATTATTCACCATTAAATAAATATATATTATACAATTTTATACTTAAAAAAGAAATAATAGATTAATTAAAAAAAAGAATAGATTATATCTATTCTTTTTTTAATTCATTAATTTCTATTTTTAATAATTCTATCTGTTCTTGTTGTTCTTGTATAGCTTTAATTAATAAAGGAATGAAGTTACTATATCTTGCAAAATATTTATCTTCAATAAATTCTGGTATATCCTCTTCATCTTTATAGCTTATATTTATTAGATCTGCAAAATTATCGGTACCAAAATGCTCTATCATTTTTTCATATACTTGTTGTGCTTTTACACCAACGCGACGTCTTGATTTTTTTTTCAAACCAAGTGAATGTGCCTCTTTATCATATGGTGATCTATCACCATATCTTTTATAGATTTCTAATTCTTCTTCAGACATATCCTCTATATTCTTTATATACCAAGACCTCTCATTTTTTACATATGTGATTAAATCAATATCTTTTAAAAAATTTAATACTGATGGTAAGTCAGCTATATCAGCCTTATCTCGTATATCGGAAGGAGAACTAATAGAAGTATCATAGCATTTAAGATCTGTAATAAATGAATCTCCTAACCTTATTTGATTACTTCCATCTACTGTAGAAGTGGCTCCCAATGCGGTACTATTAGAGTATGAACTACTTATAGAAGCATTGGCCCCGATTACTGTGCACGCAGGCCCTGCATCTGTATCATATCCAACTGCTATAGAATAATCTCCATTACCTGCTGCAAGTCTTCCTATAGAGATAGATCTATTACCGCTTGCTGTTGCTGTAGGTCCGATTGCTATTGCATGATCACTAGTGCTTTCACTATTCCCTGCAGTAGTGCTTGATCCAATTGATATTGAAGTGTTTCCATAAGCTTTAGCATTGGGGCCTATAGCAGTATTATATGTTCCCCCATTAGTATAACCAGCATTAGCATTGTATCCTAATGCTATATTAAAAGAATAGCCAGCACTATATGCCTTAGATAAAGCACCTATAGCTATACCACCACGGCTTACATTCATTGCATTATAACCAATAGATACACCATATGGATCGGTAGCACTAGCACTACTACCTATAGCTACAGTATAACTATCATCAGCTGTAACGCTGCCTCCTAATGCTACACTATATAAACCTGTTCCAGCGTATCTATCATATGGTATAATTCCACTAGCTAGATCAGCGGCATCTAAATTCCCATCAAACGAAGCAGCCGTAACAGCACCAGCATTACTAACAGATAATCTACTAGTTCCACCACTATCTTTTAAATAAAAAGTATTGCTACTTGCACCATCTAAAGACCATGATGTTGTTCCACCTGTTCCTGCATTTAATGTTGCAGCAGTTAAAGAACCATTATTTACATAAACTTCACTGTCAGAGTATGTTGTCGCAGATGAAGATTGAGTTGTTGCGCCGATTAAATAGATAGTAGATGTAGTATCTGTTGAGCCTGCTGTATTTAAAGTATTTGTACTTTCAATTGTTATATTATCTCCAGATGGAGTTAAAGTGATATTAGATCCAGCAACTAAGGTTACATCATCAGTTCCTGAACCACTTCCACCAGCAGTTAATCGAATAATTGCATTTGCACCGCTATCTACAGCGGAAATTGAGTATGTAGTATTTGTATCTGAAATATCAGATGTTACAGCTAAAGTACCCGTTTTGTCTGGTAAGGTAAGAGTTCTATCTGCAGTTAATGTTCCAGCTAATAAAGTAGCTTCAAAATCATCCGCAGCACTTCCTTCAAATATAACACCATTTGATGTTGAAACAGTCTCAACATTGTTTGTGATAGTTGTCCCTGTTACAATTAAATCTCCAGCAATTGAAACATCGCCGCCGAAACTTGCATTACCAGATGTATCGATAAGAGTTGAACTTTTGTCTAAACCACTAGTTAAATTATCACTTGATGCATATACATAAACACCTGACTCGCCTGCAATATAGACTGCTTCGGCTGTTCCGGTAATACTTGCTAAAGCTTCACCAGCCCCAATGCGCAATTCCGTACCAACCCCGCCAATTTTATTTGTATTAAGCTGAGTTGTATATAGATTACCATTGATATTTAATCTTTCAGTTCTACTTGGAAGGGATGCTGAGGTATCGAAGCTTAATTTTGCTTGTTGAGTTGTATAGGGATCATATGAAACTTCTGTTCCAGAATTAGAACCATCCATAATTCCATCAGCATGAGTTGCTGTGTTAGTATTAACAACTGTTTCAGTATTAGTACCTAGTGCTGTAACATGCCCAAATCCGTCCAAAGTTATTGAATTTACATATGTTCTTCCACCAGTTGTCATACTTGATTGAGAACTAGTATCTGAGTGGGCTAGTGTTATTGTTTCATCTGTTCCTTGATTGGTTGTAAAATCCCCACCTGTTGTTAGCCCACTACCCGCTTGAATAGTAATTGTTGCATTATTTGGAATAGTATCTACATACGAAGATGCAATTGTTATATTATCTCCAGATGGAGTCAGAGTTATATTTGAACCAGCAACTAAAGTTACATCATCAGTTCCTGAACCACTTCCACCAGCAGTTAATCGAATTATAGCATCTGAACCACTATCTACTGCAGATATACTATATGTTGTATTTGTATCTACATACGAAGATGCAATTGTTATATTATCTCCGGATGGAGTTAAAGTGATATTAGATCCAGCAACTAAGGTTACATCATCAGCTCCTGAACCTGATCCGCCTGCAGTTAATCGAATAATTGCATTTGCACCTGAGTCTACTGCTGAAATACTATATGTAGTATTTGTATCTGGAATAGTTGTATCAGTCCATGGAACATTAACAAACATTTGTCCACCACTTAATTCAACTGGGTAGTTTTTCCCATTTTCAATATATCCAATTTTGACAAGACCTAATACTGAAGGTGTTGCCTCAGAATAAGTTGTATTAGGAGGTGTAACTCAGGTTCCGTCACCTCTTAAAAAATTTGATGTGCTTGCATTTGTATTAATTTCAGATATATTTCCTAATGTAAAACCGTTTATTGTACCTGAGACATTTAAAGTATTATCTATTATAAGAGAGCCATAGACTCTACTTGAACTAAGTTTTGCCATATTAATCTACCTCCTCTATCAATAAATGATTGTTCGGGAGGACCAAACATCTTAAAGAATAAGAAAACATTTAGTCCACCTCTGAAAATTCCCCGTTTATAACGAGTGTTCCATCTTTTCTAATTTCTTGTGAAGCTGCAGGATTTTGTGTTCCTGAGACTTCGTCCATATCCATATAATATGCAGTTCCTTTATTTGTAAAATTTTTTGTCAAGATATAATCTCCATTAGAATCTACCAACGGTCTATGCTCTGCACATAGTAATAATTCTGAGATAGTTGGTTCAGTTCCATCTATTATATCGATTCTGGGCCTATATCTTTTAACATGGTTACCAGCAGCGATTTCCCCATATTGGTACATTGTATATTGCCTTAAATATGTATTTGATATACCTGTAGCTCAGTTATAATCAGTACCAGTATCTATAAATGTTCCATCAGGTTTATATCAGCCACCGCTGCTAGCATTTCCGGTACTTCCATAAGGATATATATAGTAAACTCATAAGACCCAATTATTAGCAGCATTTGAGTCATTCATTAATGGATATGTAAAATATGGATTGGTATTTACAGTAGTTGTGTTCAGATTACACACATGACTACCAGCAACCCCAAAATAATTTCTTTGATTTGCAGAGGTGCCAGGCACATATCCTTGATATACCCATTGAGATACTCTATGTGTTTTAGTTATATCTGCTACAAAATAGTAATTAACGGTAAACTGTCTATATTGCGAGTAATGAGTTGTATTAATAGATATTTTAGTCATCAAATCCAATTCACCTACAGGATTTCTGGCTATTTCTACTTCAGCATCATAATAAGTTGCTGAGGCATAGTATATTCTATTATTTATATAACTATCAGTTCCATAATAATCATACCAGTTTTGCCCTGAAATAGCCGTATCCTCTGTCATTACTTCATAGGGTATAGAGTTTGTACTTAAACCTACTCCGTTTATATTTAATTCATTTATTTGAAGGTTTCCAAGCTTATCTAAATTAGCTCTCTTTTGATATAATGAAATAATATCATTTTCAGACAATGCTTCGGCATATACTCTTATATCATCTAATTTTCCGTCATAAAAATAGGATGCGTTACTATATCCAAATCCTATAGAAAAATTAGAGAAATCTGCAGTTCCAGTTGTTGCTTTACTTCCTTCATAGACACCATTCCTATATACTTTTACTTGTATCCCATCATATGTAACTGCATAATGCCCCCAAGACCCAATAGGAATAGATGCATTTTTAGTATAGTAATACTCACCTGAAACCCCACCATGTGTGTATTTTCAGCTGTTGTCCATATACCAATAAAATAGATTATTAAAAGAAGTATAACTATTTGAACCTATTGGCATTTTATTATCTGCATCTCTTTTAGCTCAAAATGATATAGTATATTTTTCATAAGCATTTCCAAGAGAGACTGAATATCCTCCATTCCCTTTGAATTCGGCAGCATAGCTTCCTAGTTTATTATCAGATACAATTTCACCTGTTTTGGTAGGAAGGTATCCAATTCTTATATCTTTTATTGTATTTGACTGTCCATGGGAATGTAATGAAGCATCAAAGTAAACTGGAAAAGTTGCTGTATTTAATGATGTATATAACAATTCACCATTTTTATAATATTTAACAGTTGTCCCTATTATCTCTATTCTAAATAAATCATTGTCCGTCTCACTTCATGTACCGACCGATGCAACAGACGCACCGTTTTCATATATTCTAACATTACCATCATAATGTGTGTATATAGCGAAATCAATATCTGTATAACTTCATGTACTGTGATTAGAATTAAATCCTACCATTTCAGCACCACCAGATGTATTTGGATAGTAAACCCTGTATTCTAAAAAACAGTCACTGTTAAAAGATTGTGTCGATATTGCCCCACTGTCCCAAGAACTCGTACTCAGAGTTTTGGTTATAGAGTTATTCTCTATAGAAACACCATTACTTGAAGAAAATGTTAATTCTGGTGCTGTAAGAGTTGGGTACGCATTATTTTTAAAACTTGAAATATCATTTATAACTCCATACCTAAAAGTTCTATTATATGGCGTTGCATGATTTTTACGCTCTAACTGTAAGTTTCATATTTCATATACTGAATTTGCAGATATATTAAAATCCATAAATCTGAATGTAGATGTGTAATCAGCCTTGATACCACTTGCAGCTTGATAGTTCCCTGTATCTATTTTATTTATCAAAGTTGTATCATTTCAATCTGTCATTTCAAATGTATCCCCGCCTGATATTTTTAGATAGTTAAATGAGAGAGAGTAATATTCATTATCTATCAAAGCAGATTCAGGAAAATTCATTCTAAATGATCCACCTGTAGTTGAAGTTATTCTATATCTATCTCCAATAACAGATCTAGCGACAGAACCGGTTAAATTGCTTACAGTTCAGTTGGGAGATGAGCCATCATATACAAGGTTAATAGTTGGCTCCTCATACGGATCATTAAAATTATAATGAAGAATTTTAGCTTTTGCTAATTCTTTTACTTCATATACAGATAGTGCATGATTGTATATACGAATATCATTAAGTAAGCCATCTGCCTGGTTTCCAGTATATCCATATCCTATAATTAAATTATCCTGTCTTGTTCCACCATCATAGCTCATTACAACAGAAGTATCTTCATTTCCATTTAAATATCATGTTGCTTTATTAGAAGAGTCTTTTACAATGGCACAATGATACCATAGGTTATTTGTTAGTGATGAAGAATCTAATGATGTATAACTAGAATCGTTCCCTACATATAGTCTTAGGTCTCCTTCAGTTTCATGATTTATACAAAATGATCCAGCATAAGCAGTTTGCATGACAACTCTTCGCGTAGTATTAGATGCTGGCTTAAACCAGAAAGCAATAGTCATAGCACCTTTCACATTAAATATTTCCTTATTGTCAGAAACAGTCATGTATCCAGTACTCCTAGCTTGTCCGATTTTTCCATTTGCAAATGCTATGGATGATGAAGATGGATTACTATTGAACCCACTATAATCATTTGTATTTCCATTTAACGGTCAATGTCCTATTAACATATTTCCACCTCTTCTCTCTTTGAATATTCCTCCCAAAAGGGCTTATAATAGAATGTTATAAGCCCTTTAAATATTCATATTAGTTAAATATAAATTCTATACTTTCTGTCGTTGCATTATATTGCATGGTTGCTTTTTTAGCATCACTACTATCCGCCATATCGAATGATTTACTTTCAACTGAAGTTTTAACCTTCATCTTTCCATCAGTTGTCAATGACATTGCACCATCAGAAGCAGCGTCATAGCTATCTCTAAATAGAAACCCTCTATCTGCATCATTATTCATTGTAAATGTCATTGCATAATCGTTTAAATATCCGTAAGATTGGGCGCTGTTCATACCTATTGTGTACGAGCTCGAATTCCATACTCTAATTTTATCATAGGAAGCAGTGCTTGTATGTGTTAAAACACCGGTAGATAGCGTTAACCCACCAGTTGTTATACTTTGATTAGTTGTTGCACCGCGATCTGCGACAGTATCAAGAGTATCTGATTCCCCAGTAATATAACCTGGGCCATTTGTCAATTGATTTAAATTAGTTAGGTTATTTTCATGCCAGACTTTATATTTAGTTGTAGCATTACCTACATAAACTTCTCCTCTTGCACTATTATATGCACCAGTTCCAATAGCACCAGATGCTACACCTGGATTTAAAAATATATTTCCTGATGATTCAATAGCTATTGCATCTCCTGAAGTTGACCCACCATCATTTTGTACAGCCAATAATAATGTTCCATTTTCAGATGAATCTTGCACAGCATAGTTATTATTATCATCATAGAACCATAGATATCCTGCATCAGATGTCGAATTTACAGTACTATTAAAAGTAATACCGTTTGCTCCACCTGATACATTGTTTTGAATTCTCAATGCACCATTGTTATAAGCAGGTGTTTGATTTCTACCATTTAATATAATTTGATCCGCTGTAGTGGCTCCGCGTCCTGTAACTGTTGCTAAAGTATCTGATTCGCTAAAATCACCTCTTGATAGTGTTATTGTATGACCACTTGCGGTTACATCGGTGACAAAAGTTCCAGTACCATTATCTGTAACACTTAAATTAGGTATACTAGGTATATCAGTTGTTAAGGCAACAGTGCCAGTTGCATCTGGTAATGTTATAGTTCTATCTGCAGTTAATGTTCCAGCTAATAAAGTAGCTTCAAAAGCATCTGCTGCACTTCCTTCAAATACAACACCATTTGATGTTGAAACTGTCTCGACATTATTTGTTGTAACTGTTCCTGTAACTGTTAAATTCCCAGGAATTAAAACGCTTGGAGAACTAATTGTAGTTAAACCACCATTAGCAGATCCTATATTAATATTAGTTGTTGATCCAGCTGCTCCGCCCGTTCCTAGATTTAATGTTTTTGTTGTAGCACTAGCTGTTGCAGCTGTTCCTAGATTTAATGTTTGAGCTGATGTTGCAGTGTTACCAATATTAAATATAGATGCTGTAGTTGTTATATCTCCACCATTAACTGTTAAATCACCTGTCAAAGTTCCTGTTCCTGCCACACTAACACTAAATTGAGGATTCGCATCTGTGTTGGCTGTCCCATAACTAATTCTAAATGAATCAGAGTTATTTAAACCAGCATACCATCCATATGTTGCCGCAGTATTAGCGTTAACAAATCTAATAGCTGCTTCTCCACTTGCTGTAGTATTCTTTAAGGTAATCATGCCTTCTGGCATTTCAGTACTTGCAGATGCTATTTCTATATGTAAAGGACTAGTCGGAGATGTTCCAATACCTATTTTATTACTGAATGTTTTATCACCAGCAAAAGTTTGAGCTCCTGTTGTTACAACACCAGATATTGTTCCACTTGCACTTGGTATTGCTGCAAATGATACTGTTGGCGATGTTCCTGTTAATGATCCTGTAGGACCAGAAGTTGTCCCATTTGTCCATGCGAATGTTGTTGGATAGGTATTTGTGTCTGTATAAGAACTTGCTATTGTAATATTATCCCCAGATGGAGTTAGAGTTACATTTGAACCTGCTACTAAAGTTATATCATCTGTTCCTGACCCTGATCCACCAGCAGTTAATCTGATAATAGCATTAGTGCCGCTATCTACAGCAGAAATCGAGTAAGTTGTATTTGTATCTGTGTTTGTATCAACCCATGGAACATTCACAACCAAATCGCCATCAGCGTCTGGCATTACTGCATAAGTTCTATTTGCAGTGGTAGTTAATGCTTCAGCAGTTACAGATCTTAAAGTTGAATCTATTAGATTCGCTGCAAAAGTCGTGCCTGTTAATGTTAAACCAGTTCCAGCAGAATATGTTGTATTTGTATCTGTACCTGAAATTGTAAAGTTAGGATATGTACCACTCACTGAAACTGACCCTGAACCTGTTAAAGAAACAACTTGATCTGGTGCAGAGTTTGTAACTGTAATTGTCCCTGATGATGTAATCGGTCCACCTGATATTGATATACCAGTTCCAGCTGTTAATCCCACTGAGGTTACAGTACCAGTATTTGTTGTATAACCACTTGGGTTAGATGCTAAGTAAAATGCGCTAGCATGATTTCCATCTAATAAATCGGCATTTAAATTAGATACAGCAGTTGTACTTGCAATAACAAAAGGAGCGGTACCTGTTGCAACAGTTGAAGTCAATTGTCCGTTGAGTGTAAAAGCATCAACTTCATTTAATTTAGTTAATCCCGTGACTCTAAGATCACCTAATATTTTTGTGCTATGAAAATTTGGCATAGTATCACTCCTTTAATATTGTTTGATATCTTTAGCGTATAGAACGCCTGATTCGTGTATTTGTACTTCATTGTTAAACATTGTGTTGTATTCGATTGCTATTTCTTCTGGGGTTAGAGCACGGTTGAAGAGTTTTACGTATGCAATATCTCCATTAAAATATCTTGTTGTATCATGAGATAATCCTATTCGATATAAACTAGAAGCTGGTATAGATCCACCTGGAGATGCATCTATAGCTTCAGCATCAAATTCGTTATCAACATAAAATCTTAAGTTTGTATTATCAAAAGTTAATACTACCATATGCCAATTATCGTCAGCTGTTATAAAATGAGTTCCTGAATTTAGGCCTAGCCCAACAGTACCATATAAATATGCATTTAGCTTACCGCTAGCTTCTAATTGAAAGTGTAAGATACTTGCTTCAGTACCAAAAATTCCTTCTCAGTTAGTGGAGCCAATTCTTCTTATTTTTGCTATTATAGAAATTTCAGAGAATGATGGGAGCTCTGGGAGAGATATTTTTGCGGCATCATTAAAATAATAATAATCACCTTTTGATACCGCTCCATTATTAGTTCCGTTATAATTATTTCCTGAGTAATCTTTCACATCATTATTCAATTGCCAATAACCAACTAAACCATCAGTAATTCCCACTGTTGAGAAATCTTCAAAATTAGCAGTTCCAGTTTCATGAACTTCATTACCTGCGAAATCTAATGTAGATGGAAGCTGGATTGCTGGGCGATAACTATTAATAAATGGTACAATTTCTGTTCCTCTATAAAGCATCATATTATCTATATATAAATCTACTATATTTGTTGTATATCCAGTATTAAACCTAAAAACAGGCGTACCAGCATAATCTACTTGATACATTCATACAACTCGCGTCCATCCATCTAATAAAGGTATAGATTCTGAATAAACAAGTTCAGCTGTCTGATTTTCAGCAGGAAGTTTCCAGCCATCTTGATAAAAACTTCCGCTAAATCCAGTAGTTGATGTAGAATTAAATTTATATTCAAATATAAATACAAACCTTTCTCCTAAATATGTTTTTGGTACAAAATTATAATTTGTCGGATAGAATACTTCATTGTCTGTTGTAGTATGCTGTACATGCCAAATATGCTCCCTATCTGGAGATAGGTTAGATACTTCCCAAGTCCATCCAGCATGAGCATTCATAGACCATGTCCCACTTCCTGAGGCATCTGCCCCTGTTGTACCTAGTAAATTTGCAACTGGTCTAGCATTTGATAATAAATTTCTTGCATATAAAACTCCACTTTCTTCTATTTCAGCACGAGTTTGATAAAGATCTAATATATCTGCATCTGACAGAGCTGTTGCATATATTCTCACGTCATCTTCATACGCGTTTTTATTACCATATCCAGAGTATTCACCTATGCTTAAAGTAGAATTCATTCTAGTTAAAGAACCAGTATGAGATCATTCACCGGTTTTGACTCCATCTATATATGCCTTCATTAGAGTTCCATCAAATACAGATGTTAGCATATGCCAATTTCCATCTAATAGACCCGATCCAGAGTTATATACCCGTCTCACTCCGTCTATGTAAAAGCCAGTTCTGATATTACCAGATGTATTTATAGATATTTCTATATGAAGACTTCCTCAACTAAACGGTATATGGTATGATGTAAAACCTGTATCAGATGATTTAAACCATAAATTTACAGTAATATTTTCTGGGGAGTAGATAGTATTAGAAATTTTTTTTATAATATTATTACTATCATTAAAATAATAAGCACCTGCACCTATTTTAGAATCTGTTATTCATCTAGGACTATATTCTTCCGATAAATTAGAAATATTGAAAAAACCGCTATAATCATTTACGTTTCCAATTCTTGAAAGAGTAGTAAACTCAGTTGGATAATTTTTCTTCTCAATTTGAGGTTCCGTTACATAAAAATAACCATCACCTGCTATAGATTGTCCACTATATGCAAATATTCTTGCCCAAAAACCATTTATAATTGTATAAGTTCCATCCTTTAGATCCGCTTGTATTGTAATATCGCGTCTAAACCATTGATTCTTTGGACTATTGCTATCCCAGTCTTTATTTGTGTAATCTATACTGTTATAATGATGACAATTTCCACCAATACAGCTTCCGTCTGGAAGCATATGTCTATGTATCTCTCAAGTTCTTGTCATTATTTGATCTGAAGGTATATAGACTCAAAAGCTTAGATTAACTATATCGTCCTGATTTATCCAAATATTAGATGTTATACTAAATCCAGATGAGTCTGAGTCTGGTTCTATTTTATATACTTTATGATTATTAAATTTTATTTCGTCACTTACAGTTACTGTAGAACTAAGTGATAATCCCGTTGTAGTTTCAAATGTAGTATCAATTACTGTACCTATCAGATTAGTAGTAGGTTCTTGGAAATCATCAAATGTATAATGAAGAATCTTAGCACGAGCTATTTCTTGAATTTCCATATCTGTTAGTGCATGGTCATAAACTCGAACGTCATTTAACTCTCCAAAAGCAGCACTGCCAGAATATCCACCTAGTTCAAATGAACTACCAGAAGGTATTTCTAGAAATGATGATACATTTCGTTCACTATGAAACACACCATCTATAAATAATCTTTGTTTCATATTTTTTTTATCTAATATAATTGTATAATGATACCACTGGTCTATAACTGGAAAGAATGTTGTATTAAAATCATTAGCATAAAAACCAATTGCAAAGTTACCTTCTGCTCTAATTACTAAATGTAATCTGGTATTTGTTCCTGAAGGTCCCATTGCCAAAACTCCTGCGGCAGTTGATGCTGATTTAAGTTTGTACCAAAATGATATAGATGAGTTATTATTAAAAACATTTTCAAATTGTTGTATGGTAGAATTTATATAACATACATCTGAAGTACCATCAAATAATCCGGCAGAGCCTATTTTTCCTGGCACATATGTAACCGAACCAACTGTTGTTGGATTATATCCATTCCCACTTATATCATTTGTATTACCATTCAATGGCCAATGTGCTATTAATGCCATAGTTCTCACCTCTTCTCTCTAAAACTAAAATATGAAAATCGCTCCTAATACTATTCCTATAATAGCTAAGAATATTATTACAGAAGGCAAAATATTGCTTGAATCCTTTTCACTCATACCAGCTTCTTGGTCTCTAGCTGATTCATTCCAGAACTCTCTTTGTTTACCATAATTAGGTCTCATTTTCTCATCTCCCTTATTTACTTTATTGAAGGACAAAATGTCCATATAATACTTTGTCCCTCTAAAAATAAATAATTAAGCAAATACAAATTTAACTGATTTACTTGTTGAATCGTATTTCATTGTTGCAGCAGTTCCACCGACTTGTACTTCTTTAGTTGTTAATGTTCCATTAGTTGTATATACTTCACTATCAGAATAAGTAACCGAGCTAGTCGTTTGTGATGTAGCCCCAACTAAATATAGTTTCGAATCTGAGTTAGTTGAACCAGCTGTATTTAGTGTATTAGTATCTACAACAGTTTCAGTTGCAGTAGTTAGACCTGTAACATGCCCATAATCATCTAAAAGAACATCTTGTATATATGTTCTGCCAGAATTATTAGAGCTTGCTTGTGTTGATGTATCTGGATGAGTCCATGTGGCAGTTCCGACAGAAGCTGCAGTAACATGTCCTGCACCATCAAATGTAAATGCAATGTCTTGAATATAAGTATAACCACTATTATCTGAGCTCAAATTTCCAACAGTGCTTGTATCTGGATGAGTCCATGTAGCGCTTGCAAGTCCTGTAACGTGACCATATCCATCTAATGTGACATCTTGTATATAAGTATAGCCACTATTATCTACACTTGCTTGTGTTGATGTATCAGCATGATCGATTGTAATTGTTTCATTTGATGACTGATTAGTTGTAAATGCTCCGCCTGTAGTTAAACCACCACCTGCAGCAATTGTTATTGTAGCGTTTCCAATATTACCTGTTAGAGCAATTGTTCCGCTTGCATTTGGTAGTGTATAAGTTCTATCAGATGTTAAAGCTCCAGCTAATAAGGTTCCTTCAAATTCATCAGCAACAGTACCTTCAAATACTATACCATTAGTTGTAGATACAGTTTCTACATTATTGGTTATAACTGTTCCTAATACTTGTATATCATCATTAAATATAACTTTATTACTAAACGTTTTTTGTCCAGCAAATATTTGTGTTCCAGTTGTTACAACACCGCTTGTAGTTGCACTTGCACTTGGGAATGCACTAACACTTAAATTAGACAAACCATTTCTAGTAATAGTTGCAGTTGGTCCAGTGGTTGTTCCATTATTCCATGTATATCCTGTTATATAGTTATTAACAAATGAGTCTGCTAATAAATATCTGCCATCTAAATCAACTGTAACCGTTCCTGTTACATCACCAGTTCTTGTTAATGATAATATACCAGTATCGGTCGCAAATGTTGCACTACTTATATAACTATCTGTGTCTACTGTATAATCAGGTGTTGGAAGAGTTATTGTAGTTGAACCTTTAGATGTAATATGACCTTGCGCATCATATGTTATACTTGGAATAGTAACGGTTCCACCAAAATTAACCGCTCCAGATGATCCAGAAGCAGTTCCAGCAGTTACAGCATTTGAATGATTAAATGTAGTTCCAGATAGTGATAAACCTGTTCCGGCAGAATAAGTTGTATTTGCAGATGAAATAGTTATTTTATCATCAGCCCAAGCAAGAGTTACGTTAGTTCCAGCTTGAAATTGAGCTATATCTCCACTTGTAATTGCAGATGAGCCAAGAGATGTTCCAGCAGCATTTAATGCTTGAAGCGTCCATGATCCATAGTTATCTGCAGTTGGAGAACCAGTATATCCTAAATCTGCAAGTGTCATAGTTCTAGTTGCCATCGCGGTAACATGACCATAAGCATCCACATCAATATCAGATACAACATTGGCACCTGTTAGAGCAGTTAAACTACTTGCAGAACTCGTATCAGCATGTGATAAAGTCACTGCAGCGGATCCGTCATATGTTGTTCCTGATGATAAAGATAGCCCACCAGCAATTGTAAGAGCATTAGGATTTTTTAAACTTGTCGGAGTATTAGTAAAATTGTTATAATCCAAATAATAAGTTCCTTGTTGTCCATCCAATAGATCTGCATTTAAATTTGTTACTAATGTAGTTGAGGCTACAATCAAAGGAGCTGTACCCGTTGCTATTGTTGATGTAAATTGTGTGGCAGAAAGTGTACTGTCTAATGCTGTTACGCCTTGTACATACAAACTACCATATATATCAGTACTTGTAAGTTTTGCCATGATTTATCCCTCCTTGATTGATCCTTGTATTTGTATTTTATCTTTGAAGATTTTCATTGGTTCATTTGGTGTATCTATTTCTGAGAATTCTCTCGTTTTTATTATACCTGATGATTTAGGGCGAGATGTTATGTAATCTCTAATATACACATCTATTTCACTAGATATTGGTTCATTTCCGGAACCGAATATTTGTGTAAGATTAAGGACAATCCAATATTTCATTTTTATTTGTCCACTAGCACCTTCAACTAAAGATATCTCATAATTATCATAATTGTATGAGTATGTATCAGAATATGATTCACCCGGCCCTATATTACCATTTTCTCTCTCAGGTCTACTACTATCAGGTAGTACTACAAATCCTAAAGATATTGGTTGAGAATCTGGATATAATTCTATATATTTATAATAAATATCACCGTTTTGATGTTTGTAATAGTAATCTCGATAAGTCCAATCCAATCTTAAATTACCAGTTGTTATATCATAAAGAAATTGTGTCCCAGAACTATCACTAGTTGTTTCAATAATATCTCTTTCCTGATAAACATGTTGATTGTTGTTATATAAACCATTTAATGTCAACCCAGGTTGTATCTCATAATCCTCAACAATCTCATTTGCATATAAATTACCCTGATTATCGATTTTAGCTCGGGTTTGATAGAGGTCTAGTATATCTGAGTCTGAGAGTGCTGTTGCATAGATTTGAATATCGTCGATATAACCGTCAAAAGGATATGAGCTAAATTGAGTCCCTATTGAAATCTTAATATCATTTAGATTAGGAGTATATGGTGTTGGTATTTCTTGTTTTTTAACACCATCAACAAATATTGACATTAAAGCACTATTCAATTTGCCTGTAATATGTACCCATTCTCCAACTCTATCAGTGATATTTGTAGACACACTCGCAGATGCATCTATTCCATTTCCTATAAATAAGTGTATATTTCCATTAGCATAACTTCATATAGTGAAATTCCAATTTACAGCATTTCCACCAGTACCCTTTCCTATTATAGAAGAATATTGTTGGAATGAATTAAACTTCAACCATAATGAAATAGTAAATTCTTCCAAATCTAGTACTTCACTATTATTTACAGAAATATAATCAGGATTAGTATAATCGAATAAATATCCACCACTACCTATTTTACTATCTGATGTCCATGCTGGACTATTTATCTTAGTTCCATTTCTTTTATATCCACTAGTATCATAAACTATATCTTCATCTTTATTAAATGTATAATGTAATACTTTTGCCTTTGCCAAGTCATTGATTTCTTTTTGTGAGAGTGCATGGTCATATATACGGACGTCATTGATTTGCCCAGTTCAATAATAAGAACTTCTTCTACCAATAAATCCGATAGTTCCCGATATTGTATCCTGAGAATCGGAACCAGTTAAGACACCATTTGTATAGATTCTTCTTCCATTAGGTGAGAATATAAATGTTAAATGTGTCCATTCGTCTTGAACTAATGAAACGCTACTAAATAAGGCATCCCTAGCGATACTACCACTAGAATATAAATATGGTTTACCAGTTGCGTCTTGGTAAATATGAATATTTGAGCCTACACCTTCGTCTAACGTTCCAAGTAATCCCTGCACTCGTGATATGTTAGATGACTTAAACCATGCAGATATTGTTAACGAAGTACCGTGATTAGCCTCAATCTCAATATAGCTAGAACTTCCATTAAATTCAGCAGCTTGGCCAATCTTACCATTTGTATATGTTATATTTGTAGGAATTCCGTCATTCTTATTAACAGTATAATCCTCAGCGTTTCCGTCAAGAGGATATCACGCTATTAAACTCATAAAATCACCACCTTATAAATATCTCCATGTAAATCCGCCAGCATGTTTAGTGCTATTATTAGGATTAGCCGCATTCTTTACACTGGTTTCTGACAGATTCAGTGATCTTGCAGCATATCTAGCACCTTCATAAACCTCACCAGTCTCTATACATTCTACTTTTTTCCTTCTGGCTTTTAAAGCTTTCTTGCGAGATTTATTTAATATATCTTTATTTATTAAATTATTATCATATGCATGTTTAGTATTCTCTTGATTAGTGCACCATTCTAAATTTTCAAGTCTATTATCAGTTTTAATTCCGTTAATATGATTAACTTGTGGTTTCTCCTCTGGATTAGAGATAAATGACTCCGCCATTAATCTATGAATAGCCTTTGTTCCATATATTTTGCCTGAGTCGCCTTTAAATAAAGTTAAAATCTCATAACCCTTATGACTAATCTTAGTCTTTCTTACTTGTTTGGTTCTTTTATTTCTAACTAAACCAGTATTTGAAATTTCATATCTAGGAAAACCATCTATATCTCTCCACTCAATCATATCTCTCACCTCTTTCATAATTATTTACTTTATTGAAGGACAATAAAACATTGTCCCTCTAAAAATAAACAATCAAATTACTCGTATATATAACTAAATTCTTTTGTTTCAGGGTCTATATAAAATTTTGCATTCTTGCCTTCAGGAGTTTCAGTTGGTGGTAGATTTTCTAATACAAGAGTTGCCTCAGCTTTCTCTTCTTCAGTTAAATTCCTTCCACCAAATACTACCTTAGGATTAGTTCCTGTTCCGAAAAAATAAATCATTTATATCACTCCTAATCTGTAAATACAAAATCAATCGATTTATCGGTTGAATTGTATTCCGTATATGCGTTATTATTATAATAAAATCTTGAGTTTGATCTCACATCACCGCTTGAATCTCTTGCGACTATTGTATCAGCTGTTGCTGCAGTAGTTGCGTTAGATGTTACAGTAAATGTTGAACCTGTACTTTGATTAGCCGTAAATATTGCTGAACCTGATAAACCAATACCAGAAACAGCTAGTGTAAGTTGTCCATTACCAGGTGCTGTCCATCCTAAATCAGCTAAAGTAAGGTTTCTAGTTGCAACCGTTGCATTAGCATCAGTAACATGACCCTCGGTATTAGTCGTTAGATTAATATTTAGATCAGATATAACAGTTGCTCCGGTTAAGGGTCCTGTATCTATACTGAAATCATCGCCAGTAAATGTATCATGTACATAGTTATTATATTCAGTAGGTAAAGGAATATTATAATAAGTCGTTCCATCATTAGTAAAATTCCATCTATCTGAACTTTCATTCCATAATAAACTCACATTAGTACTTGTTCCACGTTCTACTTCAATACCAGCATTTTCACTAGGAGCTCCAGCCTCTTCAGCATTTAAAAGAACTATATTATCCCCTATATTCACTTGCTGTGTATCTTTAGTTGTCATAGTACCGTGAACAGTTAAGTTTTTATTTATAATAACATTATCATCAAAAGTCTTATCTCCATTAAATGATTGAGATCCAGTTGTAACTATACCGGACTGACTTATGCTTGCACTTGGAATAGCTGGGATACTAACTGTCGAACTATCATTTAAAGTCGCAGTTCCAGTAGGTCCAGAAGTAGTTCCATTATTCCAAGTGATAGAACTTAAATATGTGTCTATATTAGCTGGTAAAGTTATACTTGTAGTTCCAGTTGCTGTAATATGACCTTGAGCATCATAAGTGATACTTGGAATGTTTACAGTTCCACCAAAAGAAGTTCCTCCTGATGATCCACTTACAGTTCCGGCAGTTATTGAATTACTATGATTAAATATCTGTCCATCTAATGTTAAACCAGTTCCAGCTACATAAGGTTCACTATCCGCTGAGATTGTAATATTACCATCAGCCGTTGCTGTTATATTTACATAATCTCCAGCAACTAATTTTCTATATTCCGAAGCACTTACATGTCCTTCATTATTAACCGATAAATTAGTAATTAAAGGTATACTAGTTAAAAGTGTTTCTGTATCAGCGCTAGTTGAATAAGTAAATGTATCATGTGTATATCCACCTGCTGTTGGTAAAGTAAGACTATCATAACTTACGCCTGTAATATGTCCATTAGCATCATACACTAAAGTAGGGACTTTGAAAGTTTCATTATATGCTAAGGTTATATTTCCATTATTAGATGTAGATCCAGCTGTTATAGTATTACTATGCCCTAAAGTTATAGTTGAATCAGTATTTTGATTTAATGTAAATGATGATGCAACACTTTCAATAGTCAGCCCTGAACCAGCAGTAAATGATATTTGATTATTATAAATATCTGGTATATCTGCTGTAAGAGCAAGTGTTCCAGTAGTATCTGGCAATAATATAGTCACATCACTAGATAGTGTAGAAGATGATAATGTTGTGCTATAAACACTATCATCAAACACTACATCATTAACATTAATCGATTTATTAGTATCCCTTAGGACTAAAGTATTTGCAATACTATCTACATCTTCTATATAACCATTTAATTTCGTACTTGTATCTACTATAATGTTATCTATTAATGATGTAAATGTAGTTCCAGCATGAGTAGCAACTGCATTTTTATCTAAAGTGATTTGCGTGGCACTATCTATCGATAGAATTTTACTTTCAACTTGTAACCCATCTGCATGAGCAACAACATCACCGACACTAAGTAAACTAGTATCGGCTATGTTATATATTATAGGACTACCTAGAAAACTATCACCTATAAATGTGCCTTTTTTTATTTGTAATTTTTTAGCCATAATATCACTCCTTTAGTCTATTAATAGACTATATTTTAAACTGCAGGTGCTTCAACATCTAAGAAGAATAAACCACCTATCATTAATTCTGAAGATGGTGTTTGTTCGCTAACATCTCCAACTTCAATACTTGATCCGCCAGCTGTTACTAAACCTTTTGAGTTTACACTAACAGCAGTATATGTTCCAGCTACAACTCCACTATCTGGAAGGTCTGCATTAACCAGACTTCTAAATGAAGGTGTTCCTACTGTTCCATTTGGAGATGCAAGAATTTGATTAGCTGCTTTACTACCATATGGATTTTTAGTATCACCATAAGCAGTATCTAATTCAATATTTGCTACTTTTCCAACAATACTTACAACAACTGGATCTGAACCTGTAACATCTAATACTGAAACTTCTGCTTCTGTATGATATCTGTTATCTAAGTTGTAAGAACCGATTGCAGTAATATGTCCGTAACTGTCTAGTGTAATATCTTGAATAACTGTTCCTAAACTATTATTAACGCTTGCTTGCGAGCTTGTATCATGTGAATATGTAACAGTTTTAGTTGCAGGGTTTACAGATGCAGTAATTGGACCAGCATCAGCAAATGTTACTGTATCATTATTATTTGCAGCAATGGCTGTGTTTGTACCATCTGTAATGTTTTTAAATATATTTTGGCTAGAACCCTTATCAGTATTTATAAATGTAATAGTTGCATTGGTTCCTTGATTTGTCGTAAAGGTTCCACCAGTGCCTAAACCATCGCCTGCAGTTAATGTAATAGTCGCGTCATTTGGAGTTGGAATATTTACAGTAGTTGTTTCTACCGCTGTAATATGTCCAGTAGCTGATGAAGTAAGACCTGTAATAGCACTGAAACTACCACCAGTATCTGCTGAAATATTAACTGCAGTTCCAGTTATATTTGTTCTTGTTATGTTAGCATGTCCAAGAGTAATCGTTTTATTTGTATGTTGATTTAATGTGAAACTACCACCAGTGATTAAATCCGTACCAGGGTTAATTGTAATTTGATTATTTGATAAATAATCGCCTTGGTCAACTAATTTATTAGCTGCTGCATCCCATTTAATGAGATTACCATCAGCTATAACTTCATCTCTGGTTGCAATTGGTTGCATGCTAATATCAGCGATTGATCCATTTGGGTTAATTGTAACATCCCCAACCCAAGCTGTACCAGAGTTATCAAATACTAGTGCTCCATCATTAGTTCCATCATATTTAGTTGCAACAAGACCGGCATAACCAGTCATTGCAACGGTTGCAGAACTTCTTAATTGAAGAATATCATCATTGGTTGTAACTGTTTCAGTATTTAAAATAGTATTCGTACCATGAACGATAAGATTACCATCAATAACAACATCAGTTAAATTATTACCAAGGTTTAATGTTCTATTGATTGCAAAAGAACCCTCAGTATCAGTTCCGCCAGCAATATTAACTGTATAGAATTGATCCACAGATGTTGAGTTTAAATTTTTATTTAATAGATTGAAAGTACCAGATGTAGTTGTAAAGTCTCCGCCGTTTACTGCTAAATCACCAGCAGTTACAATGTTACCATTGGTTCCAATAGTTGCATTACCATTGACATCAATACCGCCATCTAAACTAGCTAAACCAGTTACGTTTAGTGCTGCAGAAATATCAGTCACACCTGTATTAGATACTTTAAATAGGTTATTAACATCAATACCGCCATCTAAACTAGCTAATCCATTTACATCAAGTGTTGAATTAGTTGCAACAGCACCAGTTGTACCATTAACTGTAAATAGATTTGTGTCAACTGCAATGCCACCATTTAGATTTGATAAACCAGTTACGTTCAATGTGTTATTTACATTTGCAACTCCATCTAAATTGGCTGTACCATCAACTTCTAATGTTCCACCAATATATGTATTACCAGTAGCATCTTGAACTGTAAATTTTCCTGAATCAACATTAATACCACCATTTGCATATAAGATACTTGCAAGTGTTGTAGCACCATTTACTTGAAGAGTTGATGCTGCATATACAGCGCCAGATGTCGAAACAGTAAATGCACTGTTATTAACATCAATTCCACCATCTAAACTTGAAAGTGCATTAACATTTAGATTACCAGAAATATTAGCGTCATTTGCAAGATATAAACTATTTGTGTAAAAGTTACCTGAGTATGCTAGATTAGTTGCACTTGCAGTAGTATTTGTTGTTGAACTAAAATGTCCAGCAGCAGCGGTTGTGTAAGGAGCTAATGAAATAGTTCCAGTATTTCTATCAAAATTACCATCTAATAGACCGTCTTGAAAATTAAGGTCTGGAATGTCATCAACTAATGCTAATGTACCAGATACAGTAGGTAATGTTAATGTGATATTGCCTGTTTGTGAACCTTGAAGAATTTTAGCTGACCATGTAGCCGCATCCGTTCCATCTACAAATTCTCCACCATCTTGCCCTACTATAGATGGAGTATATGTACCACCAAGTACTAATTGATGCTCTTGTATAAATCGTAATCCAGTTTCTTGAATTACTTGCCTAGCGACTGTTTCTGGATGTAGAGTTAATACACCATTCTCGCTTAATTTTTGTTGAATAATATAAAGTCGTTTAGCAACTTCATTTGCTCTATATGCCATTATTCATTACCTCCTTTTTCTAAATATATATAATCATTTTCATTTAATTCATTAATTATATCTTGATAAACTTGGAGGTCATTTACATAGTCGATCGTTCTAACCTTTGAGTCTATCGCTTCGTTTACAGCACCTGCTGACGGAATATCATTTGGATTTGTTGTATCTAATCTAATAGATGATATACCTACGGCTCTTGCAGGGCCATCGTGTTCTTGAATTACAAGCTTTCCTTGATTATCTTGTAGTTCGACACCTTTCTTACCGATTTTGAAATTCTTAGATGAAGTACCATCTAATCTGTTATAAATCATAATATAACCTCCCTTATTTGTTATTAAAAAGAAAAGCACCTGAGCGCTTTTCTTGTAGAAATTATTTAAACATTAAAAGTTAAATTTTTTTAAGAAAATTTTTCCCTTAAAGGATAACCCTTTATGAAATTAATTCTCCTTTGAAATATAACTCTAATGATTAGTAACTTCTATTAAGCGCTGATGCGAATATTAGGGGCGAACCCTATTAGAAATATAGTATCATTATTGTATACTATCGTAAGGATTTTGTGTAAATTCTATATATACTGTTGCTGAACCTGTTGTCGATGTACCGTCTAAAACTACTTCCAATGACCTTGGAGTTAATAATGATAGTTTCAGACTTGGCTCGACTATATAGGTTCCAATTTCTGTTTCAAATATATCATCAGGTTCAACTAATGTATATGAACCTATTTTTAATCTGATTCCAACTTCTTGATATGGTTCAATAATTTTTACAGTGATTCTATTAATTATATCACCATTTTTAAAATCATACCAATCAGGGCTGCTATTATTACGGCCAGCATTTGTTAGGGTTGCCTGAACTGTTCGTGTAGCACCTGTCATGATTGTTGCTTGTGTTTGTTGTAGATATTCTAGGTTGACAGCATCGCTTGGATCTTGTATTTGTTCTGTAGCTAAACCTGTAATGCGTTCAACGTTAATTATTTTACTAAATAATAGTTCAATTTCTGTTTCAGATATACTATCAAATGTAGCAAATGCTTCTGCGATAGTTCTAGCATCTTCTGTTGAAATAGTAATATCAGAAGCTGTAATGATTACGTTCCCAGTGTCACCAATAGGAGCTAAGCCATTGATAAACTCAACGGTCCCGTTTCCACTACCAGCAATACCTTGTAAATCAAAATTTCTGGACTCATCAGAGGAGAAGATAAGATTATATATAGAAACTTCTCTATCAATTTCGTTTACAACTGCAATAATCTGTCCAGCATAAGCAGTTGGATCCGTCGCAGCATAATCATTTGCATCTTGATAATTAGAGAAGATAGACCTTTCATCTAATGGAAAATTATCGAGTCTTATAAAGCCATTAAATAATTCAGTAGCCATATATCTATCAACTCCTTCCTACGTTGTCCTATTTAATAAATTTTAAATGCATCTTATTAGTATTTGCAAATGGAAGAGTATAACTATAGACATTATAAATAATACCCGCTGCGCCATTTGCTCCTTCTACCGTTATCTGTTGAACTGTAAAGTTTGGCAGAATATCAGCATAGAATTGTTCTCTATATTGTATTTCATCAAGTGTTCCTTCAATTGCAGGTAAAGCAAATATAATCATTCTACTTCCTACTGGAACTGTATAATCAATTTCGAGATTAGTATAATCAGTATTTAGATATCTTGATAGACTTCTGACAGTTGTACTGTTAATAGTCTCCACTGTTGAAAGAGAACCATAAAATACTCCTCTTAATGGTGTGTAAACCTGTTCAATAACTTCGGTTGTTCCAGCAAGTATTCTCTCATCTGGATAAGCATTACCTAAGTTATCATATTTTGTAGGTCCACCATTGTATGTCGCGTAAACTGAAATAGTTGCTTCTTCATCTGTGAAAGTTATATCACCTGTGTAATCTGCTAATTGAGTTGCACTTAATAAGACATTAGATTCAAATCCAGATGTCAGTTCAACCTTATAAGTGTCAAGTGAACCACCGTCATTTATTTCATATAATGAAGTAATATGAGCGCTAATAGTTTCACCGATTTCTACCAATGCTGGCATATCAAATGTTACTATAAGTTCAGGTGCTTCATAAGTTGGAACTATTTTTCTTCTCACTATTCTTTCAATAATAGCTTGTAATGTCATTCCCTCAGGAATTACTTCATCAGTGTCCCAGTCACCTACATAACCATCAGGTCCAAGTTCAACTGTAATAGGAGCATCTAATGTTACGTTCTCACTATCTATAACCCTTAGGTCACCATCAATATCGTCTCGGATTTCTTGTAGAACCTGAGTAAGATTTTTAGGCACACCAAAAGTGTCTGTATACTCAGTTCTAATTTGGTCTGTTCTAATTCCATAATAATTTTCTATATAAGAACTAACGAATGTTGTAAGTTCTGTTTCATCGTAATAAGTATTATGTAACGCGTCTATTTGTGCTTGTAGATTATCAATATCATCTTCACCAGCCACATTGTTTAAACCATTTATAAAATCATATAAACCTGTTTGGTTAGCTGCTAAATAATCTGAAATTTGTTGCAATATATCAAGAGTATTTGGGTCCATTTGAAGACGTTCTTGAATTAGTTCTAGAACTTTCCTTCTTGTTAGATACTCATCATGTGTATGTTTGAAATTAGCATAACGATAATCATGGTCATGTTGATGTCTTGCATACTCACTATGATAATGGTCTCTTAGGGCTCTTGTTTGTAAATCAGTTTTAGTTGCATAGTTTCGAAGATTTACACTACCACCTGACAATAAACTAATGGCGTCAGCTTTAGTTACATAATCAGCGGCAAGTTGGTCCATGATTGCTGCGGCACCATTACGAATTATAATAACTGTAATAATTTCGCCAACATCAAAACTTCCTTCGTTAGCATGAACTTCTAAAACTCTTAAATTACTATCATATATAATATCCCTATTGTGTAAGAAGAAGTTTCCCTCCATAACTAGAACTTCATCAGTAGATGCGTCATAATCAACATCTGCAACGTGAAGTATAGTTCCAGCTGGTTCTTCATCAATACCAGGATTTTCACTAACTATTGTTATTCTCTTAACTTGAAATACTTGTGTAGGTGCAAATGAGTTTTTCCATACAGGTTTATTTGCACTATCTAGCCCAAGATACGATCCAGCTTCAACGTCTTCTGGAACGATTGGCATATTTTCAGGAAGTTCCATCCAAGCAACATCATATGAGTATGTGAAATCGCTATTATCTGGGTCTGTAACCTCAAGTGTAAGCATTTTTCTATCGCCAGCTTTTGCACCAGCAAATATATATAATTTATTTAAATCAGTTCTGAAATATGTATCTTTTATATCAGGTTCAAATGGAAAACTTACACCGTTAAGCATTGGAATACTCAACCATTGCATATCAACTACTCCATCTGTAACCGTTCTTACTGCTTTGTATAATAAATAATTTGTAGTATCTACAAATAATGTATTAGTATTTTTTTCTAATGCTTGCCATGAGTAATTAGTTGTAATGTCTGTTTCTTCAATTCCTATATATAAAGTTCTTGGGTCTTCAACTGAAGCTCCCTTTAATAAGAAATATGTATCAACAGTTGTTACATCAGCGACTGGAAGAACTGTTCCAGATACACCATGGATAGTGCTTGGATACTGACTTAAATCTTCCCAAGAACCAATGTCACCAGATGTAATTTTATCTAAAACATCTTTATTCTCATGACTATGAGTTCCTAGCATTACTTCTCCCCAACTACCAGTTACATAATTATATCTAAAATATGCTCCTCGATAGTCTTGTGAGTTCTGTGCATTTGTAACATTCTTAACTTTAACTGTCACATTTGGCATAGCTGTCATATCAGCTTCATTATCTTCATTATCTTCTATTTGAGGAAAACCAACTTCATCTGGCAGATTTTTTAAGTCATCCACAGTATCAACTGTTTTGTATATTGAAATGGGTCCCTGATATACAACATTGGAATCATCAACTTCATCGAATTGCTCAAATCTTAGAGTAACTTTTTCTGACATATTGGTCACCTCCGTTATAAAAATGAAATTCTTTCATATAAATAATTGTTCAAAATATGCCATTCGTTAAAAATAATAAAAAAGAAATGACCGAAGTCATTTCTTTATTTTAGAATAATGGTTTTTTAGTTGATTTTCCAGCAAGTTGTGCTTCTAGTTGAGCCACTTGTCTTTGAGCTTCCTCTGATGTTAGAGATTGGTCATTTAGAATATCATCAATTTTTTTGTTAATTTCATCATCAGACATTTTAGGTACCTGTGATTCTGGTTCTAGTTGTTTTACTTCTTCTTTTACCTGACTATCAGGTTCGCTTAGTTTTTCAATTTCTTTAATAAGCTTTTCTTCTTTTCTGCTAAGTTTAGGTTTTTCTTCTTCATCTGCCTCTTTTAAAAGGTCGTATTTAGAAAGGTCAACTTTTTCATCATCTTCGAATAAAGCTTTTTTCTTTTTACCTAATTTGCTTGTAACTTTATCCAAACCTGATTCTTTAGCAACGTCTCTAAGTTCACCAGTAAGTTCCTTAGTAACATCTTCACCAATGCCGAAGAAGTTTCTAATAGTAGCAATAAGGTCTCTAACGTTGAATGCAATAACATAGGCCATCATAATAAATAATGAAACCAAAATAGCAGTCAATAAAGTTACAGGTAACCAAGTTCTCCAGTAAAGCCAGTCATCATAGAATTTTCCTAACGTCATAGCATCCCAATAAGCTTTAAAATCAGCTCTTGAGAAAATTGCTGCAAATAGTGTTCCTTCATACAGAACATCAAAAGTCACTAAGAAAATAAGAACAGCGCCAATAAGACCTAGTGCTCTTAATATAGTATTAATTTTTTCCTTAGTTCTTTGTCTAGCTTCCGCTAAATATTTTTGAAGTTCTGGAGTCATCTCGCTATTCGGTGTAGCTTTAGCAGCTTTTAGCATTTCTTTTTCATCCATAGTTTTCTCTCCTTTATTTTTCGTAAAAAATTTCATATATTATATTGTTATTCTATTTTTTAAATATTAAAAATTTATAGTGACAATATTGTTGCCGTTGTTATATTCCCCCAAGTGTTTTGATAGTCAGTTAATGACTCTACAGGGACATATATTGTTAATTGTATTTCAGTATTTATAAACGGGTCTCCTTCTAATATAGGAGGAGTTGTTGCATAAATAGTTAAACTGCTTAGATTATTTGCATTTGCAAATGCACTGCTTTCTATCTTAGTTATAGTATGTGGCAGAGTTATACTTGTCAAATATGTATCTGCTTGGAAAACCCCTGAACCTATAACAGAAAGTTCTCGTATTCCACCTGTTGATATATATCCATAAGGTAATAATTCTAATGAATACGCAACAGAGGAATTCGAATAACCTGTTAAAATATAAAGTCCATCGCCACCTAACTCAAATGTCATATTCGCAGCGGCTGGATAATATAATATTTTGAAATCTATACTATCTGTTTCACCTTTATAATTAGTTCCTATGATTCTTGCTATATTTAATTCTGATAGGACTAATATACCTGATACGTTCCAAGTAGATGGAGTTAACTTATCCAGTAATATAGTATTTATTATTTCTTCATTTAAACAAGTTGAGACAGAAATTGTATTATATAGACTATCTTCATGAAAATAAGATAAAATTATATCATTTCCATCAGTTGAGAATATTTCAGTATCTATATTTGACACTAAATTTATTGTTTTGTCATTTCTTTGGCCGTAATTAACCGTATTTATAATCATTTTACACCCTCCAGACTATATTTATAGTAATTGGGGTAGTTGGTGTCTCAATGCAATCAAAAACTAGTGTATTTAGGGCTTGAGAAACAGCTCTTATTCCATTTTTTCCATAATCATCAAAACTAGATGCGTCTGGGCTAACCCAAACTAGGGCATCTGCTGTCATACCTTCAATATTTGCTGAATATGAGTTGTTAATCCAGTTTTGAGGCTGAATTGTTAGTTGATATTCGAAAAATCTTTCTATAATTCTCTCTTGTGGAATTTTCCCGTCACTTCTTACTAGTTGATAGTCCCAAACGTTAAGGCTATTAGCAACAGTGTTATTGCCTTGGCCTAATTGTATAGAACCAGCTGCATTTGCTTCAGATTGGTTACCAATTGCAATACTATTATCACCGATTGCACGGACATCATATCCAAATGCAACAGAGTAGTCCCCAATATCATATTGGGTGTGTCTTCCTAATGGATTGACAGCACCTACATAAGTTTCTCCATTTTGTGCAAGAACATTATTCCATGCTCTCAATGTAGTTCCATCAATATCATCAGCTGTTAACGTAATATTATTATTAATTGGAGTTATATTATTTACAGATACAACATCATTGGTATCTATATAAATTGACCATGTGTCTACCTCTGAATCATAAATTTCAACTTTTCCTGAAGGTGTTATACGGGATACTTCACTACCATTAACTATTACAAAAGACTGTCCAGCTGTTGAGAAATTTATTTTATATAATCCGTCAGTTAATGCTAATGAACCAATATTGTCAGTTTGTTGTGTAATAATTGTTTCTACTGAGAAGTATTTAGATATATCTCCTTTGTATTGTTGAAATTCAATATTTGAAGCAATATCATTTAGTCCCATTGAATCGATTTCTATCTTAGAGTATACGTTATCCCTTAAAGTGGATATTTCAGTATTTATAAGTGTCGATGTTTCTTCTTTATTGAAATATAAATCACCTAATGTTGTGCTTTCCCAAGTGGCAAGAACACTATTAATTTCGTCATTAACCAGTGTCATTAGAGTGCTATCAAATGTATTGACTATATCCAACGCTTCTTGAGCTATTGAGGTTACATTTGCATAATTTATATTATTTAATGTAAGTAATCTCTTTATATCTGAAACTTCTGCGGCTATTCCTGCAGTGGTTAGTTGTTCATCTATTAATAATTTAACCTGATTTGCAGTTAAACTTTCACCGCCATTATAAGGAACTTTAACACCTAATGCATTTCCAACAAATATCTCTCTGGTGTCCCATGCAAAGTAGATAGCCATATCAATTGTTTCTGCTTCCATGATTTCAGCGTAAGTTCCTCTGTATATCTTAAGTTCTTTACGTAGTAATTTCATATGCTATCCCTCCTTCTATGGTGTTTCTAGGGCAGTTACCCTTGCATCAAGTGATGATATTGTACTGTTTAAACTACTTATTGTATCGTTTAAATCTGAAATAAGGGAATTGACCTCATCTTCAGTTAGCATTTTTCTAAAACTTCCATTTTTATACAGTCTCAATATTTTAGATGTTGGATGATACCATAATAAACCTTCAAAAGGCGCTGATGGTGTAATTTCTGTTACCACATAGTTTTCTGACTGTTTTAAATTGATTGTTTTAGTTTTTTCTTCTGCATTATATGCAATGCTACTATTTTCAGGAAGATTAAATACAAGTGTATCTTCTTCAAAAATATCGATGTCTTGTAAGTTCATTCTTAATTTAAATAGTGATGCATATTTTTCTTCATCAATAACTTCATAGTTATTATTTGGATTAAACTTATCCCAGAAAGCCATTCTCGGATTTCCGTCCATAATCCATACTCTCACTTTACTGCCAACTTTTGGCAGTGGTTCTTCGAAATCTAATGGTCTGGTTCAGAATGAGTTTCTTATAGATATTCTATTACTATATTCTAGTCCAGATATTTTTGTGTTTGTAGTTGTCTGTATTTCGCTCATTTGTAACTCTTCAGAAGCGATAGCGGGCATTAATTGTGGAATATGCACAGATATTTCACGTGTTGTTCTATCTATTTCTAGAACCTTGCCGATGAAATAATCATCTATATCTATTTTATTCTTTAAATACACCATAATATCACCTCTTTTTGTCATATAAAATATTGTTCAGCATATAAAAAACTTTGAAAATTAAAAAGAATAGCAATGCTATTCTTTTCTTCTTGTAGGAGCGGCACTTTGGCCATATTGCAAGCGGTCAACTTTTGCATTAAGTGCTCTGATGTTATCACCCAATGCTTTTGTTTCATCGATACGGTCCATCATATTTTGCATTTTGATTTGAAGCTCTTTTTCTATAATCTTAACAGTTTGAGCTACATCTTTAATATCTTTGATTTCTTTTAATTTTTCACGAATCATTTCCATTGCAGCACTCATAACAGTTTTAAGCAATTCTTCTTTGTAGTCCTTAAACATATCTCTCATCTCAGACTCAAATCTTAATTGGTCTCTTTTTGTCGCATAGTCCTGGCGGAACTTAACACCAAGTTGGAAAATACCAATAATAACTTTGGCGAATATTGTAAACATTGTTGTTGCCATTAAGACTAAACTAGTAACTAATATTGCTGGGTTCTGTGCAATCCAATCCCAAAAATTCATAATATCTCTCCTTTATAACTTTATTTATCACTTATAAAATATTGTTTCAAATAGGACAGCAATTATTATTGAACAAATTATTATATGAAGTTAGATGTAAGGAGGAATTATTATGAAGTCATTACTTATCACTTTTAAGGTATTTATAGTGTTATTTTGGTTAGCATTATTTGCAACATTTGCAGGATTTGTATTCTTTGGAGACCAAATTATTGCGTTCCTTTACAGCATTCCAGTGTTAGTGCAAATTAAAGAGTATTTAGGTTTAACTCGAGATAGTCTTGAATCATTTGCTATATTTGTATTAATGATTATGATACCATTTACTATAATCGTTCTTTTAATTTCGGCGAGATATAATAAGAGAATGGAAACTAAAACGGAAAAACCTAAGAAAATCTCAACTGTTCCGGCGCCTACTAGGGAAAATTTGAAAAAAGCTGCACAAACAAGACCACTTAAAGCTAAGAAAGAAAGAAAAAAATTAAATCTTCCTTCTATTAAATTACCTAAAATCAATTTTTCAAAATTTAAAAAAGTTAAGAGTGCAGAGGAAGCCGTAGAAACAAAAACAAAAACTATTGGTCTAACAGGCCTACAAATAAAATAAGGATACCTTATGGTATTCTTATTTTTTAAATATATATTATAATTATAGCAATATATAGAAAATAGGAGGAAAATATATGTTGATATTATTTTTATCAGTAAGGATTTTGACAACAATTGTAATTGTTTTAGAAGTATATTTTGAAATGAAAGGTGACTATAGAACCAGCAGAAACTTTGCAATACTAATAATAGGTTTACTATTAATTAGTCTTGGACTAAGTCTAGGATTTGATGAACCACTTGTTTCAGCAGTTTTCTCTTGGATTAATTTGCTGCTCCTAATTGGAGGTTGGGTTTTAACGTCAAGAAAAGATAAAAGAATGCAATAAAGCATTCTTTTTTATTATTTAGATTGCTTTGAACTACTTTTTATATGTGAAGAAAAGGGTGAAGAGATGGAGCAATTTACAAAAGACCAAGAGAATGCCATGAATCTTATAGAAGAATGGTATAATAATAAAGAAAGAAAGTCAAATTTCTTCTATTTGTCAGGCTACGCTGGAACTGGTAAAAGTTATCTAATATCTAAGTTGCCTAAGCACCTGGGATTGAAGAAACATCAAATATCGTTTGTTGCATATACAGGGAAAGCTGCAAGTGTATTACTTGTAAAAGGTCTACCTGCAACAACTATTCATAGACTAGTTTATACTCCTGTCGAAAAAGAATTTAAATCAAAATTAAATGGTGAGACTATAGTAGAAAAGAAAATTGAATTTGTTAAGAATGATTCAATACCAAGTTATAAACTGATTATAGTCGATGAGATCTCAATGGTAAATAAAAAGATAATGAAAGATTTATTAAGTTTTGGAATACCAGTTTTAGGTGTAGGTGACCCTGGTTTAGAAATTGGCTTGGGTCTATAAAATAAATTTCTTGAATTGCTGGAAACTCTGACCGCGTAATGGCGAAGACAATCAGCAGCTAAGTTCCAGTTTATTAATTAAGAAAAAAGCTGTACTCAGTCGCTAACAATATTTTATTATGGAGGCGATATTATGGGAAAACAAAAAACTCTCGAATGTTTTAAAAAAGAAGTATATGATATATATGGTAAAGAATACGAAGTTTTAGATGAGTATAAGAATAATAAAACAAAAATTCTTATAAAACATAATTGTGGGCATGAATTTCTCTCAATACCAAAAGATTTATTGAGAAAAAAGGGTGGATGTCCAAAATGCAAAAGAAAAAATTTAACAAAAGAAAACCTTTTAGATGAAATTCCAGAAGGTTATACTTATTTGTCCGGATTTAAATCTTATAAAGATAAATGTTGATTTAAACATAGTTGTGGCTTTGAATTTGAAATGGAACCTTCCTATTTAGTAAATGGCAGAGGTTGTCCAGTATGTGGTGGAACGAAAAAGAAAACTAATGAGGAATTCTTAAAAGAAGTGTCTAAACTAGAAAATGCAAATGACTATACATTTTTAGAAAAATATAAGAATGATAAAACGAAAATTGAAGTTAGACATTCTTGTGGTCATCATTATAAAGTGGCACCAACACATTTTTTACGTGGAAGAAGATGTCCCTACTGTGAAAAAAGAAATTCATATGCCATAAGAACTATTAGAAATATATTAAATGAAAATAATATAGAATTTTATCAAGAATGGTCTCCGGGAATAAACGGGGTTGGTGGTGGGCCGCTTAGATATGATATTTTTATACCAGAACTTAATATAATAATAGAATACGATGGACGACAACATTTTGAATTTGCATTTCATACAGATTTGGAAAAATTTATAAACTCACATACAAATGATAATATAAAGAATAATTATGTAAAAAATACACAATATACTCTCATTAGAATACCATATAAACATAATACAAGAGTTAAGAAAATAATTAATAATATTATATCTGGAAAAAGTTCAGAGACTATCGAAAAATACAATTTATATTCTATAAATAAAGATAACGAAATCAATCTCAATAATTATTATGAAGAATATAATAGTAATTTAGTAGAGTACACCCAAGTGGGTGGAAGCGGGAAACTCCTATAGGAGAAGATATAGTCCAATCTGTATAGAAATATGCAGCAGTTCATAAGAGAACGAATTAAAATTAACGACTTTAATTGAATGACAAGCAATTACCCCCAATAGAGGGGTCTAATGATTATTTAGAAAAACCAAATTACATCCTTGAAGAAATAGTTCGTCAGGCTGAAGATAACCCAATTATTAAACTTGCAACACTTGCAAGAACTGGTCGGGATATTCCTTATGGTGATTATGGTGATGTTCTAGTATTAAATCGGAATATGATAACACCAGTACAGATGAAGAATCTTCTACTAAAAGCAGATCAAGTTATATGTGGGACTAACTCAACTCGTAAGTATTGGAATAATGAGATTAGAAAATACAAAGGTATTGATACTATTGCAAATAAGCTTCCTATACAAGGTGATAAAGTTATATTTACAGTCAATAACTGGCAGTTGTTTCTAGATGAAGAGGAAAAGTATAATCTTGTTAACGGTACAATCGGGAGCATAGAAACTAATAAAGTTCTTGAAGAAAAAATTAATCTCGGCGTTGTATCTTTCAAAGCTGATTTCCTTGAGGAGATTACAGAAGATATTATATATGATACAGGAATATTTCTAAATGATAAATGGTCATATGATATGCACCAAAAAGCTTATTTTATGGCAAATGGAGAATACAAACTTAAAAAATGGCTTACCAAAAAAGGGTATAATGAAGATATTGAAGACTTCCGTAAGAGGGTTATGGAATATATACTCAATGAAAGAGATGCTTTAGAAGATAGGCAAATAAATAGATTAGAATATGGCTATGTAATTTCTACCCATAAAGCACAAGGTAGTGAGTGGGACAAAGTAGTCATTATAGATGAAAGTCATGTTTTTGGCAAGGATGCAAATAAACATTTATACACCTCAATAACTCGTGCGAAGAAAAAATTAGTAATAATCCGTTAAGGATTATTACTTTTTTAATATTTCTTTTATTTATATATTATAAGAATGAGGTAGTGTGAATAAATAAGGAGGAATAGTATGCAAAAAGATTTAAATAAAAAAATTGCGATAATTTTAGATGAAGTTAAAGAAAAATCAGCCATATTTCTAAAAGAAAAAGATTACAGACTTTCTATTATGCTCTTTGAAGATAATATTTTATATAGTAGTCATTCAGAATTTGATGACATTCTACTAACTATTCCCTTTCTAAAATATGTAGAAGATAAAAGATACATATATAGAGGAACTATAATAGATGAGTTAGAAAGTGAAAAATGGGAATCCTTTGATCGTAATATTTTTGACTATTTTATTATAGATACAGAGGAATTAGAAAATATCGATGAAGAGTCATTAAAATTATTATTAAAATTAAGGAGATAATATGAAATTAGCTAAATATTTATTAGAAAGACAAAGAGATCTTAGATCAATAAAAGACCAATCACCTGAATTACAAGCACAAATAGATTTATTAGACGAAATACTAGTATATGCAAAGTTGCAAAATGTCGATCTTGATATAAGGACATCTATTATTCCAATAGAGAGGAAGAATATGTCTGAGCTTAATGGTTTGAATTCTGTACTAAATGATATAATCAAAAGTGGTGGAGTAATACTAGAAACTAAAAATGATTTATCAGAAGATTATTTTGTAACAACTATCACTTATATAAGTGGAGAAAAATAAAAGGAGGAAATTATATGAAAGCATTTGAAGGACCAATTAAAGTTGGTATTAGTGAAATTGAGATTCAAGGACAAAAAGTTGAGGGGACAGTCTATAACGCAGATTTCCTAGACGGATTTATTGATGTAAGAATTCCATTTGGAAAAGAGAGAACTGAAAAAGAATTATTAGACATCAAAAAAGTTACTCCAATCGATGTTAAAAAATTATTTAAAGAAGAGTTCGGTGAAGAAATAGATATTAAAATTGATGAAAATGAAGTTACTATCGAAATTGGCAGTTTTGTAATGGTTAGATATGACAGAAAATTTAGTGAGCTCAACGGCGCGCTTTTACTTCATGACTACAATATCAGTATCGATTTACTTCAAGCAATTACAAACCTATTGTCACAATATTAGGAGGGAAGATATGTTAGTAGGAATGCACTACAAAGTCTGGTGGCACTACAAAGAAACAGATGAAGTTGCTAGGGCAAATCTCAGTCTGTATAAAGAAGCGTCAGAAAGACTAGATGAAAAAGGGCAATTAGAATATATTTTTGAAGAAGTTATTGATGATGTAAAAATGCATTATAACCCAGAAAAATATAATCTAAAAATAGAAATTAAAGCTGTTAGAATTAATAACGAAGCACGTCCTCATGAAACATATCCTATTGTAACTATTGGTGACCCAACTAAAATAGAAGAGGATATACAAAAATGGGGATACTAAAAAAATATGGAGTTTTGAGAAAAGTCCGACTAGAAAATGGAACACTTTTAACAGAAAAAATACTTGGTCGTGTAATCACAAAAGATGAGATTAAGGCAAAGAATTTTATATTTGAAGGTGATGAGTTTGAAGTTGAAGAACTTATTGAAGATAAGATTTTTCATGAAGGTGGAGGTATTACATTTATATCAATTAATGATATATTTGAATTTGAGGACGATGAAGCAGCATTATTATGGTATAAACTTCATCGAGAATAGGAGGAAAATATGCGTTGGAGCATTGAAGAGCTTCTTATCGGCTGGAAAGTCGTAATAGGAAGTAACAGAAGAAATATTTTCAAAAAAATATTTGCATTTTTCAGGTATCTTCCAAGAGCTCTCTGGTATACTTGTAAATGGGTAGCGACAGGATATTTTCCTACTACTTGGTGGATGACTGATAGTATCATGCTGGAATCTGTAAGGGGATATTTGCAGAATTATATTAAAAATATGAAAAGACGCGCATTTGGCTTCTCTCCGATAGTATTATATCAATTAAAAGAAACAGAAATTCTAAATGACGAAACATCAAGAATTGCGATGATGGCCTATGAGCTAATAGTCGATAGAATAAGTTTCCTTATTAGTTGTGTATTAGAAGAAGATGAGAATTGGGATAGATATCCAGATAAAGGAAATTATGAAGAAGATAGTAAAGAACTTTTCATGCTTTTAGAAAAGTATCATGCTATGTTCTGGGACTAATAGAAGGATATTATGAAAAAAGACGATTTAGTAAAAATCATAGGTAATCATTGGGCCGCAGGTTTAACAGGTTTATTTGTTGAAGATTCTTGGCCTGATCCAAAAGTTAATATTGAGTGGGAAGGGGAACTTAAAACAATTGAAGTTCCTATGGAGAATTTGAAAGAACATTCTAAAAAGGAGGCGTAGTATGCCAGTATATGAAGTTGAAATTATAGTTAAAGAAATATATAAAGTTGAGGCACCGAATGCTGGTGTTGCTGAATTTATAGCCGAAGATTCGCATTTTGGGGTTATTAAGTCCCGTAGCAGAGTAAGTGCATCAAATAAATTAATATCAAATGACAAAGACCATAGTAAAGAAAAAAGAACTGAAATAACGATGATAAATGGACAGCCAGATATTGGTGGCCTTTTTACCATGAAGGAATTCAAGAAGATGGTCGAATCTGGTGGTATCATTGACTATGATGGTTCTGGTGCCTATTCAGATGGTAGATATGAATATGATGATATCTATACAGTACAAAATCTAGATGAATCATATAGTCATGTAATGTGGTACAATAGATAATGCGTATTACAACATTTTTAGTAAATTATTTTACGCAACAGATTGAAAATTGTTTTGAAGAAATCAAGTTATTGGAAAATATGGAAAATGATTCACATATAGTTGATTCTCTTTTACAGATTGAACTAGATACTGGATATGATTACAAATATCTGAGAGAACTTTATGAAGATTGGAAGAATGATGGTGGAAAATATTATATAAATATTCTTACTGACATCTTAGCTGCAGCAGCCATGGATATGACTATAACACCACCAGAAATTATTATTAATATGTATAAAAATATAAAAGAAGGCCTCAGTGAAGAATCAAAACTACTATTGAAACTCAGAGGGAGAGAATAAAAATGAGAGATATTAAAAGAATCGATCCGCTAATGAAAAAAATAACTGAATTATGGAAGCAATTTCCAGATCTTAGATTCATGCAATTAATGGATACAGTATCATCATTAGCACGTAAAAAATATAAAAAAGATGTATTCTATCTTGAAGACGATGAGTTAGATACAATTATTGATGGAATCGAAAAGGGGGAACTATGATTATTTCAGGATTTGCAGGAATTGGAAAGACAACTCTTGCACAAGAACAACCAAATAAATTTGTAGATTTAGAATCAAGTAATTTTAAGTGGGTAATTCCACAAGAACAATTAGAAATGTCAGTTGAGGAAAGAAAAGGTCTACCAAAGGAACAAAGTCCAGAATGGCCTGAAAACTATATTTCTGAAATGACAAAACTAAGCGATGAAGGTAAAACAGTATTTATTTCAATGGATCCACAAGTAAGATCAATTCTTCAAGAGAGAGGTATTGAGTTTAAACTTGCTTATCCATCAAAAGACTCAAAAGAAACATATGTTCAAAGATTGAAGCAAAGAGGAAACAATGATAAATTTGTAGAATTAATCGAAGTAAATTTTGAGAAATGGATTGATGATTTAGAGATTCAATCACAAGAAAAAATTAGACTAAATGATAATGAATTTTTATCGGATAAGGTTTAACTATGAGTATTGAAGAGATATTAAGAAATAAGATCTCAATCAAAGTAACCGGTGGAAATGAATATATGGATATAATGAAAAAAATTGACGAAACAGAAAAGTTAAAGATTTCTGAAAAGACATATTCATTCTATTTGAGTAATACTGCTGAAAAAATATTTAAAAATCTTAAAGCAGTTGTTATAGAACTTATAGATGATAAAGATCATCCAAAATATAACCAAGTAGTATTTGATATGGTATTTTTCGAAAATGATCCAGATATCAAAGTTATTCCTTTTGAGGTAGTTAAGTCTTTATTAGAAATGGACAAAGAAGATTTTAAGTTATGGAGAAAATTCCATTAGGAGGTAAATTTAAATGGGTAGAGGCCCTATAACAAAAATAAGTGAACATACTGCAACTAAGGAGTTTAAATGCCCTATAACTGGTGATATTATACAAAAAGGTCAGTTTTATAAAAGGTTAACTATTAAATTTCATGGAACGTTTGCATGCAGTGCACTTTTAGAAAATGAAGAAATAGAAGAATTTGCAGAAAGAAAATATTATGATGATTTAGATAACCAGGGAGATTATCTTTATTAAAGAAGGAGGATTTTAGAATGATATTTGACGAATATATAAATAAAACGCAAGAAATAGGCAGACTAAATTCTGAAATTGAAAAATTAGAATATGAACTTAAAAACTCAGTATCAGATCAATTAGTATCAGATCTAAAAAGCGAATTAAATAAAATTTGTAATTTTCCAGTAGTTATTGCACCTCAATGGTACAAATCCTCGAGAGGATTTTATATAATGGTGGATGATAAGGTTACTCAAGGGCAACACACTGGTATAGGAGAAATTAAAATAGCTAACTCTGGTGGAAAAATCACATTTAAAGAGGAAAAAGCTAAAAAACATCCAGATATTAATAAAAAAATAAAAGAGTTAATAAAATAAAAATTGGGAGGAAATAAAATTATGAAAATATATCAAGTAAAAGAAATTACTGGATTTGATAGTCCAGAAACAGAAATGTGGACAGTGGAAGAGGAGTTATTAGATACTTTTTCTAATAAAGATGATGCTGAAAAACTTGCAGATGAAAAATTCAAAGAAGTTTGGATACATGAAGAAGATGAAAAAGTTGTAGACGAATCTAGAAGAATCGTAGCAATGAGATGGGATACAGATGAAGAATTTCCAGCAGAAAAATTAGACCCTGAAGAGTGGTATAATGATATTATGGAATGTATTCAAATTGTTGTACAAGAAGTAGACGTTAAATAAAACAAAGGAGGAACTAAAAGTAATGGATAAAAATATTAAAATTACAGAATTAGAAGCAAAGCAGCTATATACAATGATACTGCAATTAACAGGATTCACCGAAATAGAGTTATCAAAAGAAGATAAGGAAAAGATAGTGAAGTTTGCTAAAAAAGTATTAAAACAAGGAGGAAACTAAAATTATTAGAAAATTGACATATGATGAAATGGCTATTCTGTTTAAAGAATTTAACACTGTATATCCTACAAAATGGAAAAACATAAAAGAATTTCTTGCAGATGATGATAGTCGAATTGAGTTTCAAATGCATAAACCGTTAATGTTCCAAGTATCCTTCTTTGATGACGAAGAAGGTCCCGATTGGTTTTTGGAAGAAAATGAATCAGAAATTTTAAAAATATTGAATCAACTATTCAAAGAAGAATATAAAAGTATATACCATATAATTGCTAGATTTATAGATGGTGAGGATATTATTGAAGGAGACCCTGAAAGCATATTGTGTTATGGTATAGGAGAAGCTTATATAAAAACAAAAATATTTTTAGATGATGTATTCAATGAAAAATCGTGGAGTGCATTCTTTATAGTTTAAAATAAGAGGAGGAATTTAAAATTATGAAAAAATTAATTATTAACTTTGAGGATGACTCTCTATTAGAAAAAGCCCTTGAAAAAATTAAGACGCACATTTCAAATGGAATTACGAAAAAAGAGTTCCAAGTAAACAAAACAAAAGTATCTTTTAGTGTTGAAACTATTGTACCGCCTAGAAGAATTAGAATGAGTATTAATGAGCTTAACCAAGTTCTAAGCAACAGTACAGGTCAGGACATTGATGTTAGAAATTTAAAATCATTAAATTTAAATTTAGAAGTTCACTATCAGGTTAGATATAATGGTATAGATGTTTATTTGTATCTCAATGAGATAAACGGTGAAAAAGTACTTGAATCTGATCCAAGACATAATATTTTTGATGAGAATGATGAATATTTTTATGAGTTAGGTAATTATGTTCTAGAATATTATGATTACGCGATAGATGCACTTAATTCTCCTGATTCAATGCTTGAGCAATTCTTTGATGATGAGCTTAACGAACTATTCACTAGTAAAGGTTTTACTATCAAAACAAAAGGATATGAAGGAAAAGATTCCTAAAAATAACAAGGAGGAATTTAAAATTATGAATTTATTAGAACATTACAGACAGTACCCACAATATTTTATGGTCAATAAACATCCTGAAAAGGATCTTTATCTTGTCAAGTATATCCATCTTGGCATTGACTGGTCGATTGAGGGCGCATTGGATGCCAGAGGTCTAATTTTAGATTCCTCTGGTAATATTATAGCAAGACCTTATAAGAAGTTTTTCAATTATAAGGAACTTGAAGGAAGAGAAGATCTTCCAGAACATATTCGCCAACTTTCTGATTGGAAAGATGAAGAGTATGAAGTGCAAGAAAAAGTGGATGGCTCATTAATCATGACATTCTTGTATGAAGGCGAGTTAATATTCGCATCGTCAGGAAGTTTTGAAAGTGAGCATGCATTATTGGCAAAAGAGTTATTTGAGAATAAATTTAATAAAGATCAAAAAGATTTCATAGTATCTAAAATGAAACTTTTACATGCAACATTTCTATTTGAATTAGTATCTCCAAGATACCAAATAGTGATTCATTACCCAGAAGAAAAATTAATTCTTCATGATATAATTCTTTTAAACGGACCAATATTAAGCCCAAGTACAGTTAGACTTGCTGCAGGAGAATTAGATATTCCAATGGTTAAGAAATATGACCTATCATTAGATGAACTTGAAAAAGCACAATCTGAATTGAAAGATGTTGAAGGATTCGTTATTAAATTTAAATCAGGCCATATGCTTAAAGTTAAAACTGAGGACTATTTTATGAAGTCAAAAGATGTGGCAATCTTCTTCGGAAGATTCTTCACATACAGAAAGCTTTCAATTGTAGTGGATGCTATTTTTGACGATACTTATGATGATTTAGTTGCTTCGGCAGTTTCTCATCCAAATATCAAAGAAAATATTGAAACAGTATTTGCGTTCTATAAAGAATTTGAAACTGAAATGCTTGGATACTCTGCGAAGTGGGCTTCTGGCGAATTCTCTGACCGAAAGGTTATTGCAACTAGTCCGGAAACTAAGTCTAAAATGCATATGATATTCTTGTCATTAAAATCAAGAGACGCCTGGAGAGAACCATTTAGACGTATGGTCTTCCAAAAATTTATTAAAGACGAAAGAGAGGGATAGGATGAAGAAAGATTTTCCTATGCAAGAGGTTATCGAGAAGTATTATGGTGACCATAAAAAAGCACAAGAAATATTGAAGAAAATCATTCCTATAAAGTATCCATGGGTTAAACCTACAGATTCAATTACAACATCATTTGATATAACCGAAAGGGACAAAATCGAAAAGGTCTTTTTTGATGTAGAAGTGCAGTCTCACTGGCCTGACCCGTTCCATGGTAGTTTAAAAGTATATGAATTAGCATTTGTTGACTATCCAGATTTGAATAGTGAAGATGTGCTAGAAATAATAAACGGATTCATAGCATTCCTACGGAGACATGAATTCGAAGATGAAAAAGTTCGAGAAAAGATTGATGAATTCTGTCAATTATTAGAATTAAATCCTAACCTTCCAGAAGACTTGGAGTTGTGGATAAAAATAAGATAGAAAGGAGTTCTCATATGAACAAACGAAATGAGCTCCTTTTCCTAATAGGAGCTTCGGGTTCAGGTAAATCAAGATTTACATCTAAGATGACAGAACACATTACCGTGAGCTCAGATAAAATTAGGAAAGAACTATTTAATACTCTTGAAAAACAAGAGAAAGCTGATCATCAATTAGTATTTAACGAACTTCATAATAGAATTGATGACAGCATACAAATAGGAGACGTTATCTATGATGCGACAAATTTAAATAGAAAGAAGAGAAAATATTTCTATAATACAATACTACCTAAAATGTCAAGAAAAGTTGATGTTAGGGCTGTAATATTTGTCGAACCATTCTCTGTTATTAAGCAAAATAATAAGAGTAAAGATGAAGAAAGTCAAGTTCCATTTGATGCACTAATGAGAATGTATCAAACAGTTCAAATTCCACGAGTTGGAGTTGATTGTGACGATATAATCGTAAAAGGAGAAACTAATTTCTTTATACCTGGAATGACTTATACTAGGCTTCTTAATGTAAATTCATTAAGAGAGTTTATAGGTTATGTTGGCCCAGAGTATAGAAAAGAAATGAAAAATCTATTTGGTCCACATGATACACCATATCATCTAGAAAGCATTGAAGAGCATATTAATATGTGTATAGAAAATGCTGGTGATGATAAAGTGCTTAAAATTACGGCAATATTTCATGACTTAGGAAAGTCAATCACAAAAAATGGTGGCAGATATTTTAACCATCAATTTGTATCAGCGATGTACGCACTAAAGGCGTTTTCTGAAGTATCAGATATGCCAGAGGATATTAAAACAATAGTCTTGGAAGTAATATATCAACATATGAATGCCCACAATGGTTTAACAGAAAAGACTGAAAAAAGCAATAATTTAGATACAAGAACAATATATTATATACAAGAATTTGCAAAAATTGATGACATCAGTAGAATTACTGAAAAATAAAAAATAGAAAGGGGATTAGTTTTTAAATGAGCTACAAAGTTATAGAGGGAGAAATTATTTTCATAAGAGGGCGTTATTTTCGTATTAACAAAATCAGCGAGAACGGTTCAGAATTAGAACCAGTTATTCCAACAGAGGAACAAAAAGCCATGCTGTCATCAACTCCGCAAGTTACTAGCTACCATGTGCATTACGAGAATGGTCATATCAGTAGACCATTATACAATAAAGCACGAGCAAGAAAATATGCAAAACGTAAAAGTAATGTAGCCTATATTGGTGAGTATTATAACGGAAAATTTTTACGTAGAGTATAAAAAAAATAAAAGAATATCTTTTGATATTCTTTTTTTTGTATTTCGTTAATATTTATCTATATATTATAAATATAGAAAGGAAGTGTAAAAATGGAAGATAAAACAAATCAATACTTTAGCATGTCCAAAGCAGAACTTGTTGCTGAAAGAGATAGGCTAAACAAGAACAAAGAAAAGGCGTTGGCAAATTTATCTAGACTTGACTTATTAATTTCTGATATCTACCACGTATTAGAACTCGAGAAGTTAAGTGGTGCAAAGATGCTAAAATTAGCATCAAAATTAAAACTTACTCTTAATATGAGAAGAGAAGCCAAAGAAAGCATTACAAATATTGATAGGCTAGTTAATATTATAACTACCATTGTCAGTATGCATAGTAATAAAAACTATGGCTTTAAAGTAGGTAAAAATGCTACATTTTTGATTAACTCTTCAAATGATGAGCTAATTGAAAAAATTAAACTCAAGGAGTTAGTTTAAAGATAACCTTTCGGTTATCTTTTTTTTTTATTTGTAGAAAATGCCAGATATACTCTCATATGAAATTATATCGTGATATACACCAGCAGCATCAGCCGAAGCATCAATTTTGCCACCTTTTTCTAATTGTACCATATATTGTTTTCCATCATGAGGGATAAGTACAGAACCTGTTGGAACCGCTCCACCTGTATAAAGTGTTGGATTTCCAGTTGTATTTCTAACTAGTAAATAGTTTCTTTGCGAGAAATAAAATTGAACTGCTTGTGGATAGTAATATAAATTCTTATCCGAGTTCATAGTCATATATTTAAAAGTTCCCTCGAGTGTCAACCATTGGTTTAATGGAAGTCCTTTTGTGGATAGTATATAATTTACTTGGCTTTGTGTCATACTTACACCTCAATTCTTTCTATCTGTTTGATTTTTATAATTTGATGATATGGTTCATTTTTATATTGTTTTTTACTTGGATTAGGTTTATAGTACTTAAACACACCAGGCCCAAGAGTATTGTGCATGCAATATGATTTATTTTCTCTGTATATATTTGTGTCGTAGAACGATACAATAACGTTTTTTCTCATCGGCACCGGAATTGCAAGTGTGATTCTGTATCCGTTTATATCACCGTTTATTTCCATTATAGGAGAAGAAGCTATGATTTTTCCATTCTCAACTAATATTAAAGTGTCTCCGACTTTTGGTGGTCTAAAATTAAATTTAAACTGTTCTTTGTCGAATGTGAGAGTGGTATAATCACCAGAGACCATTCTTAGCCCTTTTAGTCTGTCTCCGTATAATTCAGAAGTTCCGTGCTGTACTAAGATTTTCTTATTCTGATATAGATATCTTTTGTGCTCTGGGTCTGAATGAAAACTCATGCCGGATTTTAGATATATATCTTGTGTGGTTTCTAACCATTCATCCATTTTAAGTCCACTCATTATTTCTTCATACTCTTCTCTCTTCACATGTGCACACCCTTAGTATCTTATTAAAGAAAATCCGTTTATATTGTCCACGAATATATAATCATCTGCTGTATAAATTGTTTTTGGTTTTCTGTATAGAATTTGGCTATCATTTGCAAGTGATTCTAAAATATCTCCTGATTCAATTGGATTAAACATAGATACACCTGGTACTAATACCGTTCCATCTGCATAGCAAAGTTTTTCACCTGCGCCAATTGTTAGTGCTGTTTCAATTTGCATCGTTGATGCTGTTATTGCAATAATTTTTGAGGCTGCAATATATGCTCCTGCCGAATTAATAGTGTATACATAATCGCCAACTTTTGGATTTCTCATTTTTCCTAGGTCTTTTCTTTCATCTATTCCATAGTATCCAAATGTGTTATGTTTAATATTAAAATTAGTACTGTCAACTTGTTCTACTGAAAAGAATTTTGAACTCGCCAGACGGAAGTTATAGAATTTAATTTTCAATACTCCGTTTGTAGTATCAAAGTAAAGCATTTGTTCATAATAGTGGTTGTAATGGTTCCCGTCACTTGGAAGATTTACGAGGAATAATTCCTTATCGCTTACCCAAGTGTTTTCAGGGATGCTCATACTAGTAAGCATATTTTGTAATGTAGTAATTTCCATAATATACCTCCTATACCTGAGCGCCGTATTTATATGCAGATTTTCTATGTTCCGGTTGAACCAAAATAATTGCTGCAATTAAACTGTAATTTATTGCAGATGACACATAGTCTTCAACAAATACGTCATCAACATAATTTCCGCTTCTCATATACATAATTTCATTAACTGTATCAAATTTAACTTGCTCTGTTTTGTCTGGATATAAACTTTCGTTGTTTGCTAATACAATAGATGCGATGTGGTCTGCTTCTAACCATGGATATCCAGTGTTGTCATATAGTCCAGTGAATTGTGCATTAAGTTCAGCTAATACTGCTTCGATTGCTTGTGCTGTCATATTAATTCACCTTCCTTAAATTGATAAGCATTATAGATTCAAAACCATAATAATCAACAATAAGGTCTCCATTTGCGTCAACTAAATATTCGAAAACATAGTCCTTACCTTTGTGATTTATAATATCATATTGACCATGTGCTGGAATATCAGAAAGATTCTCACTGTATGGACGACATAAACTAACTTCTAGAACCTCATTCGTAGTATCAAAGAAAAATCTAACTCTTTTGATTTCTGAGAAGGTCACGTTCTTATCTTTGCCATAGCTGATAAAATCCATTTCTGGTATATAAACACGTGCGTCTAAATTGCTTACACCTAATATTTCTGTGATTTGAGCTGTTGTCATAATATCACTCCTTAATTTGATTCATATAATTAATTGTTTCACTATGCTTTTAATTATAAAAGAGAAAATAACCCTTACAGGTTATTTTCATTGATTTTTGATAATTTTGAATATAAATCGTCAATCTTGTTGTCCATGCTTCCTTCATATTCTAATGAGAAATCTTGTGAAGTTGATGAAGTAGTCGCAGTACTATAATACGAAGTTGTTGCGTCTAATGCATCTAATTCATTTAGTGTAGTGCTGTAACCTGTTGTTGCCACACCAGAATTCATAGTTAAATCGCCGCTCATCGTACCTGTTAAAGTTGTAGATGAACTAGTTAGAGCGTTATAGTTCCAACTTGGTGTTGCAGTAGTAGTTGTTGTCCATGTTGGAGTTGAACTTAAATAATAATATGGATATTGATAGTATGGATAATAGTGTCTATATTCATAAATATGATAAATATAAATATCCCTTACGATGTCAGGACTCTTTTTGTTTTTTTGTTCTTTGATAAATCCAAAGAAGTCTTGAATCATTTTTTCCATATTAAGTGCGCCAAAGATAATTTCCTTGTAGGATTTAACTTTTCCTAACTGCATGTCAAGAATAGTGTTTTTCAACGGTGCTAATTTACTATCTGTTTCAAATTCTAATGATTCATACAGATACTTAAATAAGAACTCTTTCTCAACTGACTCGTCTAACTCAAATTCTTTATAAGGACTTTCGATTTTCTTTTCCTTATAGACTTTCTTGAAGTATGAGTAAAATACTTCTCTCTTGTCTTCATTTGCAAGTGGAATAACTTTAAAGGTGATATCCCTTGTTTCAAAATCGACATTGTAAATACTTGTGAATAAGATATCATTAAATACATACTCTTTGTCTCTGATTTTTGTAGTATGAATCAGATAATATTCATTATTCATTAACTCTTCGATGTCCTTTCCTTTATAGAAACCATCGATAAACTTAACTCCGTCTTTAATATAAAGACGTTTAAAATTGAAAGCGACCTCATTAAAAATTTTGAAATCGTCTTCTGGTGATAGTGAACTTCTCGTTTCAATATCCCCGCATGCATACCCAAATGTCTTTTTTTGAGTTGCTGTGTTTTTGGCACCTTGCCCGTTTTTACTGTTCATTGTACTTTTTCTCCTTTTCGTTTTATTTTTAGGACACAATGAGAGTCCTTAATAATGTGTTTTAAGATTTATAAAAAATTAAATATTTATATATTATAAGATTAGATATTAGGAAAGGTAGATTAAATTATGGGAGCTGATGAAATGCAAGATTATAGTAATAGAATAGCGATTATGTGCGAAGAACTTATTACGTTCTATAATGATACAACTGATGGAAATTTTGAACTACTCTCAGTTGAGCATGGTACACATAACAAAGATTACATGGAATTTTTTAAACTTGACCATCCAAATCGATTAGATTTAACTATTCGAGAAATAGCTAGGGACCTTGTTAAAAACGAGGAAATAGATGGCGTTATGTACACAATGCTTTATACAGATATTATTGATTTAGATTTATTCTTAAAATTAGTAAAAGAAAATGAAGACTATACAGATGTTATTTTTTGGAATTCTATAAAAAGAGCATTGCTAAGATTTGAAAGCATTACAGAAGAACTAGAACTATATTTAAGATTAAATTATTAAAGGAGGAATAAAATGAGTTATACAAAGAAATATATCAACGCAATCTATGACAGTAGAAGAAAAGATTTAATTGAAAAAATTGAAAATGATTTAATTCCACACAATATCCCAATGCTTCCAATTGATAAAATTACAGTTGATGCAGCAATTAAGATTGTTAGATTCGAACCATTTGAAGTATTTAATTTGAGCGAAGAAGTTCAGAATTCTCAGAAATTTATTGAAGCATTTATAGAGCTTCTTCAGCAGCTAACATATAGAAAAGCTAATAAAAATTCTGATATATTTAATGTGATTATGAATTCTTTTATATTAGATAGGATTATAAATAGTGCTGATAGCTTAAAATCAGAAGATATCAAATTATTTATTAGACTAAACTTTTAAACCCCAGAAAAATTAATTATATTTTAAGATTATTTTTAGCATTAAGATATTAGGAGGGAAATAGTGAAATATACAAAAAAGTATATCGATGCAGTATACAAAAGTGGAAGAAAAGATTTGATCGATGCACTTGAAAGAAATCTTGATATCTCATTCTTATCATATGAATATATTACCTTAGAAAAAGCAATAACATCAATAAGAAAAGATATCAGAAATATAAAATACATCAGAAAAGAATTACAGGAAGATGAAGAATTTGTCAGTATATTTACAGATGAATTAATAAAATATTATAATAGATATTGTGATTTCGGTAGAAGACCTTATGACATGTATAATTTTCTATTCACCATACTCAATGATGAAAGTATAATATTATCCGAACCTATTAGGTTATTTATTAGACTAACGGATTTTTATAATTAATTAAAAACTTCGGAAAAATTAATTATATATTAATTTATTCGAGGTGAATTATGGGAGCAATGAAATCAAAGTTTCAAGAACTTGTAGAGCATATGGTCATTTCCACTGATTTTAGTGATGAACCTGACCGAATATTTGAACTAATAGGTTTCTTGAATGAGAGTGACGGTGCTACATTTACAACAGCAAAAATATTCTTGCTGAATTATGCATATCAGCTCACAAATGAATTTATAATAGATTTTCTGTCCAAAGTTGAAAAAGAATTACTCGCAGTGGATGAGGAAATACTTAATTTATTTGAGGGAAATGATGAAGTACTATTATTTTTAAAATTATAATAAGATATCCGATGGATATCTTATTTTTAGGAGAAAATTATGGATGTTAAATTATTAGGGGGTTATTATGATTTATACAGTTATAAAAATAAATGATGATTCAAAAAATCAAGAAGTAAATGCTTTAGTTAGATTAGAAAAAGAAATAACCCCTGCTGACCATTTAAGGGGAACAGGTCTTCGAAGTTTTAAAATAGATGAACCTCTTACAGGAAGAGAATTCTTTAATATTCATAATGAAGAATATGTATATTATATAAACTATTATGGTCGCAGTATGACTATTAGCTTTGTTAATTGTATGTTGAAAGATGTTCATGAATTCAACGATGACGAAGACGCATTATTATGGTTTAAATTAAATTATTAAGAAGGTGATTTTTATGATATATACACTTGCAAAATTTAGTTATGATGATGATTATTTTTACTGTTTATTTGAAACTGTTGATAATAGCAAGCATATTAAAAACCTCAATTTTACAATAGATGGTATTGAAATTGATAATGCTGAAATTAAAAAATTAATTAGAATAGCAATCAAACGGATAATAATTGGAGATAAACGACTACTAATTAAAATTGACGAAAGAGGTCGTTATTTATGGAATGTTGATTATAGAAGTAGTGAGGCTGAATATTTCTACTTTCTTAATACAGCTCATATATACGCTCCAGATGTAACATTAGAATTTGTAGATTTTCCAGACGATGAAACTGCAAAATTTTGGTTTAAATTAAATTATTAGAGGAGGAATAATATGATATTAGGAAGTCACGTTTCTATGAATAGTACTGAACAATTCTTAGGAGCTGTTAAAGAAGCACTTTCATATGAGGCAAACGCTTTTATGATATATACAGGAGCTCCACAAAATACAAAGAGGAGACCAACAGATGAAATGCTCATCGAAGAAGGTAGAATCTTAATGGAAGAAAATAATATTTCACCTGAAAATGTAGTTGTGCACGCACCATATATTATAAACCTAGCAAATGAAACAAATCATGACTTTGGAGTTAAATTTTTAACAGAAGAAGTTCAGAGAACTGCAGTAATTGGAGCTAAACAAATTGTATTGCATCCAGGAGCACGTTTAAAGAAAACACCAGATGAAGCAATCGAACTAATTGCAAAGGGTTTAAATGCAGTAATTGAAAACACTAAGGAATTAGATGTTAAAATTGCTCTTGAAACCATGGCTGGAAAAGGAACAGAAGTTGGAAGAACTTTTGAGGAACTTGCAAAGATTATTGATTTAGTCGAAGACAAAGAAAGAGTCTCTGTATGTTTTGATACATGCCACACCCACGATGCAGGTTATGATACAAAAAATGATTTCGATGGTGTTATAGAAGAGTTTGACAGAATTGTAGGAAAAGAATATATTTCTGTAATTCATGTCAACGATTCAAAAAACGTTAAAGGTGCTGCAAAAGATCGACACGAAAATATCGGACTTGGTAATATTGGTTTTGAAGCTTTGAACCATATTGTCAACCATCCAGATTTCGTTAATGTGCCAAAAATATTGGAAACACCTTATATACCTCTAACAGAAGATTTGACAACAAGGGATTTACCACCATATAAAGAGGAAATCAAAATGTTTAAAAATCAAAAATTTAATGATACCTTATTGGAGAGTATCAGAGAGGAGTAGAATATGACACAGAAAGAATTTTTAGATGAAGCTATAAAAATTGATAAAAAAATTAAACCCGAGGAAGTAACTAGGGAAATGCTGGATGAAAATTTTGCATATATTTCAGTTTTATCCAAACAATCAGAACTACCAGAATGGATTACGGAAGAAGACATACTGAAATTATACAATGTTATGAAGCAAGGTTTCTTTGCATTAGAAAAATTTGTAAATAGGTTGTCAATAGAAAAGCTTGTAGAACTTTTAGAATCAGATACAAGGGGTTTGAATTTGCTGAAAGAGGATACATACAAGATTCCTGAAATTGTGCAACTTTGTAAGAAACATAATGTATTCAATAAGCATTTATTTGACTCATATACTGCAGATGAAATAGAAACAGCTTTGAGTAATAATTTTAGATGGATTGGTTTTGAAGATATATACCCGCAGCTAAGCAATGATTCTATTGAAAAAATATTAGAAAAGCAACCAAAGTATATAAAAGAAATAAAATATCATCATCAAACACCAAAAATGTGTGAGATAGCTTTTGAAAAAGATAAAACATTGATTAAAGAGCTAGATTATATAACAAAAGATATGTTGATTACTGCCATGGAAAATGGCGTTGAGGTAACTCAAAATATGGTCATGCGTGTTAAAGAAGAACTAACAGATGACGAAAAATTATTATTGCATCTTAATGCAGGTCTAACACTAAACTTTTTAAATACAAGAAAGATAAGAACGTAATTATGAGTAGATATTGGAAACATTTAGTAACAATAACAAAACACAAATTTGTTATCATGTGGTATTGTTGGAAAATGGGGTTGTTCTGGCAGGGTTTGATGCATGACAATTCTAAATTTAGCTTTAAAGAATTTTTCAGAAGTGCCAAATACTTCCAAGGTAATAGAAGTCCTATTGATGCTGAGAAACGTGAACTAGGATACTCTTATGCATGGCAAAACCACCACAATAAGAACAAACATCATTGGGAGTATTGGACTGACTGGAAGAACGGAAAAGTATATGGTGTAAAAGTCCCTTTTAAGTATGTCCTAGAAATGGTTGCCGATTTTATTGGTGCTGGAAAGATATACAATAAAGGAAACTGGAACCGACACATGCCATTAGATTATCATCTACAAACGAAGGATAATCGAGTATTTCATGAAGATACTCTTAAATTGCTTACATCATTATTTGAAATTATTGATGTTTACGATTTAAAAATTGGATTGAAAACAATTAAAAAAGATAAGAAGAAAATAAAAAGAGAGTATGAAGGAGGCAATTATGGATTTTAAAGTATATGAAAAAAATAATGGTGTAGTTAAAAATATTCAAGTTGTTAACGAAAATAATTTGGAACCTGTTATACGAAAGAGAATAACACAAAACTATCGTGGTATCAGTGAAATTTTTGAAGACATTGATTTTATGAGAGTTGGAGACGTTAAAAAATATACACCAGATACTGTCACAAATTCGCAAATCAAAAATGTTGGAAACATAGCAATGAATGCTAAATCTATACAAGATATGTTTGCACAGATTACTAGATTACAAAATAGTAATAAAGTATTTATCTATATTGAAAGAATAAAATAAGGAGGAAATTATGGAAAAATTTAAAGCTTACAAAAAAGCAGTAGATGTTAAATTTAGCATCTATGAAACAAGTGGAACAGAAGAAACAAAAGAAGGTCCAGCACCATATGACAAGGGAGACTATCGCATGGTAGGTGTCGAAGGTGAAGTATGGCCTATGAAATCAAGCGTATTTGAAAAGAATTATGATGTAGTTTCAGAAGGAATTGGGAGAAAGAAAAAAGTAATTGTTGATGTAGAACTTGCAGAAGAAATGACATACGTTGAAACAAGTTGGGGAGCTAAATTGAAAGCTAAACCTGGTGATTTCATTGTTTCGGCAAGTCCTACTGACCGTTGGGTTGTAAGCAAAGACATTTTCAATTCAACATATGAACGAGTATAAAAGAAACCTCTGGTTTCTTTTTTTTTTTGAAATTGGGTATGTTATAGATATATATTATAAATATGAAAATAGTAAGATAAAGGAGGAATCTACTATGACTGAGACAGCAATTTTATGGATAATAATTTCATTTAGTGTGTTTGCTCTTATCATGTTTATAACTGGTATAGTGCGTGCATTAAAAGAAGGCAATCCATTAGGATTATTGTTGGCAATCTTAATGATTGTTGCTTTAATCATTTTTGTCTAAGAAGAAGCCTTCGGGTTTCTTTTTTTATCTATCACGTATTAAACGCTGAACAATTATTTATATGACTTAAGGAGATGATATCATGGCAGAAATACTACAAGAAGCTACTTTTACTAAAAAAGAATTAGAAGCTGCAACAATGATTAATGACCAAATTAGGCCATTAGTTAAAGAGGCAGTTGCTAAGAAAAGCATCTTTTTAAATCCACTTATGAGAGAACTTTCTAAATTTGCAGATAAGAACTCAAATATTCTACAAACAAATATTGTTGGTCGTCAGCTTTTAATTAATGATGATATGCAAGACAATATACTTAAAATATTCGGAATTGATAAAAAAGAAATTACTGCTGCTATTAAAGAATCTCCATATTTTTCTAAATTTGGAAACTTTCAATTAATGGATCAGATGATATTTTCTATTCCATTAATATTAGCAAGTGGCGAGTTGTATAGTCAAAATAAGAAAAAAGAAGCTGAGATGCTTTATTTATCAGCATTTTATAAACCATATGCAAGTGTAGTTTTTAGACATTTTAAATATGGTGTGAATGAAGATCAAATGATGTATACTATTGAAAACTTAACCGAACGCTTTGATATTAAAAAACAAGGCAGTGTTATTGGTGTGTTAGAAAAGATGGCTGATAGTTCATTTAAAAACTATTTACCAACTTTAACATCTGATATGATTAGCGATAAAGATATTCACGTTATCTATACCGCTGGTATTCAAAGTAGAATTTCAAGTTTCATGAAATCTATATACAATGAGTATCAAAAGAACAAGGGAAAGTATCTTCCATTTGAAGACAGTACTTTTGAAGGTACAGATGATAGTGAAGGGCAAGATTTTGCTCGTGATATTAAAAGTGACGCAGCAGTTAAAGACCAAATGGTTAAGAAAGCTGTTAGTGGATTGCTTAAATCTCCAATCGATGAAGAATTAATTGAAATTGCTGCTAAATATGGATTCGTTGATAAAACAAAATCATATGGAAGTTATAAATATTCAGGTCTATATACAGATATACTTAAAAACACTGTATCTGAAATAGTTGATAACAAATACAGACAACTACCAGATTTTATCGAGAGTATTATTGGATCTTTTTTATTCAATATAGATTCACATACAGGAACCAAGTATTCAGCAAAAGACTTAAGAACTCCAACATTCTTAACAGCATCACTAAAAATATTTAAGAGTCCTAATACAAAAGATAGAAATATGCTAAATGTTAAAAAGATGCTAGAAGAATTTTTAAAAGCTTACAGTGTAGAATATTTAAATTTTGGAAAGACACAACAGGCAAAACTAAAAAATGCAGTATTTTTTTATTTTGTTCTTGTTATACAGAAGGGATAGTGAAACTATGAAAACATTAAAAGAAACTTTACAAAAGATGTATGATGATTCAAAAGATTTAGCTTCATTTGTTTCTATAAGTGAATCCCTTAAAAGAAAAATTGAAAAAAATATAATTTATCCTGGGATGTCGCTAAATTTATTTGAAGAAATCAGGAATGATATAATTAAAGAATCAGTATTTGATCCTATACAAAATACACGGTCAGAAGACTTATTCGATAAAAATGAAAAAATGAGACCTGAAGCTAAAAAACAAATTATGAATATATTAGATGAATGGCGTAAACAATTGAACTTTAAATTTGAAATAGTTCATATGAGATTAATTGGTTCAATGTCAGGTTTCCAGTTCAACAATACTGCGGATATAGACATAAATCTAGTTGTTAAACTAAAAGATCCAGATAAAGAAATTTGGACTTTAAGAAAAACTCTTCCAAATGGAAATATGCTTGAAGGAACAAGCCATCCAATCAATTTTTGGGTTGGTACTCCAGATGATCCTCAAGCAACAGAAACTAAAAGATTTGAAAATATATACAATTTGTTAACTGATACCTGGGAAAAGAAAGCTGGAAAAAATACTACAAAAGTACCATACTCATATGTTATGGAACTTGCTAAATTTTTCATGGATGGTTTTGATCTTGCTTTATCTGAAAATGAAAGAGACATAATGGAAGCTGAAGTTTATATGAGCTATGACAGCAAAAAACAGGATCTTTCAGAAAAGGAAAAACGCGATTATTTATCAGGGAAACTTAATGAAATTCGTGCGGATGTTGATCGCTTAAAAATTGGAAAACATATTTTAAGATCTTTTATGGTAGAAGGATATGAAGAAATGCCTTTTAAAGTGTCAATACAGTATGAACATGAAGATCCAAGATATAGTATGAATAGTATGGTTTATAAAGCAATTGAAAGACTTGAATATAATGAAAAGATTAAAGAAGCTATAAATAAAGCTGGTGCTATGATTAAGTCTATTGAAGATTATTTAGCTACTGAAATGCTTCAAGAAAATAATAAGACTATTGACATAAACGGTGAAATATATTATTATAAACCTTCAGAGAAAAAAGGTTTAGAAGGTTTTTATAGCTGATATACGAAAGAAAATTATTATATTGGCTTAGATAAAGACTTAAAACAATATACAAAAGTTTGAAACTTAACCCAGCTACAACCGAGTAGTCCAGATTCAGATGTAGTATCGGTTGGGTTCAGTGAAGATGAGCAACTTTGGTATGGATGGTCTCACAGAGCTTTTCATCGATTTAAATCTAAAGAAGATGCAAAAAAATTTGCAAGGAGTGTTAGCTAATGGGAAAACTTACACCTCAGAAGAGACAAAAAATAGAAACCATGGTTCTTGAAGTTGTTAAACTTATGGATAATGATAAAATGGCAAACTATAAAAGATATCAAGGTATGTTTAAAACAATGTCAAATGATGAATTTGAAAAATGGGCAAATAGTATGGGTCATGAATTAGACGATACAATTCAAATGTTCCAACTACCATTTGAAGAAATGAAGATGACTCAGATTAAAAGCGCGGCTGAATATCTAAAAATACCATTAGAAGAATATGTTTGGTACCGTCATAATGACCCAGATGGAATAAGGACTAAAATGAGAGTACCTGTTGGGTTGAAATACTAGCTCAACTAAAATTCCCTTAATTGCTGGAAACCCCTTAGAGCTTTCAGAACCACAACGCAACCTGCAAAGGTAATCGTGAAGGTTTGAAAATCTGAAAGATTGGGCGATCAGCAGCGAAGCCTCAATTAAGAGGAACGTTCAACGACTATCGAAACGCTTGAAATATAGTAAAGTAGAGTACATCCAAGTGGATGGAAACTGGGAACCCCGAAAGGGTGAAGATATAGTCTGGTCTCATATGAAAATATGAGTGCGAAAGCAAATCGGAAATAACGAATTCGATTAAACATAAAACGATGTTCACATTAAGCGCGTACAGCAACTCTTGGCTAAGAAAAATCGTTATGCGTTTGATACAGAAGATATAACATTAAAAACTGGTACTGTTAAAGGTGAATCAAAAGTTGCATCTTTATCAGACCCAGAAACTTTTATGTTGACCGCATTAAATGCAGATGCTGTTTTGAAAGAGTTCTTAGGACCTCGTGCAGACAATCAAGTTGCTAAGCAGGATATGTATAGAAGTATTGCAAAAGATGGTTATGTAAGTCTTGACAGTTTAGAAAATGATTTAACAAGATCAACTACAATTAACACGATGAATGTATATTTATTAGGTTCTGGAATTAAATCAGATCTGATAACACGTAGTTTAAAAACTGCATATACGCAGGAACAAGATACAAAAGAAAGATAAACCAAAAGGTTTATCTTTTTATTTTCATTTCGTAAACTAAATTTCCACAATCCCAAATTCTATAATAATTTGTCTTATCCATAATTTGGAACTCAGTTAGGTTTTTATCATAATATTCTGGAAATTTTTCTTCTAATATATTCTTTCTAAAGTTAAAACGGTGATATCGGTTTAAATTATCGCAATAAAAATAGCCTGGCTTTGAGATATGATCTAATACAAAACCATTAGATTGATACATATTAACATCTTTTGAACTCCATCTAAGATCTGCGTATGTTCGTATATTATGAATTTCTGGATGCATTTTTATAATATTTTTTAATAATTTACTGAACCCTCCAACGACTTTTTTTGAAGTTGCAAATCTAGATAATTCAAAATAGTTATCTTGTGGTTTACTTCCTAGCACTTTCCTCAGTCTAGAAAAAGTCATCACAGCGACTAGCTCATTTTTATAAAATAACCCATATTTAATACTTGAATTATCAGAACCTTGAATATGAAAATTATTTAGAAATTCTTTTTTCTGTTCGTTATTTATTTTTAGTATAACTGTATTTCTAGCATATATTCTATCAAGATTAGAAACATTTAGAATATTTTGAATTTTATTTTTTACAATATTCTGTTTTTGATCCCATTCATCTTCGAATATATTTATCACTCTAATACCCTCATTGTTAAAATGGTTCATCTTATTTAAAATATTATATTTATCTTTTTTAGAATCACTATGCCATACTAGACCATTAAATTCAATTCCTATTTTTATATCAGGAATATAAATATCTAATTCATAATATTTTTTTGGGTTTTCACTATCATAGTAAAATCTTTCATTCATTTTTATTTCTCCATCATATATGCTTTCAATAAAATTTTGAAGATTTTTTTCTTTATATGAAGAACCATATTGAACTGGACAACATTTAGGACATCTGCGATTATTATATAAAAATAATCCAGCTCTAACATTATATTCATGACCACAAGTGTTATGTTTCATTAAAATTTTTGTATCTGAGTTTTCATATTCTCCTAATACAGTGTACTCATTTTCAACCATTTTATATACACGCTTCTTAAAATCATCTGTTGTTTGATTTTTATTTGCACATTTGGGACACCTACGACCTTTTCTATTGCTTAGACCTAAGAAATTTATAGGAGTAGTCATATATTCATGACCACATTTATTATGTCTTATACGTATTGGAGTTTTATTTGTTTCATATTCTCCTAATACAGTGTACTCATTTTCGACTAAATCATATACCTCTTTTTTAAACTGATCTGTATTTTTTCTAGAAGCGCAATACCTACAAGTTCCTTTATTTTTAGATAGTAAGGATTTTGGTGTGATACTAAATATATTATTGCATTTATTACATTTAATCTCTATTGGTGTATACTGATCTTTGTACTCTCCCAATACAGAATATGTAGTATTAAATTTTTCTTTAATTTTCTTTGTAAAACTATCAGTTGTAACTATTTTCATTTATTTACCTCCTATTTAATGGTGAAACTAATGTTTATAAATAATTGTTAGTCTCTTTTAAAAGAAAAATGGTAAATATCATTTTTAAATTATATATTATAAATATGGAGTAAAAGATAAATTATAAAATGGAGGTGTTTTAAATGTCTAAAACTCTATCATTACAAGTTGTATGGGGGATCTTTGATAAAAAATCGAAGAGGCTTGATACATATGGAAAAGATTCAAGAGTTGTCTTTTCCGCAGATCAAAAGCTTACATTTTTAGTTTATAAAGGTGGTGTAACATCTCCACCTGCTTGGGATTATGTTGTTTTACCTAATGGGCGAACTGTTTCATTAGGAAGTAATGACAAAAATCTTAAAGAAATTAAAGTTCCAGTCCAAAATGGATACTTTAATTTAAAAGAGAAGAAGATCATAAAAAAATCTTCTTTGAAAAATGTTGAAATTCTTAAAGATCAACGTGGACGTGAAAATGTCTATGTTTCTGGTGTTCACAGACCAGAATTAATTCCAACTGAATTTGTTGAAATTAATGGTCGAAGAGGACCACAATTAATGTCTCTTTATAAAAAGAAATGATGAGTTTCCTCATCATTCTTTTTTTTTTATTCTTCTTCTTTTTTTACGTTTACTCGTTTTGTAATGTTAATAACATTCTCAATAGTTTTGTCAATTTCTTCTGCTTTTACATTGTAACCCATTGATTGTGCTTTTTCAGCTACAGCCTGCATAACATATTTTTTCTTTTCAGGACCTGTCATACCTTGAAGATTCTCAGCAACTAATACAAATTTTTCAACTTGGTCTTTAACATAATTTGTACTCTTTGCAATCTTTTTAGCTTTTTCAGACTTAAACCATCCTGCAACTGTACCTACAATACCTAGTAATAATGATATAATAATAAGAATTTCATAAATCGATTCAAACATAATTTTCATCCTCCTTTGTGGATATAATGTTTTGTTATTTAATTTTTAACTTTTATTTTTGAGAATTTAAAAGTTTATATATCTGAAAAACAAATAATTAATAATAAGGGGGAATTCGAATATATTATTATAAATATTATAATAAAATAATAATATTATAATAATTTATATTATATATTAATTATTATTATAAATTAATAAATAAAATAAAAGAATACTAAAAAAGTATTCTTAATTTATTATTGCATTTTATCTTTACTTCCAAAAAATTTTGTATAATAAGTTCCATAAGGAGATCTATATACAGAAGTAATTATTGCACAAACTTCAGAAAAAGGAATAAAACTATCAGGTTCATAATTTGTAGTTGAACCATCATGAGATATAAATCCAGTTTCAGTTTGTTTTCCATATACAATTTCAATTATTTCCTGAGTTGTATTAAATTTTATTCTCATATATTCAGGATGAATAAGAAGATTTGTATCTTGTAGCATTGTAAGTAAAGGAATGTCGTTATAACCTGACCATACGTCAGTTGTATAACCTAATTTTCCAAGTATATAAATAACAGTTGTAGTTTCCATCATATCACTCCTAGTTTTATATTCATTATAAATAATTGTTCATTTTCATATTTTTTTATAATAATATATTATAACCTTGAGTTGATGTAATGGTTGTAGCATATAACTCAGAATTGAAAGCTTTAAATATCCCGAAACATAATATTATTACTAGAGGAGGAAACACAGTGGGAAAAAATTTTATAGGAGAATTAAAAGAAATCATTGATGATCCTAAATTCGGTTATGCCGATGACCAAATGATGATTAAAACTGGTTTGCCAATTTTAGATTACTTAAACGGTAATCGTGGCAGACACAATCTTAATCTTGGTATTGACGCTGGAAAAGTTGTCACAATTATCGGAAAACCAGGTTCAGGTAAATCAACAATGGCTCTTCAAATCGCTGGAAATATCTTAAAGAGATATGAACAAAGTTCTTTGTTTATATTAGACTTTGAGCAATCACATGGTGAAGCACGTATTAAAGCCGTAACAGGCCTAACGGATGAAGAGTATGATGAAAAGGTTACAGTAAAACAAACAGGTATTGCAACCGAAACTGTCTTAGAAATGGTTAAGCAAATTAAAACTCTTAAATTGAAGTATAAGAAAGAACTTACAATTGAAAACAAAGAGGGATTTATCGACCATAAAACTGGACAATTAAAAACAATGCTACCGCCAACTATTATGATAGTTGACTCTGCAGCAATGATGATGCCAAGAGATGATATGTTTTCAGATGAAATGTCTGGACAAATGTCGGCTTAAAAATGTAGGCCCTTTTTAATAATAAATTATTATTGTTATTAAATAGAAAACCTTGTGAATTGCTGGAAACTCTGACCACATAATGGTGAAGACAATCAGCAGCGAAGCCTCTACTAAGTAAGAGGAACGTTCAACGACTATCGAAAAGATAATTCAGAACTTAATCTGAATGAATAACTGAGTAGAGTAGGACTCAAGTGAGTTCGAAGCGCAAGGCATGTTAAATAGTTTTAACATGATGATATAGTCTGTTCTATATAGAAATATATAGAGAATGTTTAACGAACATTCGTAACATGAAAGACAACGGCAGCAAAAGCAAACACACAGCTAAGTGATTGGCTCATTGTATAGTAATATACAATAGGAAACTTCTTTAATTGCTGGAAACTCCTAACGTAAAGACGAGGACAATCAGCAGCTTATATTATGAAATAATATAAGTTCAACGACTATCGAAAACACATCGAAAGATGGAAGTGAGTAGAGTACACTCAAGCGAGTGGAAACAAGGAGCTCCAATATATAAATTGGATGAAGATATAGTCTGATCTCATATGAAAGTATGAGCTGCGAAAGCGGGTTGAGTCTAGCGAGCTTAATTGAACATAATGAATGAAAAGATTAGTACAACCATGTAAAGAAGCAAATATTATTGTTATCTTTATCAACCACATTAATCAAAAAGTTTCAACAAGTATATTCCCAACAAAGGCGAATATCAACTATTTGAAACAGGATAAATTTTGTCCCATATATAAGAAATTATATATTGTAAAATCTTGTGAATTGCTGGAAACTCTGACCGTGTAATGACGAAGACAATCAGCAGCGAAGCCTCAATTAAGAGGAACGTTCAACGACTATTCCGAAAGGAAGTACACTCAGGCGAGTGGAAGCGCAAGACATCTTTATAAAAAGATGATGATATAGTCTGATCTCATATGAAAATATGAGCTGCGAAAGCGGGTTAAGATTAGCGAACTTAACTGAACATAAATGGAAACAATCCCTGGTAAACTATTGCGTAACTGCCTGGGAATAATCACTTTTCTAATTGCTGGAAACTCTGACCGTGTAATGACGAAGACAATCAGCAGCTAAGCTAAAATTTTAAGAAATGCAACTCAGTACTATAAACAATAATTTATAGGAGGTGCATATTATGCCGATTAAAGTTACAACTGAAAGTTTTATAAACAAGTCTAAAGAAAAATTTAGTAAAAGATTTACATATGAAAATACAGTTTATGAACATAATAAGAAAAAAGTAAGAATAAATTGTATAAAACATGGTGAATTTTTAGTAACACCAAACAATCATCTTTTTGCAACTATACATGGTGGTTGTGAAAAATGTGGTATGGAAAACACACAAAAAGATAATATTAAAAGAAATCTGTTAGAAAAAAATAAATTCACTAATATTTGTAATAATATATTCGAAAATAAATATGACTATTCTAAAACAGAGTATATTAATATGAATAAAAAAATTATAGTAACGTGTCCAATACATGGTGATTTTGAAATATTACCAGGAAAACATAAATATAATTTTCAAGGATGTCCGGAGTGTTCTAAATATGAAAATATGTCTAGGCCAGAAAAATATTTTCAAAATAATATTAAAATAGAAAGTATATTTAATTTCAAGATCGATACCGATGAATATCTGAAATCAAGACCTTTTGATTTTTATATACCTAAATTTAATTTAATATTAGAATTGCACGGACAACAACACTATAAAAAGAAATGAAATATGACAGATGATGATTTAAAACACAGACGACTTGTAGATAAAACAAAAAAAGAGAAGGCACTATCTAAAGGTTATAATTTTCTAGAAATTAAGAATTTAACAACCATGAGGATAGATAAATTAATTAAAATTTTAGAAAGTTCAACGACTATCGAAAATCTCAAAGATATAAAATTGGGAGGAGTAGAGTACACTCAAGCGAGTGGAAACGGAAAGCTCCTATTAGAATAATAGGATGAAGATATAGTCTGATCTCATATGAAAGTATGAGCTGCGAAAGCGAGTTAAGTTTAGCGAGCTTAACTGAACAAAATTAAAATATGGGTAACGCAATCCAATATCTAACAAACACTTTAATTAAACTTGATCCAGGTTCAAAACTTGATGAGTCTAAGAAATATCAAATTAAAGGTTATGAAGTTAGCGTTGAATTAATTAAATCAAGAACAGCACCAGCTGGTTCATCAGCTAAAATGGTTTACAATCAAACAGAAGGTTTTGATAATGACCTTTCTATTTATGACTTATTAAATAGTAATAAACTTATCAAAGGTAGTCCTGTTGCTTATCGTTTAGAAGGCTTAGATGACCCAAGTTTCAGATTATCTACACTTAAAGAAATGATAGAAACAAATGAAGAATTCCGCAATCATTACTATGCATTAGCAGATTCTGTTCTTGGTGAACAATTACCAGAATCAAGTAAGGTTGCAGTTCTTAAAGAAATCGAACAAGAACTTGTTCTTGAAGAGGATGAAGACGTCGATGTGGCCGGAGAAGAATAAACTAAGTAATTTTGGAGATACTGATGGAGATAATGACGTATTAGCAGATGAACTATTAGAAAGTTTAACAGAACTGACAGATACTATAAGCAGTAACAGTAGTAATTATGTTACAATTCCTCTTACCACATCAACATCATCAACATACTTGCAGTATAATGGTGTTACTTGGGATGGTTTAATGAGTTCTACTTTTGCTTCACCACACCAAAATTTTAATAAGAATCATAGAAAACTTTCTTTTGAAAGCTTTGTGATTGTTTTAGAAACAATGAAAGAAGACGACTATGATAAATATCTTATGGCAATTACAGATGTCATTACGCATACTGGTTTCAGAATGTTAACAGATGAATATCTTACAGAAATTGCTGTGGATATTGAAAAAGCAGAAAGAGAATATACATTTAGTATTGAAGATCACTATAATTTAGATGATTTTCCATCTTACAAATTATTAAGAAAGTTACAGTAAGCGGAATTAATTTTCCGCTTTTATTGTTAAAAATTAAAAGATTAAATATAATCTTTTAGATTAAAAATTGTCTAAAAAATATATTATAACATTGCGTAAATGAACTCATTTACGACATTCAAAAAGGAGAGAAAAACAACATGGCAGAACAACAAGAAAAAAAAGTATTATACTCTTACACAGTTACTCGTAACACAGACGGATCAGTAGATGTGGCTGACAACAGCGAAGCATTTGAAGGAGTAGAAGCGATTACAACAGATAAAATTTATGACGACGTTGTAGATGTTTCTGAAAAAGTAAAACTTAAGAGAATTCAAGATGCAGCATTTGTTGCAGGTTATAATGGAGTTGCAAAATTCTATCAAGATGTAGCACAACAACAAGCACCTCAAGCACCTGCTGAGGAAACTGAACAAGCTTAAGAAAGAGATGATTAAAAAATAAAAGAAGAATCCAAGTGATTCTTCTTTATTTTCATATTTGAGAGGAGAAACTATGATATCAAATTTACAAGAATTAGAAAAACTGTTGGGACAATATGAAGATTGGACCGAAGAAACTTTATTGCAAATCGTTCAAGATGAGAAACTTCTTGAAATGTTTACTCCTGAGTTAGCGGCCCATCTATTTGAAACCCGAAGTAATGATACTCTATTTGATATCTTGCTTCCAGTCAAATATGGTCATCAACTCAAGGAAGTTCAAAAACAAATAGATGGTTATCTTGAAAGACTTGTACATGAAGAAATTACTCTTGAAGAAGTTAAAGAGAAAATCATTTTAATGAAGGATGAAGGAGTTCTGTTTTCAAAAATATCAGCATATCTTACAATCTTAGCGATTATGAAAGATGTTGATGTAAAAGAAGACAAGGAAATTATTTCGTCATTATTAGAAGAATTAATTGAAATCTGCGAATCGATTGATCTCGACAATGGAATGCAAGTTATCATTGATATACTTGAAATAGTTATTCCTGTAAGAGAATTATATTTTGAACGATATGAAATTGATTTATTAGATGATACAAAACCATTGAGTCAACTTTTAGAAAAAATTAATCAGAGAACGGAAGAATTAGTAAATAGTATAATGGAACAACAAAACATTGATAAAGAAAAAGAGGATCCAACAGAATAGTATTTCTATGATCCGAAACAACAAGGAGAGATCAGATGTATTATAATTTTGAAAACAACAAGGAAAATCCTCATTTCTTTATGAGTGAGGAATTATTAGTCCCAAGAGTAAACAATAGTGATTAATTGCATAGTCACCGCGTTAAGTAATTAATGTGAAAAATTCTGTTAATTGCGGGAAACCCCTTAGAGCTCTTAGCTACCTGTTAATCGAAGAGTAACGTTGGAGAGATGGTAAAAAGGCAAGAGATTGGGCAATCCGCAGCTATTTGTAAAAAATTATTTATGGAAGTATAATGGTAGTATTTATAAAGATTACAAGTAGTTCAACGACTATTCCATAAGGAAGTAGAGTCAAGCGACTCGAAATGCAGAACCCCAATGAAGATTGGGTGAAGATATAGTCTGGACTTTATAGAAATATAAAGAAGGTAGAAAATAGCGAATTCTATCGTAACAAAATCGACGCAAAGAATTAATATGTTCGCAAATCATATTAATCAGTTTATTCATTTAGTAAAACCAGAATTTCCACGCGTGTTTACAAACTTTGAAAATCAAGTTGGTAAATATAGTGTGGCGTATAAAGAAGCAAAAGAAGATTTCGATATTATTGCTAAGGTTTCAAAGAATAAATATAACTATGACCTTATAGTTCAATATCGTTCTTCAAAAGTCTATGATATTTTACATTATAGACGCGCCGTGAATATTACAGAAGATTATGGTTATGCGCTTGAAGATTGTGTTTCTGATAAAACTATTGGTGACACTATTCATAAAGGAGATTATGTTTATCGTTCAACAAACTACGATGACCAGAAAAACTTCTCATATGGCGTAAATCTGAAATCTGTGTTTTTACCTTATAAGAATCTTACTTACGAGGATGGCGTTGTAATCAGTGAAAGCGCAGCTAAGAAATTAGATGCGTATAAAGTTGAGCAAACAATTTTCTCAATCAATAGTAATGATATTTTGATCAACCTTTATGGTGGCGAATATTATTATAAATCATTTCCACGTGTTGGGGATGTAATTGATAATCGAATTTTGGCAGCCATCCGAAGAATTCAACATGACAGAATTCTATTTGATTTCCAAAGTGAAAGACTACGTGAAATTGACAATCTTGATGACACTGTTATCTATACAGGTGGCGGAGAAGTTGTTGATATTGACATTTTCAGTAACATTCCACTTGGACGTCTTAAAGAAAAAGAAAATGAATTCACAAGAGAAATAATTGAGGTTTATGAAGGGCAATATAATTATTATAAAACCCTTGCAGAAGAACTAGAAAAAATCATCCCAGTCAAAATCATGACAGAAGATGAAGAAAAAGAAGAAATTAAGAAATATGGAATGTTGATTAAACATCCAGTGCTTCGTGAAGATAATCCAAATAAATATACTGATGAATTAGCGTACTGGTGGAAGAAAACTCATGAGGAAATTAATGAAAAGATTTATTGGAGACATGAAGGAAAAACTTTTGATAGTTTCAAGATTCAGTTTACAATATTGAAAGAAAATCCAGTGACACCTGGGGCTAAGCTTACAGGTCGATATGGTAATAAAGGTACAATTTCAATGATATTACCTGATGATGAAATGCCAGAAACCGAAGACGGAGTCAAGGTAGAAGCAATTCTAAATCCATTAGGTGTATTAAATAGACTTAACTTAGCTCAAATTATTGAGCAGCACATTACATTTATGTGTGAAAACCTTGTTAAAAGTCTTAAAGAGAAACAAGATGACTTGTTTGAGATGGAAGATGAATTCTTCGGATTCCTTAAACTTGTAAATAAAGAACAATATGATTTCTTAGATATGGAATATATTATGATGAATAGATCTGAAAAAGAAGATTTCTTTAAAGATATTATCGAGAATGGTATTTATATCCATCAAAGTCCGTATATGGAAAATGCAGATATGGATGATTTCGTGGAAATCTATAAAAAGTTCCCGCATCTTGTAGAAAAGTATAAATTCAAAAATATTGAAAAATCAATGGTTATGGGTGACATGTACTTTATCAGGCTTAAACATGAAACTGCTAATAAGACATCAATTCGTGCAACTGGTTTAAACAATATTAAGAATTTACCTTCAAAATCAACATTGAAGAAACAGAAAAAGATTTTAGTGTCACAGACGCCATTGAGACTTGGCGAGATGGAAGTAACAAATTTAATGATTAATTTTAGTCACGTTATATAGTAATATATAATTGAGAACACTGTGAATTGCTGGAAACCCCTTAGAGCTTTCAGAACCACAACGCAACCTGCAAAGGTAATCGTGAAGGTTTGAAAATCTGAAAGATTGGGCAATCAGCAGGTTATTTAATCAAATGGAAGTTGCTAAATTAATAATAAATTTTTAGAACAAATTATTAAGGAGTTGATCTATATGGAAAATCTTAATAATTATAAAGTTTATAAACATACAAATTCTATAAATGGAAAAGTTTATATTGGTATAACACAACAAGAATTAAAAGATCGAACTAAAAGTGGTTGGGGTTATACTAGGAATAAACATTTCTTTGCTGCAATAAAAAAATATGGCTGGAATAGTTTTGATAGTGAAATCATTGAAGAGTCACTAGCTCTAAGTGATGCACTTACTAAAGAAACATATTATATAAATATGTATAAAACTTTTGATAAATCTAGAGGTTATAATAAGACTTTAGGTGGAGAGAATCCTTTAATTTTAAATGAAGAGGTTAAAGCAGAATATTCTGAAAGAATGAAAAAAATAAATCTTTCAAGAAAAGGAAGACCTTTATCAGATGAACATAAAAAAAAGATATCAGCTTCTCTTACAGGGAGAAAATTTCCAAATAGAGGAAAAGGGCATTTGGTTTCTAATAAAACTAAAGAGAAAATTTCAAAGGCTAATACTGGAAAGAAAAGAACTGAGAGTGCTATTGAAAAAAATAGAATATCTCATACCGGTATTATTATGAAACAAGAAACTAAAAGAAAGATATCTGAACGTATGAAAAATATTAAAGGGAAAAAAGTTATCGGCTATAATATAGAAACTGGAGACAAAACAAAAGTATTTAATTCAGTTCAAGAGGCAGCAGAATTTTTTAATTTAGTAAATTCATCATGTATAACAAATTGTTGTCGAGGTAGAACAAAAAGTTCGGCTGGTCACATTTGAAAATATATAGATTAATTAACTTCAACGACTATCGGCGATGAGTTTAACCGAGTAGATTTTAAAATCCTTAAAATCGAAGCGCAGTGCATCCTTATAGGATGAAGATATAGTCTGTCCTTTATAGAAATATAAAGAAGGGTCAAGAAAAGGCTTGATTCGCAACAAAAGAGACCAAAAAGAGGAGATCTTGTAGAGAAACTATTGAAATCTTATTCGACAGCTGAAGAGAATAGACATAGTTTAATTGAAGATCTATTAACGCATAAAACACCACTAAATTTAGATATTCAGCTTAATCGAGACCAATCTATGAATAGACAGATATTAGAAAAATATTTAAATATTCTTGATTTAAGTTTAGAAGACTAGCTGCAATACGAAAGGAAGGAATATTATTATGGGTAAGAATAATGATATACCATTACACCAAAGAGCACATTTTAGAAGAATACGTGAAGTTGTAACAGAAATCGCAGAATATGAAGGAATTCCAGTTCATCAGTATGATTTGTTTAATATGACAGCATATGACACGTCAGGACATAATATGACAGGAAATAATACTTCGTATAATACAAGAACAGGCGGGTCCTGTTTCGTTCTGGATAACAAATATGACGTGTTCGAAATACCTAAAAAGTCTAATAAAAAGAATTCTCCGTATGGAGAGTTTATATTCTTTGTACACAATACTTCGTTTGATTATTATCTGCTCGGAACTATGCGAGTATCTTTGAATAAGTCGGAGACGATTGCCAGTCGATTCCCATCAGAGAAAGTCAGCTATAGAAATTATGGAAAATATTTTATCTTATATGAATCATTGAGAAATAATATTACGAAGATTGAAGCCGGGGACGCATTTGATCCAGGCTTTACACCTTCAAAAATTTCTCACATATTTGATTCTTATAATTCAAGGAAGCATGTTTATAAAACAAGCAATCATAAAATACTAAGAGACCTTGGATTTGATATAACATCCACTAAGAAAATAACAGATAACAGCAAAGTAAAAGTGTTCAACAAAAATAAGAAACGACCAGGAAACAATAAACAATAAAAAATAGTTAAAAAGGCTGGGATTGATAGTCCCAGCTTTTTATATAATAGAGAGGAAAAAGAGTATTGTGGCGATATTCCGGAGGGCTTACCACCTTCCCTCTCTTCATTAAAAAAATATTAGGAGGATACATGGAGAACAAATTTACGGTTGAAATTGAGTACATTAAAAATGATACATTAGTTTGTAAAGAGTTCTATGAAGAAAATATGAACAAAGTTATAGACAATTTTTTACTTTCATTGAAAGATGAAGATGTACATTTAGCAGTATGGACAGATCCTGATATAAATATTGGAGAGATTATTGTTTTAGACAATAAATTTGAAAATGAGCAACACATAAAAATCACAAAAATAAACGACAAAAAGGAGTTAATAGAAAGTGTTACGCTTTAACTATGAAGACAAACAAGCAGTAGTCTACGAAGATGGAAAAGTAGATTTTATTGATCAAAATTTTGGAGAGCTTAATCAAGAAAAGCTTCTTGAAAATTGCGAAAAACAAAAAGTCGAAACTTACAGAGACTTATTAAAAAAATTGAAAAAAGAGACATTCAGTAAAACTGAAAAATATTATTATTTATTTCTATCAGATGATTATCTTATGGTAGCAGTAAAAGAAATGATGTTTGATAATAAACTTGTAGCGTTTTACAAAATGGAACATGACGGAATTGCAGATGCAATCAAAAAATACTTTGGTATTGAGGATAATTCTGGGAGGGTAATTATTGGTAATCACCAGAACCATTTTAATTTTATTACCGCAGCTCCGATTCTTGAAACGTTGTTTGTAAACGCAGACTTGAAACATCGGGGAGAAATAGTATTTAACAAGTTTAAAATCAAAAAGAAAACTCAAAAAGGAAAACCTCTTAAGTTTAGAGATATTACCGCCCCACATGAAGAAATTAAAGGACCTTTAAAAGACTTTAATAAAATGCTGCAATATATTTACGATAAAAGAAACAGCGATTTTCAAGTTGCATACAAAAAAGGTAAAAATATTGTAAACAATGCACAACGACATATTGAAAAGAAATATATGTACAAAGTTGACTTAAAAGACTTTTTCCCTTCATGTAAAAGAGAATATGTAGAGAAATATTTAAAAATGTTTTTCAAGAATTCGCCGAATAAAGAAGTGCTACAAAATGATTTTCTAGATACTATTCTGGATAAAGACACAGATGCTTTGTTTATTGGAAATCCGATTTCTGGTACACTTGCAAATGTTATTATTAGTAAACCAGTTCAATATATTAAAAATATTACGAACGGTTATGATATGGAATTCTCAGTTTATGCTGATGATATGGCGTTCTCGTCTGATAGATTCATTTCGAAGGACTTCATCACAGCATTATTTAATTTAGCATTCAATAGATATGAAATGATTGATGATTTCAGTTTAAATGCTGATAAATCTCATGGAATGTCAGGAGCTAGAAGACATATAACTGGTGTCACTATAAATCATAATGATGAAATGACAATCAATAGAAAGTTTTATAGAAACCTTAGGGTTAAAATTCATAAGTTGTACATTGGTGAAGTTACATTTAATTTGAAGAAATTACAAGGTCAGCTTGCACATGCAACAATGGTTGATTATAGTGGAAAAATTCTTCGATTAATCAAGAATTTTGAATCAACGCTAAAACAATATAATCTAATATCTGATGAAAAAATTCAAGAATTAGAAGATCGAGGGAAAGTAACTACTACAAAAACTGACGAAGAAGAGGTGTAGAACAACATGTACAAGTACTTACAAGCTTACTCACAACAAAATAAAGAAAAATTCAATGAAGATTTCATCTTATCTAGAAATGATGATGATATTTTAGAATACATTAAAGATATCTTCAAAGCACTAGAAATTTTGAACGAAATCGAAATCCTTGATATTCGTTTGGATACAGACGAAAGCAATTTTCTGCCAGTTGTGAATAATGGCAGATATTATAAACCAATTCTTCCAAGTCGTCTTAATAAAATTCACTATAAAATTAAAATTACTCCATCTAAGGAAAGTGTCTTAAAACCGATACTTCCTGATGATTTCGAAAATATCGATATGAGTAAATTTGATGATAAAGAAGAACTTGCCGATAATGACTCTTTCATTATTGAAAAAGATCTGTATATTAACAAACTAATAGATAACTCTTTCTATATTAATGAAGGAATTAGATACTTTTTGATTTATCAGATTGTTGACAATTCAACATATGGTACAAGAGATGCAGTTTCGCTAAAAAGTCTACTTATGCCAATCACGGTTATGCGTAGACAAACAGGATATACTATTGAAAATTTCTTTGATAGTACAGAAACATTTGATGATCTACCAGTATATGATTTACTTCTATTCTCAAAAAGAATTAGTCCAGTTCTTTATGTACTAGGAAAGTATGCCTATAATTCACTTGTAGTTGCATATCCAGATCAGAAAGATCCTGATATCATTAGAAAACGTCAAGATTATAAAGACGCGACCCTTCTTGGCAAGATGAATAAATTCTTTGGAGTTGATATTAAAGTTTCAGATGAACCAAATGATTTGTTAGAAGAAGGAAGAACTGTATTAAAATTGTTAAAGGATAAGAAAGTTGTTTCAACTTATATATCTGTTGATTCTGAAAAACTAAAAAATCGAGATCAAAATCTTATGATGGTTTTAGGAAGTCTTGCAGATATGAAGTTAAAAGGTAAAGATGGAAGAATCTGGTTTACAGCCGATGACTTCAACAGTCCTAACTTCTGGATTGATAAACTATCCAAGTTCTTTACAACTAATAACGATCCAATTAAAAAGTTCAATAAGATTAAAACTATGTTGATCTCACTAGATCGACTTATGGACGATGCAACTCGTAAGATTTTAAATATTGCAGATGAAGACAAACAAAATACTTTATCTGTTATCAAATATATGTTGAAAAATTTCGATGAGTTGACTCAAGAAGATAATCAAGATTTGGAAAACAAGAGAATTCGACTTTACGAATATCAACTATATCCACTTAGAAAATATTTCTCAGATCAAATCTATCGTGTATTAAATTCACCAACAAGATCTAAATTGATTCTGAACAGAATATTTTCGAATCTTAAACCTATGTATATTATTAAAAAGACTGTCGTTAACGAATTATTAAGATATTATAATTCGACAAATGAAATGAATCTATACAGTTGCTTATTGAAATATACATTTAGAGGTCCACAAAGTATTAACAAAATTGTTTCTGTAAATCAAAGAGATATTCATCCAAGTTATGTTGGAAGGTTAAGTTTAGTTGCAAGTAGTGCATCGGATCCGGGTATCTCTGGAACACTTACACCATTTGTTAAATTATATGATAATTTCTTTGCAGAGCAAAAACATATAAAAAAAGATGAGGAATAATTCCTCATCTTACTTATAAGGAGAAAAATATGAAAAAACTAGTTATTTTTGTATTAACACTTCTTTTCGTATTATCATTATCCGCATGCGGCAGTAGAGACATTGATGAATTAAAAACGATGATCTCTTCGATGCAGTTAGACTATGCGGATGAAGACTATGCAGGAGAAGATTACGATGGTGTTGAAATCGCTGGTCGCGGTTCAATTGTTATGTATGAACCTACTTATGATATGTTAATGGTAGACTATGCAAGTGAAGGAAAACTTGCAATGCTTGATTTTGAAGTTTCTGAAGCAGAAAACGAACAGTCTATTTATATTACATATCTTAATATTGGTTATATTGATCAGAAGAATCAGCTTTTTTTAGATCATGAATACAGTAGTGTAGAAATTGATGGTTATCGAATTGATATGTCAATGGAACAATGGATAAATGCAATCTCATACTACAATGTAGAAACAGTTTTAGAAATTTTAGTAGATTTAGGAATTATTATTAAAGAATAATTCCGAGGAGGAAAATATGTTTACAGTAGACTTAGTTATATTGTATTCACTATTCTTCTTACTTGGTAGTGTATTTACAACTATCATTCTTAGCCATTTTTATGAAATTAAGGCAGTTGAAGAAGAAGAAAAAAGTGTTAACAATAGAGGAGACCAAACAAATGGTCTCAGTGTTATTAAAAACCTTTCTACTAAGCGATTTTTTAAAGGTATAGCAAGCATAGCATTGCTTATACTTTTAATAGTATTCTTTATTTTGACAGATAAATATGAATTATTTAAACATGATAAACTTATTGCATATATTGTACTGGGTGTATTTTTAGTGTATGTTCTATTTATTGAAAGAACTATAATCTACTCTAGAATTCCAATTATTACGATATGGAAAAAAGGTGCGCCTAAACGCGCTGAGAAACGTCAAAAAAGAAAAGAAAAACGTTTAGCAAAAAGAGAATTCAGAAAACAAAAAAGAGAAGCTGAAGAAGCTCAAAGAAGATTTGAAGAAAAACAACAAAAAGAAGGACAATAAGTCCTTCTTTTTTATTAAAGGGAGGGATTAACTTGTTTTGGAAGAATAATAAAAAAGGAAAACAGCTGATGAGACACAAAGAAAAAATAGATGCTAAAAATATCCTAGGAATTCAAAATTATATAGCCGATTATGGTATTGACGGCATTAGTGGAAAAAGCGCACAAGACTTTTATAATGCTAGTGAAGACCTAATAAGAGTTAGCGCAGTATTTTATAATAAGGATTCATATGCTACATCAACTAAAAAAAGGTTTTGGGAAATTGTATCTTTTAATTCGTTACTAAGCTATGAGTTTATTAAAGATTTTGAAAGCGATATTGAATGGTCTCACCTTTCCAGAAATGGTAGGTTAAGCGAAGAAGTTATTAAAATATATTTTTCTAAGTTTGACAAAGGGGAGCAAAAAAGAATTATTGCTAATAATATTGAAAAACTTTCAGAATCATTTTTTATAGAAATGCGAGACAAGATTTCAGACTTTTCGCCTTTAACCCTAATCCCAATTAGTGAAGAACTCTTTATGAATCTAAACGGAAAGCTAGACCCAAAGTTTTTAAGTCGTGATTTAAATCCATGGCTTAAACCTGAAAATATGAGTGATGAATTAAAATTGTTCTTAAGGCTAAGATCATGAAAAAATATCTTATTGTTGGGCTAGGAAACTATCCAAGTGAATATCAAAAAAATAGGCATAACGCAGGATTTATGTTTCTTGATTATCTTAATAGAGGATCTTTTGGTATAAATTCAGAAACAACTGATTTCATATTATTTAAACCGCAGACTATGATGAATAGTTCAGGAAAAGGAATTAAGCGAAAATTAGAAAGTTTAGGTTTATCAACTGACAAATTAATAGTTATTTATGATGATATCAGCATACCTTTTGGCGCTATTAGATACCGTGAAAAAGGTTCAGCAGGCGGTCATAATGGTATTAAATCTATTATTTCAGAGTTAAATACTACTGAATTCAAAAGAATTAAAATAGGTATTGGTTTTCCAGAATCTGGAGAAATAATTGATTACGTACTCTCGGATTTTACCAATAATGAAATTGAAAAATTGAATGAAATATTCAAAACTGTAGAAAAAATACTAAGGGAGGAAACAAAATGAAGATTATAACAATGAAGGACCTTATTCCAAAAGAGGATAAGAGATTAAGACAAAAATCTATTGAGGTTGAACTACCTCTCTCAGAAGAAAATCTAGAACTACTCCAAGGTATGGCGGCATTTGTTATGCAGAGTCAAACTAAGGAAGTTGATGACAATGGCGATAAATATACATCGGCTGTTGGGTTATCTGCTGTTCAAATTGGAATTAATAAGAGAATGTTTGTAATTGCAATGCCAGATGATGAAGGTGATCTATTTGTATATGCAGTTGTAAATCCTGTTATTGAAGAAAGATCAAAAAGAATGATTGCCCTTACAGATGGGGAAAGTTGTCTATCCCTTCCAAACAGAGAACCTGAAAAAGTATTTAGACATGAGAAAATTCGTTGGACTGGTTATTTAATTAATCTTGAAGATGGAACTTATGAGTATAAGAAAATGTCTAGAATGGAAGGTTATCTAGGAATTGTATTCCAACATGAATATGACCATTTACAAGGTGTCTTATATATAGATAAGTCTGAAAGAATTCCAGCAAATAGCAGAGGATTTGCAGAGCCAATGATGGATGGTTATGTTGATACAAGTGGTGGAGTTCTGAGAAATCCAGTATCTCCAACTGATGGAGGTCATTTAGACTAATGTATAAATTAGTTTATACGTCGAATCCGAATATGACTCATCATTTACAAGAAGAATTTGATGTATATGTAGAAAAATCTCTAACAGCTTTAAACAAAGATGGAAAGGGTTTTTCAACTAGTAAAGTTGTAGATTCAACAGCCCTTATGGAAGGAGGAATCATAGTAAGAACTGTAAACTCTGTTTATATATTTGCATACATAAATGACACTTATGTTTCTAATATTACAGGTTTTGGTTTTCACTAAGAACTAGAAATGAAGGATAATAGAGATGAAATCAGATGGTTAGAGCAAGAAATTGCTCGGCTAGAAATGCGAAAAAGACAGCTACAAACAAGACAAAGTAAGACTTATGATTTAATTGAAAAACTAAGTACTGGTGAATACCAAGTTTATTTTAAGGATGATTTAAACGACGGATACTTTGATGTTATTGCTATGGGAACCCTCGTTGCAGGTAAAGATACATCATTTGACAATATTAAAATATTTGATATCAATATGGACGCAGATTCAATTAAAATAGGGCCAGTTACTATTGGCGAATATGAAGAGGTTCCGAGCCCAGTAGATTTCTTTGAAATGCTTTCTGGGAAAGAGCCTACCATGGAAAAAGTTCTAGTTAAAAGCACTGAAGGAGATTTGGTCTTGAAGCTTACCAAAGAATTAAAAATACGAAAGAAATTTAAATTTGATGATAAAGATGATGGCCTAGGGTTCTAGCATCATCTTTTTTTTTGTATTTTAAGATATCTGTATGAACAATTATTTATATGAACTAAAATTTTTAAGGAGGTCTATTATGAAAAACATAGCAAAATTAATTTTAACATCAATTCAATTTATGGTGTGGTTTGTAATTATTATTGCAGCACAGTATATTGTATTGGCGGGTTTAGCATTACCTTCAGATGGTGATGTAGAAAGGGTACAATTATTAGAAACAGAAATAACTGATGTAGTATATTCAGATGCACCTGGTTTTTGGTCCACAAATATTAGTATCTTAAAAGATCTTGATGAACCAAAAATGACTATTCGCGGATGGTTTAAGTGGCAATGGTGGCAAAATGGAATGGAATGGGCCGATTGGGCGGTAACATATGTTACTGAAATAGCAACGCCAATTGTAGCGCCAGTTTATACAGCAAACGATATGTATATTTACTACGATAAAGACTTTATTCCAGAGGATGTAATTGTTATTATTGCAGAAAAAGATATTGATGATTTAAACGGTTATGATATTGCTGGAATTATGAATAGCTACAATACAGAAACAAGAGCAGATTTTATCGAAATGTATAATAAAGATGCATATAAGGCTCTTTATAATATTAACTTTATGATTGAAAAATATAATGATGGCGAAGGAGAAACATTCTCTATCTATATGGGTAAATTCTTCAATGAAGAAGGAGAATTTAAAGCTGTCGGTACACTTTTATTTTACCAAATTATACTTGCAGTGGTTCTAGCAATCATATTTACCTATCAAATTCCTATTGTTATAGAAAGAAATGAAATGAATGAAACTCAAGTTAAAAGTAAAATAGGACCAAGGCTACCAAAGATTAGATTTATGAAAAGAAAAAATAGAAATCTAAAACGTCTAGAAGAAGGTAAGTAATATGCCAACACAAGATCTAGATCAAATGATAGATAGTATTAATGCTTCTATTGAGAGTATGAGAAATACTGAAAAAGCAGAAATCAAAGATTCAGATCTTCCAAGTAATTTACAACTTATGCTTTCAGGAGTGACAAATTCAAGAGCTATTGACTTCCTATTTTCAAGTAATTTAGATAAACTAATGGATAAATTGCTATATATGCTCGAATCTGGTGAGGTAGAAAAAATACTTCAAAATGAAGAAAGAATGAATAGTTTATTTAGCTCTATGGGGCTTGGCGAAGGAAGTTTCAAAGGACCTGTATCTAAAGCAATCATACAGAATATCCAAAGGTCACTTGATTCTAAAAAATTTAATACTATGAAAAGCAAACTAAGAAAAGTTCAATTAATAATGAAAAATCTTAAGAGACAAGGAAAATACTTAAATGACCCAGAACTCCAAAAGAAATATAAAGATGCAGTTTATGCAATCGAGAGAGTTATAAAATTAATTGCAACTATTTACAGAAATAGACGCATAGTTTCAAGAAGAGTTATGGATGGTCTTGCTAATATTGTTAAAGAAGATTATATACCAGAAGAAATTTTGGAGAAATTAGAATTTTAAAGATAATGAATATTCATTATCTTTTTTATTTCTAAATCAATTTTCTATATGAACAATTCTTTATATTGAAGATATACTGAAAGGATGTGTTATTATGTATAACAAATTTGATGCAAAGATTTCTAACTCACAAGATAAAAAAATGAAGCCAGAATGGATAAAAAATTTAACAACCGTGGTATATCTTAACGCACTTGAAATGATCTTAAGAGAAGGTTCTCTTAATGATGTTAGAGAAATTAATTTATATGGTCATAGAAAAGACTTAGATTTAATAGATTTGAAAAAATTAACAGAAACAACTGAAATTGGTATTTTTACTAAAAAGAAACTAGTTCCAAATAGTATTGTAAATAAAATTATGATAGAAGTTATAATGGAACGATCAAGAGAAATAGACGAAGAAATAAATGATGATGAATACTATCTAGTTAAAAGAGAAGAAACTAAAAAGAAAACTTTACAATATGAGATACATATTTTAAATAATGAACGATACGAAATTTAGGAGGTGGGCAGCATGAAGGTAGATTTATTTAATATAGACGATTTTGTTAAAGAAAATAATTGTCCACAAGTTAAGAACCCGGTCTTCTTTAATTTTGATAAGACTCCAACAGCAGATGGTTTATTTTCATATGAACTATTTGGCGTAACGGATAAAGAAAGACAAAATATTTTTGGGTATATTGACTTAAACGGTCATTATATTCACCCACTTATCTATTCAATGATGGTTGGACGTATGGGAAGTATTCGAGATATACTTGCTGGTGACAAATATGCAGTTATTGCTAATGGAAAGATAACAATTGTAGACGAAGATTTCAAAGGAGCGGACACAGGTCTTGATTTCCTATATAAAAACTATGATAATATAAACTGGATTGATGAAGTTGAAGAGGCGGATATTGATTCAATCGATAAGAAGACTCGTTTAAAATTTTTAAGATCATTAAAAAAAGATGAGTTCTTTATTACAAAATGGTTAGTTATTCCGCCATTCTATCGTGCAGAAAGTACAGAAGATAGAACTATGGGTGAAGAGATAAACAGAATGTATAAGGACTTGATAAACAGAACAAACTCAATGAAATCAAGTTTTGGGATTGGGCTATTTGGTAATCAAACTAAACTTAGGATACAAAATACATTATTAGAAATATTTACTGAAACTACTAAACCTATTAAGGGCAAAAATAGTTTACTACGTAAACATATGTTAGGTAAAACAATTGATTACAGTTCTTCAAATGTTATTACAGCACCTGAGATCTCAAAAGCAAATAGACCAGAAGATATGCCAGTTAATTTTGGATATGCATCATTCCCTATTGCTACGGTAATTTCTTTATTCATTCCATTTTATGTGAGTAGAATAACAGAAATATTGTCAGGATTATTGAGATACGCAGAGGTTGCAGATTCTTATGATATTGAAAGAATTAGTAAGAATCAATTTAATAATAAGTATGCTGAAAAATTAATAAAATTATTTATTAAATCTGAGACTGAAAGATTTAAACCTATTACATATTCTTATACTAATACTGAAGGGAAAACCGTTGAAAAGAGCTTTAGAATATATGAATATAGAAGTGATTTCAAAGGTTTAAAACCAAATTTGAAAGATGATAAGTATATTGAACGTGATATGACACTCACAGATTTATTCTATATGATAACTGCTGAAGATATCGTACCAGATAAACATATTTATATGACACGTTATCCTGTTATTAACTTTCAAAATATTACACCTGTTAAAATAAGATTGATGAGCACTTCTAAGACAAGATCTGTTTACCTAAAATTATTTCCACAAAGTGAAGAAGTTACTTATTACAGTGACTATCCTTATATAAAATTTGATGAGGATCCAAACCCTGGCAAAGGCCCAGACTATAACTTTATTAACGTTCTTATCCCTGGAAATATCTATATAAAAGCAATGGGTGGTGACTATGATGGTGATATGTTGTATATGAGAGGTTTATTTACGAAAGAAGCCAATCAAGAAGCTGCTAAACTTATTAAAGGTAAAGGTAATTTTCTTGGAGCATCTGGTGAACCAACTCGTGGTATAGGAGCTATTGGCAAGGAAGCAAGTATGGCATTATTCGAATTAACAAAAGAAGGAAAATAATTCCTTCTTTTTTATTTTTTCAAGTAATTTTTTATATTAAAGTTCATTCAACTATATATTATAGTTATAAGGAGATGAAAATATGAAAAAAACATTAGAAGAATTTAAAAAAATGCTTCCACCAGAATTTTTGTATATATCTGGATTTGATAATGGGATGCAATCCAAAGTTAAAATAAAAAATAAATTAACTGGTAAAATACATAATATTAAAGCTGAAAATTATATATATTTAAATCCAAAATCAAATAGAGTATCTGAAAAAATGATTATTGAAGAATGTGAAAAAAGAAACTATAAATTTATAAAAAGAAAAAAGACAAAAATAGTAATAGAATTTGAAAATAAGAATTATGAGATTTATCTTAATAACTTTATGAATGGAATGGAACCAAAAGAAATTTCAGTTAAAAAAACAAGTTTAAAAAAAATAGAAAATTCTAGAAAAAATTTTATTAAAAAATCTGAAAGAGATGATATTGAGGACTACAAAATATTAGAATTTTCTGGAATGAAAAAACCAATGAATGTTAAGCATTTACCAACAAATACAATTCATAAAATTAAGAACCCACAAATTTTTTCAAAAGGTGGGTACCGAGATTTTCCATGGGATCTAGAAAAGAAGCAAAAGAAAATCCAAGAAGAATTTTTAGAAAAATTTGATACTTTAAAAGATTCTAAAGATTATGAAATCATTAATAGGGATAAATTATTTTATAAAAATAACAAAACTTCTATTAGAATAAAACATATAGAATGTGGTAATATATTTTTAGCAAATCCAGGAAATTTTTTAAATTTAAATAATAGGTGTCCATACTGTGCGTTAAAAAATAAATCAGGTCAAGAAATAGAAGTTCTTGAATTTATTAAAGAAATATATTCAGGAACTATTGAACATAACTATAAATTAAATAATGAAATAGAGTTAGATATTTACCTTCCAGATTTAAAACTCGCAATCGAATATAATGGTCTTTATTGGCATTCAGAAAAAAATGGTAGAGACAAAACATATCATTTAAATAAAACGAATAAATGCAAAGAAAATAATATTAGGTTGATTCATATATTTGAAGATGAGTGGGTAAATAAAAATGACATAGTTAAATCTAAATTAACACATATTTTAGAATTGAATAAAAATAGTAAAATATATGCTAGAAAATGTAATATAAAACAAATATCAACTAAAGATAAGAATAAATTTCTTAATGAAAACCATATTCAAGGTGAAGATAAAAGTGGAGTAAGACTTGGTCTATATTACAATAATTTACTGGTCTCAGTTATGACATTCTCACGTCCTAGAAGTGGTATTGGGAAAAATACAAAAAAAGAAAATATGTATGAATTAGTTAGATTTGCATCTGACAAAAACAAAATAGTTATAGGTGCATTTAGTAAGTTACTAAAACATTTTTTAAGAAACTATGAATTCGACAGAATAATAACGTATGCGGATTTAAGATGGAGTATTGAATCAAATATTTATGAAAAGACTGGATTTGTTCTAAAAAGACAAACAGAACCAAATTATTGGTATGCTGATAGAAATTACAGGTATCATAGGTACGGCTTCAGAAAGCAATTATTAAAAGAAAAATTTCCAGAATTATATGATTCATCATTAACTGAATTTGAAATAATGGACCAAACTAATTATAACAGAATTTGGGATTGCGGAAATTTAGTTTATGAATTAAAGAAAGAAGGAAAATAATTCCTTCTTTTTTCTTTTATGTTCTAGTTAAACAATAAATTATAATCCGATATAGAAAGGAAGAGAAGTTTTGTCTAAGATAAAAGTACAACCTGGACAGTCAATTGATGATGTAATTAAGCAATTTAATCAAAAGGTTAGAAGATCTGGTAAGATGCAAGATGTTAAGAAACATAATTACTATGAAAAACCTGGTGTCCAAAAAAGAAATAGAATTAAAGAAGCAAAAAGAAACAGTCAACGCAATAAAAACTACTAATATAACTAGATTATCTAGTTATATTTTTTAAAGAAGTTTCTATAAATATATTATTATACCTCTAGCATTGTGAACCTTAAAATTTAAAAGTTTAAAATTAAATGAACATAATTATATGACAGTAGTTATTTTAAAATTTTAAAAAATGATTTCAATTATTAAACAAATTAATATAAGCACTAAGAAAGGATGATTGTTATGATGTTAATAAATTTCTTATCAACAAAACAAAGTTATCAAAACAATGTAGCAGTCATTGGCGGAGCCGTATCGCAAAATTTTGATCCTCGTTTAGAGGGGACAGCATGGGAACTCGGACAGCTTTTATTAGTGCGCAATAAAATTGATATTGTATAATATACTATAGCGGTGGCTATAGTTGCCGAAGGCAGTACAGTATTTATTAAGTTCGTTCTAATAAAAGATAATCCAATGGATTATCTTTATTTTAAATCAGTTTTTAAACATATATAATAATTTTGCAATTAGGAGTTACTAAATTGGATCCTTAGCTCAGTTGGTCAGAGCATCCGGCCCATAACCGGGCGGTCGAAGGTTCGAGCCCTTCAGGATCCACCATATCGCCTTTTAGGCGGCCAAACGGATTATCTGTGGTCCACTAATATTTAAAAACAAAATATAGAAACGCTCCCTTGAGAGCAGGTTATTATCGAAAGAGGAATAACCACAAAAAAACACAGAAAACCTTGGGATTAGCCACGCAGAGCCAAGAGTATTCCGAGGCCATATATGATAAATTATATAATATAATATTATATCTGCGTGCAAGCGAACTTTACTGCTGAGCAAGCTGAAGACTTATAATGAAGGCAGTTGATGATTCTAATGTGTTTGGCCAACACAAAATTTGTCTTTGAGGGAAAAATATCTAGAGTTGTCATTTAAGATGGGAGCACGTACAAAGGTAATGGGGTACGTAGCAGTAAGTCTAGAGGTGGGCTGACTTATAAATATTGCGGGGTAGAGCAGCGGAGTGCTCGTCAGCCTCATAAGCTGAAGGTCGTGAGTTCGAATCTCACCCCCGCAACCAGAAGAGGGAGAATAAAAAATGCGGTGATAATACTTGCAGGTGTTATTGTTGTACATTGGTAGTCCATTTTAAGCTGCAAATTAAAAGGGTTATTTCAGTGTTTCTCAGTTTCTGTATGGAGGAAAGTAAGATACAGACCTAGGTGATCTCTATTGGGAGGTTAATAGAGATGGAAGCGGAATATCACCTTGGATAACAAGTGAGAATATTCCATTCTTTTTAAAAGAAAAAAATTTTTAATTTATTATTAAACAAATAAATATAAATATTTATGGGGGTGTGGCGGAATGGTAGACGCGACGGGCTTAAAACCCGTTGGGCATTGGCTCGTGGGAGTTCAAGTCTCCCCACCCCTACCATTTGTTTAAAAACCAGGCTATGCTATACTTACTTCTAATTGGTAAAAGATAGTTATGTAATTACCTGGATTTAATATATTTATAATTCCGGCTATAGAGATGGGCGCGTTGAAAAATAAAGAAAATCTCGAGTTACTTCTATTTTATAATATGATGAGAGGAATCTCTACGGAGATTCTACAATTTGTATTACAACGTTTTTTGAATCTCAAATACTTACCGGATTATTATAAGCAGGCTATTTATATACTTACTTCTAATATAATACAATAATATAATAGTTGTAAAATTACCTGTAAAATTTGATTTTAATACTGGCTATCTAATATCATACTTCTAATAAGATCGTTGGTTCGAATCCAACATTCGCTCCGTAACACGAGCGATTAGGGTGATAAAAGGATATAGACTTACCAGTTTAAATTATATTTATAACGCTTGGCTATATTGTGTCTTACTTCTATTAGGGACTAAGGGTTGTTGGTTCGAATCCAGCCATGACCACGGTCATGTAGCTCAACTGGTAGAGCATTAGTAAAGATAGATAAATACTTTCCAAGCATTATTTTGTTAAAAATTAAGGCTATTCAATTTACTTACTTCTAGGGGGTATCCCCACCAATCCGTTAAATTGACTTCAGTGATGAAATTACCTTATTTTTATAAATGCAATTCTGATTGTGTACTTATTTATGCTTTTAACACTCTACTTAAGAAAAATAATTTGACTAGGAATCAAACCAATCAGATTTTGTATATTTACAATTGCCGGCTATAATATACTTACTTCTAAAAACTCAAATGGATGAATAAAAGTTATTTAATTACCGGCTTTCTTTCGTTAATACACCTGGCTATCTTTTAGCTTACTTCTAATAGATCGAAAGATCCGGAGATCATGGGTTTCCTATGATCCTGGACCTACTACAAATTAGTTAAAGCATTCCCAGGTTATTATAAAAAATTTATCGGTCAATGAGGCCAGAAAAGGAGAACAAAAATGAAGAAAGAAATTAAAGAATTATTGTTAGTAAAAGGTTACGTAGCAACTAGTTCAACTCCAAGTACCGAAGGTGTGGGAGAGACACTTATCGGAAAATTATTAGAAAGTTTTGCAAGTGTTGGTTATATTCTTGATACTGAAAGTATCGAAAAAATCTCAACATTTAGTGAACAAGATTTGGCAGAGTTCTATAGTTCAACATTTGGACTATTGAAACAAAGCAAGGGAGATCACGTTCAACATGTGACTTTCTATAAAAACTTCCCAGAGGATGTTTACAACCTTGAGGAAGGCCAATGGTATTTTAATGCAATCATGCATTATTTAACTGGTGGAGAATTCAAACTATCAGACTTCCAAGATGAGCAACATCGTTTGCCATTTGATGAAAAGACAAAACCTCGTGTGTTGTCAGTAATCACAATGGAAGAAACTGATAAAGTTCTTGCACAAATCTCTGTTGATTTCTTAAGCTCACGTACTAGTATCTCTGATGCTAATAAAGAACGTGTTCTTGAATTAATCAACACATATGGCGCAAAAGCTCTTCCAGAAGAAGTACCTATGAAAGAAAATCTGGCTTTTGTAACTTCTTATTTCATTAATCATAAAGATACAACAGTTCTCGACAGAGATACTAAAGCATCTTATATGACAAAATGGTTTGAAAAAGCTCAAGTCAATGATGTCTTACGCCTTGCTGCATCACTATCAAATGGTGATGAAACGCTTACTGAAAACACTCGATTCAAAAATTTCAATCGTTCTACTCGTAGAACATTGTTATCTTTAATCGATGCAGTAGCAAGCAAGAAAAACGTTACTGAGGATATGAAACGTTACCAAGGTCAATGGACTCGTTTAGGAGAAAGACTTCACCCAGGTGAATATTCTAAACGTTATACAAAGGCTTTCAAAGCGTTCCAAAAACTTAGAAACGAAAATGAGTATGGAAAAATTCGTACTTTCAATTCTAATCTTGAAAAAGCATTAGCTGAGAGAGATACTGAATCTGTACTTAAAATGTTGAAATCAAGACCTGGTGAATTTGCTAGAAAGCTTGACTTACTAGTCAGAGAAGCTGGATTTGATACAAAAGCAGTTTTAGAAGCATTTGGAGAAGTTGGAAAAGAAGTGGCTAGTCCAGTACTTATTCAATTATTCGAACACTTTGAAGACAGACTTGAACAAAAAGACAAGAGAGTATTCGTACTCAAAGGTAAATCTTCAAAAGTTAAAGTCATCGACAATAACTTAGGAGCTCTTGCACCTGAACTTGTTCTTAACATTCAAGACTCTGTTAAGACTGCATTGCGTAATGCATACGCAGAACGTGAAGAAATGGGTAAAGTCTACATTTCGGAAGAAATGAAAAACTATGCTCTACCTACTGATGAAAGAACTGCTTCTGATGGAGTGAAAATTCCAGCTAAAGGTAGTAAATTCAAAATAGAAGGTAAAAACGTTCGATTCTTCACTTATTGGCATACGCCAGGACAACGTACTGACATTGATACCGCTGCATTGTTCTACGATGAAAACGGTAAATATATTGGTGAAGTTAGCTGGCATAGTTATAGTCGTGATTACAGCACAGTCGTAACTCACTCAGGTGACATCGTAGATGGAAGCCGCGGAGCAAGTGAATTCATTGACGTAAAACTTGATGAAGCATTTGCACAAGGTATTCATTACATTGCGTTGACAAATAATGTCTTTAGCGGCCCACAATTCAAGGAATTCCATGAAGTCTTTGGTGGATTTATGCCTAGAGAAGAATTAACTAAAGGTAAAACTTTTGACCCTAAAACGGTTGAAAATATCTTTAGAATGACTTCTCCTTCAGGATCAGCGATAAGTTATCTTATCAATCTTGAAGAAAAAGAAGTTGTTTGGTTAGATGTGAATATGCATGCTAACCGTTCTACACGAGTTGCAACATCTCAAAGTGACGCAATCTTCGACCATATTCGTTCTTACATCGATCGTAACAGATTGAGTGTATACGATATCTTTGTGCTAAATGCCGAAGCTCGTGGTGAAATTGTTGATAACCGAGAAGATGCAGACATAGTGATTGCGGAAGATGGAGACATCACTCCGTATGACCTAGAAAAGATTGCAACTTACATGTAAATAACAAGGGCGGGTTCGCCTGCCCTTACTTTTGGCCTATTGGTGAAGAGGTTAACACACCAGGTTTTCATCCTGGCATTCGCAGGTTCAAGTCCTGTATAGGTCACCAAATTAGTATATAATATCTTATTGGTACAGATATCTATATAAATTCAGTAGGCAAACTTTTTATATTTGTCTACGTTGTAGGGGTGTAGCCAAGTTGGTTAAGGCATCGGACTTTGACTCCGAGATCCCTAGTTCGAATCTAGGCATCCCTGCCATTAATAAAAGGAGGAATTATGAAAGATTTAGTAGCTATGACAGAAGATAGTATTTATTTAACATGTAAATGTGGATGCACTATTTTTAGAATATTTGATCTAGAAGATGGTGAATATTATATTGATGTCTATCATGGCGTTGGAAATAAACCATTGTCAAAAAGAAATATGAAGAAGCTAAGAAATTTTATACTTACTAAAGAGGAAATGCTATATTTAGTAGAGGCTGTTGATAATAGAAAAAATCATGTTACAATTGATAAAATTGATCTTGATATTGAAGACATTGTAATGCTTACAGTTAATAAAGATCAAATAAAATTTGTTTTTAAGAGAGATGGTTGGACTAATGATGCAGATTATTACTTTGATATCTTTGATATCATCACTAGAAACAAATTTAAAAAGGAAATATATTTAGCAGGTATAATAATGACAGAAGACCAAGTTGCAAAATTTGGTGAATATTTAAAAGAGTTTATTAAATAAACTCTAATTGCTGGTGTAGCTCAGCAGGCCAGAGCGCGTCACTTGTAATGACGATGTCGCGGGTTCAATTCCTGCCACCAGCTCCACCTCAAGAAGTTTTTTCCGCACCGATTATGAGAACAATTTTTTATCTTATAATAGGAGGAAAATAATGAAATATACAGAAAAAGAATTTAAAGAAAAAGTGTTATCTATGAAGCCATGGATAAAAGAAATTAAAGAAAATTTTATCAATACCAAACAAAAGATGACTGTAGTGTGTCATAATGGGCATGAAAACACTATTCTAGCTGCGAGTTTAGTTAGGGAAGGTAGATTAAACCAGTGTCCAAAATGCAGAGTAGAAACAGAAGAAGATTATAAGAAGCATCCAAAATTATGTGAGTATTGTGGAAAACCAATTAAATTTGATACTACAGCTAACTATACTAGAGCTAAAAAATTCTGCTCTCAAAGTTGCTCTGCTAAGAAAAATAATTCTAAAAGAGCAGAAAAAAAAGTTTGTTTAAATTGTGGTAAGGAGCTTAAGACACGGTATCAAAAAAAATTTTGTGATATTAAATGTCAAAATGATTACAAATATAATAATTGAATTAATTCATGGTTATCTGGAGATATTGAAAAAAATATTGGAAATGGTTTTAAAATATCTCCATATATTCGTAAATATCTTTATAAAAAATACAATAACTCATGTGCGATTTGTAATTGGAATTCAGTTAATCCTCATACAGGAAATATTCCACTAGAAGTGGAACATATTGATGGAAATTATAAAAATAATAAAGAGGAAAATCTTACATTACTATGCCCAAATTGCCATAGTCTTACAGCAACTTATAAAGGTGCTAATAAAGGAAATGGAAGAGAGCATAGAAGAAAGAAAGCTAAATAAATTTAGCTTCTCAGCCTAGGTATCCCAACTGGTAGAGGAACTAGTCTTAGAAACTAGACAGTGTGGGTTCGAATCCCACCCTAGGCACCATATATAGGAATATAGGCAAATTGATAAAGTCAGCGCCCGTAGGGCCGTGTCAAGTGGGTATATATACGATTAATTGATAATAACTGCAGATAAAACAATTAGGACATGTGTATTTCACTTGAAGTGAAGGTTTGAATCCTTCTATTCCTACCATGAATAAAACTAAGAAGAAGAAAATGGCGGATAATATACTACTTGCAAGAGTATACCGCAGAAACCCTCAGAGACTTTGAAACCCGGGACTAGATAAAGTGCTAGAGTGGAATAATTATGCTTTTTGGTTTTACTGATGTGGTATTTCTATCACCTTTCTATAGGACGGAAACTAAGTCGGAGTTTCGCATATAGTGTCTTAACTGATATTATTTGTAAGGAGAGCAAAGCTCTCACCGCATTTTGGGTAGGTAGCGAAGTGGTTAAACGCGGCAGACTGTAAATCTGCTCCCTCACGGGTACGTTGGTTCAAATCCAACCCTGCCCACCATTAAAAGTAATTAAGCATGACCTACCGTAAGCACTCAAGGGGGTAGGATAAATATACTCTCAGTTGTTAATCTTAACCTGACCAGGAGATTAATGCGAGGAGAAGGGTCAACTCATGCTTAATATATATGGACCTGTAGCTCAGTTGGTAGAGCACATGCCTGAAGAGCATGGTGTCGATAGTTCAATTTCAGTATTCCCTACCAAAGGAAGTGTAGTTTAATGGCAGAACTCACGACTGATAATCGTGCAATGGAAGTTCAATTCTTCCCATTTCCACCAAAATATCTATAAATCCGAAAGGATTTTGAAATTATGAAGGCCAGATATTCTGCTTTGTAATTTCTTTAAAATGGGCTTGTAGCTCAGCTGGGAGAGCGCCTGCCTTGCACGCAGGAGGTTGTGGGATCGTTCCCCATCGAGTCCACCAATGATATTTGACCTTCGCCTAGCTCTGAAGAAGCTAGTAAAAGAAAATAATAACAAAGAAAATTATTTTGAATTTGGTCAAGTTCAGAATATAGTATTTTTGTGGCGGAATTCATTATATATGGGTCTAGGGAATGCTTGGGGTGTTCACCTGTCTTGCACACAGGAATTCAGCGGGGTTCGAATCCCCGTAGATCCACCAAATGCTCGTTTAGCTCAGCGGGAGAGCGCCTGGCTTACATCCAGGATGTCGGAGGTTCAATCCCTTCAACGAGCACCATATCATGGCTCCATAGCTCAGTTGGTAGAGCACGTGACTGTTAATCACGGTGTCGCAGGATCGTGACCTGCTGGGGCCGCCATATACTACGGGGAGTGGCCAAGTTTGGTAAGGCGCCTGGTTTGGGACCAGGAGATTTCGCAGGTTCAAATCCTGTCTCCCCGACCATTTAAATTATTATTATTATCGGGAGTTTGGTGCAATGGTAGCATGCCGCTCTCCAAAAGCGTTGATAAGGGTTCAAATCCTTTAACTCCCGCCAAAAATATTTGGAAGGAAAACTGCAGCGGCCTGTAGGACAGTCTTGAAAACTGATCGTACCTTTACGGGTATGGGGATCGACACCTCTTCCTTCCGCCAAAATATGCAGATATCGTCTAATGGTAAGACCTAAGACTTCCAATCTTACAATGTCGGTTCGATCCCGACTATCTGCTCCATATGCTCATTTAGAGCGCCAAATTAAAGGGAATATGCTACATGGAGGTAACAACTTATGAAAAATTCCTTTAAATCTACATTACTGTCGTGTTAAAATGGAAATAATCACAGGTGGAGTAATACAAACCATCAAAAATAGTACCCGATACCAGGCGGAGTCGGTTTCCATACAAGGTCCTGAGGTGTAACGGTTTTGCATCTCTGACTGTCACTCAGAGGGTAGCGGGTTCAACTCCCGTCAGGACCGCCATATGGCCAATATACGTGAGGAGTGGCATCCATTAGCGTTACTGAGGGGAATCTCAGTTAGGTCTCCAAAACAAGCCAAAGTCGTCCAGAAAAGGGCGCATTTTTTCCTGGCTATGTATATACTTACTTCTTTCTTTGGCTGACACCCAAAACCGTAAATTAGTTGTATACTTTCCAGGAAGCCGTTATTGGTTCAGGGTGTAATCTACCGTCCACTCCTTAAATGGAAAGAAACCCACGGGGAAATTCCCAGTATTATGGTAGTAGAAGGCAAAAGCGGCTAGCCTTCATCTAACTAGTTCCGTACAGTTATAAAACTTCCACGGAGGATCAAGGCACGATCCAAACAGGTTGTCTCTAGTTGGTCTACTAGAAATAGTAACAAAGATCAATATACGTTGTCCAGCGTCATGACAGAGTCAGGTTCTATATCCGAGCCATGGGTGGAAAACCCGAACTAAAGATACTATAAAGCCAAGACTCCCGGAACCTTAATTGGACTTGGTTAACCGGGGAAGCGGATAGAATAGTGCGGCAAGCTATTCAACCTTGATAGTAGGTTTACCAAACTATCCTTGATGGATGTAAAGAGAATCATCCGTAAATGACTTGAAAGAGTTATGTCCTTCATTCCAGGGACGTTAAGCAAACACATACAGAGACTCACAAGCCTTGTAGCTTCCAGAGGTGACCTGGTTGGAATGAGAGCATATCGCCGAAGAGGAATTACTCTTCACATAAAAATGTAATAGTGTAGATTGTAGCACGCCAGCTCAGAACTGGTATCGGAGCCTAACGAACTTCTTGCATTGAAAATACTATATGGGCGATATAGTCGGAATAGAGACTCTAAACCTATCTCAGGCGGACCGAAAAGTCCTAAAAAGTCTAGCCTGAGCACGCTTTTAACTGCTCAATTTAAGCTAGTAGTAATAAAGGGATTTGCTCCTTTTATCAACACTAAGCAACACTAAAAAAGGAGGAAACACCCTAATGAATGGAACTGTAAAATGGTTTAATGCTGAGAAAGGCTTTGGTTTTATCACAGCAGAAGACGGAAAAGATGTATTCGTACATTTCACAAACATCGTAGCAGAAGGTTTCAAGACACTTGAAGAAGGTCAAGCGGTAACGTTTGAAACTCAAGAGTCTGACCGTGGTCTACAAGCAGTTGAAGTTACTGTAGTTCAGTAATCAAACTTAACATTAAAGGTTGCTCTTTCTAGAGTAAACCTTTATTTATGGGAAGATAGCAAAACGGTTATGCACACGACTTTTAATCGTGATTACGGTGGGTTCGACTCCCCCTCTTCCTACCATTAAGACGAACAAAAATCGAACTTATTTTATAGAACAAATAATTAATACTATAAAATAAGGAGGATTTTTTTTTTATGAATAAATCTATAGTTGATAATATTCTAGATGAGGATTTTATAGAACTAGTTAGTAAATCTATATCCATAAATGAATTAGCTTTAAAAATGGGTTACAAAAATGCACCAGGATTAAATACTAGAAATAAAATAAACAATAGGATAGAGAGTTTAAATATTAGTTTAAAGGATAGGCCATCTCTTTCATTGGAAGAAAGAAAAAGCAAACAATTAAAAGACTTAAAGAATTATAAAAAAATAGGAGATATAGGCGAAAATTATTTTAAATATGAGTGTGCTAAATTTGATATACTAAACGCCCAAGTTTTGGGAGATAATTCACCTTATGAATTTATAATAGAGCTAAATAAAAAACTCTATAGGGTACAAGTAAAAACCTCAACAGTTGATACTGGTAGCACTATAATTTTTTCAACAAGTCAATCACAGCTAGTTAATGGTGTTTATAGAAGTGGTAAATATGAAAAAGGTTCATTTGAGTTTTATTATCTTTTTAGTACTACAAGAGAGGAAGGTTATCTAGTTCCTTTTAGTGAAGCAGGCGTTTCAAGTACATCTATAAGATATAAGGAATCATATAACAATCAATCTAAAAATATTAAAATGGCAGAAGACTATTTATTTGAAAATATTATAAAAGATCTACTGTAAATAGTAGATCTTTTTTATAAAACTATTTTCACTTATATATTATAACTTTGTATACGGGGGTGTAATGGTTTCGACAGGATGAATGAAATTAGATAAGCATAGCGAGCGATGACGTAATCATCAAACAAAATATAAACGCAAACACACAAGAATTAGCTTTCGCCTAAGAAGAGGTCGAACGTTACTATAATATCGTCTGAGTATTATATCTAACGCCAGTTATCAGACTGTTTATACTTGCGGTACTCCGAGCAGTATAAGAAATAAGGGGAGTTATATACACTTGATTTTAGAATATTGTTATCAGTGTACGAAAATCAAACAATAATCTAACTATGTAGAAAGTCTAATGAATTTTGTTTTGGACAGGGGTTCGACTCCCCTCACCTCCACCAATAAAAAGAAAGGAAGTTTTGTATGGAAATAGAAGCTCTATTATTAAAAACAGATCAAGTATTACCTTCAAGAAATTTTTATCTGTATGAATTAGTGAAGAAATGTATTGAAGATGAATCCATACAAAATAAGATTTCAAATAATATACTGTATGGAGAGGCAGATACACCGGATTCTTATGAAGAATTAATTAAGTTTAATTTAAACCGTGTAACGCATTCAATAAAAAATCTCTATTTCAAAGATAAAGATTTGTATGGAATTATTGAGATACTCCCAACAAAAATAGGGAAAGATTTAGAAAATTTAATAAAGCAAGGTGTAAATCCTAAGTTCACTATTAGAGCAGTTGGTAATATTGACAGAATTAATGGTGTTAATTGGATTTCAGATTTAAAAATTATAACTTTTGACTGGATATTATAGGAGAGAAAATGGAAAAATTAGACAAATTTATAGAAATACTAAAACAAAAAGAGTACGAAAAGTTTGGAAGCAATCGTCCAGTACTTATGGATGATGGACGAATAAAAATGCTTATGGATCTAGATATGCATCTAGATGGTCCAAGCGGTCCAGTTCCTATTGAGACTAGAAATTCTAGATTTCTCTTAAAACTTGGAGAAAATATAATGTTCAAAGCAATAGAAATTGAGTTGGCTTTTGAGGAAGATTTTTCTATGAAGAGATATATTATCTTTGAGTTTAAAGATTTTATAACTGAGATGGATGATGAAACATTTGAATTATTTATAAAATTAAATATGTAAAGGAGAAGATTATGGATAAAATTTATATGATCCGACAATTAAATTCAAGAGAAATAACTGATGAAATGATTTATGAAGGTGGCATATATTTCTATTATGCTACTGATGATCTAGAAAAAATAGAAAATATCATCAAATCTAATTGGTCGGATTTATGGGAAACTGTTTATCCGTATATTGCACTTGTAACTCTTAACTTAAATAGTGTTGGCGCAGTGCATGATCCTATTAGAATATTTGAGTATCAAAGAGAAACTGATACATATAAGGAAGTTGGATACTTCAATATGTTAGTTTCTAAAGAATCGGATCTGGGATTCCAGAAGAAGGAGGAATAATATGGATTATTTATTTAGTGACCCACATTTTAGTCACACAAAACTAAGAATCAAAAGCCGTCCTAAATTTTCCTCTGATGACGAGATGAATGATTATATGTTAAAGCAATATAATTCTGTCATCACACATCCTAGTATCAGAGTATATTGGATGGGAGACTTGGGCGACAAAGCAGCAATAGAAAAATATCTTCCACAAATGAAGGGATATAAAATATTAATACTTGGAAACCATGACAAATATGGAAAAAGTTTCTATCGAAAGTATTTTGATGAAGTCCATGATGCGGGAATATTTTATAATAAGAGAATTTTAATTTCGCATCACCCAATGCCAGTTGAACCGGGAATGATTAATATTCATGGACACACTCATTTAATAAGTCTAACAACTGGACAACACTTTAATGTATGTGTTGAGCATACAGATTATAAACCAGTTCCTATAAAGAAATTTATTGATATGCTTGGACAAATTCCAGGACTGAATAGAAGATTTCTTCAAGAATGGTATAAAGATCAACAAAAACCTGATGGAAGAGATGCGAGTGATTTAGTATTAAAAAATGATGGAAGTATTGATGTTGAGAAAACTAAAGAACTTTGGAAGGAAATAAAACCACAAAGAGTTCTAGATCAATTTGAGGATGAATAAATGAAAAAATATTTAGTAATTAGAGATAATTTAGGACCTCTTGCATTTTTAGAAGTCATAGTTCAGAATATTATTACAGATAGCGTTGGTAAAGAATATTATATATTTAAATTTAATAAATCGTTATATGAGAATATCAGAGATGATGATAATAAATATCATTTTAATACTAAAATAATAAATGGCACGCTTAAATGGAGTAAGTATTTAGGAGATTCTGTTTACTATGATGTAATACAATTAGATAAAGAAAGAACTGATAAAGGTCACTTTCTTCAAGAATTTGAGGATGACGAAACGGCTTTACTATGGTTCAGGTTAAATTAGGAGAAAATAATGAAAAAATATACAGTAGCAGAATATAAATACTATTCAGGTCCTAAATTCCATTGTTTATATAGAATAGATCAACTATACCCTATAAAATATAATGATTATAATGTACTTTATCATGACTATTCTCATGTTTATAATATTAAAGAAGTTTTAGTTGGAAATGAACAGATAAAATTTAAAAAGATTGGTAAAAATTATATGTGGACGTTTGCAGATGGAATAGAAGATTTTAATATTGGATTATTTGAGAAAAGTGAAGGATCTATATTATTAGAATTTGAGGATGACGAATCAGCAAAATTATGGTTTAGATTGAATTATGGAGGATAAGAATTAAATATATTTTATTTAAATCACGACCCAGTTCAGAGTTATCGCAATTATTATGAAGGTGAAAAACTTATTGAAGAGAAAGATATTAAAAGATATTAGATTAAAAGGGGAGTAATATGGAAAAAGAAGTTAGTAAAATTATTCTAGGGCCAGAAATCAGTTTATATATGATAAGTAATAAACAAGACAAAAAGAAAATTATCGAATTTATACATGAATTAGATGGAAGCGCCATTGATATTATTGAAGCAGTAGAATCAAAATATGATTGTAGTTTTCAATCAGAAATCATTGAACATGATATATTTAACTGGAAACAAGAGAAAATATTATGAAAAGAGTTAAATTAGAAATTACAGTTGAAGTTGATGGCAATGAATTTGAAGATTATGAGGAAGAAGATATTCTTAATTATTGTTGCAATGTTTTAGAAGAGAATTTTGAAAGTAAAGACCCAACTGGTTTAGAGAAGAAACTTGTTTGGAAAGAATCAGAAGTGAAAGAGGAATAAATATGACACTAAATGATATATTAGAATCCGGAATACTGAAAGGTAATCTAAAAATAAGTATCTATACCGATGAAGAATCATGGGGAAAACCAGTAGCAGATACACACAATATTGGAGATAATTTTGTGTCCTTAAGTGATTTAATGGAAAATGCAGCGAAAATCCCGATGGACCAAAAATATTTAGGTTATGAAATAAAAGATTTATATGGTCATGGAATTAATTCTATCCATATAAGACTAATAGAGAAAGGAGAAAAATAATGAATACAGCAGAATTATTAGAATTCTTATTAGGCGAATTCTCTAAAAATTTAGATTGTGATGACTATTGGGATGTTGTTAATCTTATGTGTAAAGAAGAAAAGTTCCAAAAATTATTAGACACACTAACATTTGAAGAAATATTTCCACTAGGAAATCTGGATATTTATTCTTATTATATACTAAATAATAAACAAAGAGTCCTTGAAAGCAAAGACTTTATTATCAATCATGCAGATGAAATAGATTTCATATGGGTAACTGAAGACTTTGTAAAAGAATACAACTTAGAACCAGATACAGATATGTGCAATATTTTAGAAATTATTGAACTATATGAAAGTAAAGATCAAATTAACAAAGAAGAGGATGAAAAATAACATGAAGATTTATTTAGCGAACGCCTTGTTTTCAGAGGCAGATCTTATGTACAACTCATTATTATTTGATGAGATGATTGTAAGAGGTCATGAAGTATATGCACCTCAAAAGAACGATGCTATCAATGACAAATCTAATTTTGCAGATAGTATTATGATTTATAATGGCGACAGAGAACAACTTGATTGGGCAGACTGTTTAGTAGCAGTTTTAGATGGACCAGTTGTCGATCCAGGTGTAGCGGCAGAAATTGGTTATTTTGCAGCAAGAGGGAAACTTATTATTGGTTTATATACAGATAGTAGAGATTGCTCAAAAGGTTTTAGTAACACGCAAAAAATCAATGCATTAGATGTACCATTAGAAAATCAATTTAGTTATGTGAATCTATTTGTAGTTGGAGCTATTAAAGAGAATGGCGAAATATTTACAAGTAGAGATCAATTATTAGAATATCTGGAATTTGCAGGTTCAGAAACACCAAAGGTGTAAATATGAAAAGAATTCAAGAGATAAATTCAGAAATAACTAATTTTGTTAAAGAGTTAGAGAGAGAATTAGATAAAGAGTTTAGATCAACTTTTAAATTCTGGGATTCACTCTTTAATATTTCTATAGTTATGGATGATAATGAAATATCTTCTATAAAAATTGAAATATGCGAGTTTAGAAATTCAGCTGTGTTTAATATAGATTCAGATCAAATTCGCATTTATAACTCTGGAAGTATGAACGAAGATTATAAAGAAACAATATTGAAAGTATTAAATAGATTTTAAAATATTCAACCTATGGCACAGACTTAAAACGATACAATGTGGGAACTCTTTAGAGATTCTATAATTGACACTGGTTTGTGAGGAAACTCCGGACTATCACCGAAAGGTTAAAACGGTTCAACGCTGTAGTTTAATAAACTATGGCAGTGCTGGAACAGAGACGAGTTAGATTGGTTCTTTATAGTGCAGGTTTTCTTAATGGCCTGGGGAATGAGTTGGAGAGATGCGAAAGCAATTGCCTAAACTCCATTATAAAGGTAATATATAGTTGAGATATTTCCAATACTAAATGAAACGGCTGGCACTGGCTGGATAGCAACTCAAATTATGGTAGAGGCTTAGATAAATCATAGGATAAACAGAATCCGGGTTATGAATATTTAAAAATATAAAAAGGAGAGATCAATATCAAATATTATATAGGAGACTCCTGGGAATATAGTAACGGTAAAAGTATAGTTAAGGTTACAAAATACGATTACCTTGCTGAAGTTGAGGAAGTGCCTGGGGAAACTAGCAAATTTTTTATAAACCCCTCAAAATACTTCGTTAAAATAATAAGGATATTGGAATTTGGTTCAGACGATTCTAATTGTGCGATAGGGAATAGACTTGGATTTCTCAGTAATAATACACCTGAAATTGTTGATTTACCAGACGATGATTCAGCAATTCTATTGTATAGATTGAGATAAAAGATAAACAGAATCCGGGTTATGAATATTTTATAATATAAAAGAAAGAAGAGAAATTATGACAAGAGAAGATTTTATTAAAACTGTCAGAGTGCCAATGCCTGGTGTTCTGAAAGGGATAAAATTAAATTACAGCCCACTTCAAGAATCTGTTATTAAGAGTTTTGATAAGGGTGAAAATTTCATATTAATAAGTCCGAGGCAAAGTGGTCGCTCTACTTCAATAATACTAAATCTAATTTATGACCTTTTTAGTAATACTTGTTGGAATGATACGATTGTAATTTCCAGAACAATGCACGATAATATGATGATATTATTGAAAATAAAAGAAATTATACAATTAAACTCTTTTATTAATAATATTACCATAAAAAGGAACATGATAACTAACGGTCGTCAAAAGATTCATTTTAAAACTGCAAATGCGGTTGATAAGATGACATCAGATGAAAGACTAGGGAAAAGGTTAGTTGTTTCTGACGCAGCATTTATTCCAGATGGAAATCCTTATATCTCAATGCTTGAGGGATGGGATGCTATTATAATGGAAACAGTTGCAGGACCAACTAATAAGTTTAACTCTATATTCTTAAAGAATCTAATTGATTTTAAAGGAGTAGGAATGTTCAACATTATTAAGTATACCTGGAAAAAACTTGGGTTTAGTAAAAAGTGGTTTGACACGCAGAAGAAATTATTCGGCAAGAATAAAAATATTTTTAAAAGAGAAATACTCTTAAAATGGGTATAAAATAAATATAGACAAATATACAGGAAGAAGATGATACATCATGAAAGAGAGAGTCTATAATTCATTCACTTATGGTCGTATAAGCGAACAGAAAGTGTTTGAAATAATTGCAGACAGTATCGAAAATAATCCGCCAGATACATTCAAAATTTATATTGGAACTGATAGTCAACAATATAGTAACACTAGCGTTTCGAACGTTATTGTATTATATCGAAAAGGCAAAGGCGCAATATTCTTCTGGTTAAATGGAGTTGAAAAGAAATTCCATACGTTAAGAGATAGGATGTATCATGAAGCTACACAAAGTATTCAAACTGGTGAAAGGTTATTGAAATATTTATTCAATAGAGATCTTGATTTTAAGATTACTATCGATATTGACATCGGTGAAAATGGACCGACTTCTGCGTTCATATCTGAAATTACAGGATATGTTGAAGCTTACGGATTTGATTATAGAATCAAACCAGATAGTTTAGCTGCATCAACTGTAGCGGATAGATTTAGTAAAAGAAGAAGATAACTCTTCTTCTACATGGTAACTATGGCGAAGTGGTTAACGCACCGGATTGTGACTCCGGCATCGAGGGTTCAATTCCCTCTAGTTACCCCATCTCATAAGACATTTTCTTTCCCAAATATGAGAACAACTATTTAAAAGGAGGAAATAAAATGACAAAAGTAAAAGTAGAATGTGGGAAATGTGGTAAGCCATTTAATGTACCTTTAAAGAAATATAATGCATATATTAAAAATGGTTACAATTTTTATTGTTCTGATACGTGTCGAAAGAATAAAGGTAAAATTCAAAAAACATGTGCATCATGTGGGAAGATTATATATCGTACTCAATCCCAGATAAATAAAACAAAACATGGAAATGTATTCTGTAATAAAAGTTGTTCAGCTAGTTATACAAATAAATTAAATATAAGAACAGGTGAAAATCATCCAAATTATATAAATGGCTCTAACGGATATAGAGAAAGAGCATTAAAAGTATATATCCACAAATGTGCTGTTTGTGGCTGGGATAAAGATAATAGAATTTTGGAAGTTCACCATATAGATTCTAATAGAGATAACAATAGTCTAGAGAATCTAATTGTTTTATGCCCTATATGCCATAGAAAAATAACATTGGGATTACATGAATTAAAAAATAGAAAAATATTATTAGAAAAATGCGCCGATAGCTCAGCTGAATAGAGTATCTGACTACGAATCAGAGGGTCGTAGGTTTGAATCCTACTCGGCGTGCCAAAATAATATTATAAAAAATGTAATAGAAAATCTTAAACAATAAATTTTAGACTCACATTAATCTTCTTTATCTCGACCTAAGCAAGTCGTTAAAAGTCAAATAAATTTAAAGGAGATTAATGCTATGAGTTATACTGTACAACCAGTTGTTAACAGAACGGATCTAAAACCTAAAACTTTTAAATCGGAAAAATCCGCACTTCGTTTCATGCTTAAAGTCCTAGATCAACATAATCTACAAGTTCGAAATATTATTGAACGACCAGATTCTGTTGAGGAATATGTGTGTGAAGACAGTGCATCTAGAATTATTATGTATCCTGTTCAATAGCAACAAAAGGTAAAGTAGTAGTGATGGAAGGGTCCAAGGTTAAGCGGTAGAACTTTGCAAACCAGGATAAGAGGAGAAGACGAAGCTTCTCAACGAGATAAGTTCAACTCCATCATTAACTTACCTAATTTTCAAAAATTCGTCAAAAATATATGGCAGTGTAGCTTAGATGGTCAAAGCACGGAGCTCATACCTCCGGGAGCGTTGGTTCAAGTCCAACCACTGCTACCATATGCGGGTAGTTTTATGAGTAGAACAGATGCATGAATTCTAGATGCTTCATGTAGAAGGAGTACGGTGCAATGCCGTTTCCCCGCTCCATTTTTAAAGAAAGGAAATAAAATTATGTATGACAAAGAAAATGCAATTACTGCACAAAAACTTCTTAATGGAGAAACTTGTTTAGTTCAAGGTTTTGGAAATTCTATGACCCCAATCTTGAAATCTGGTCAAGTTTGTGAAGTATCTCCAATTGAAGATTATTCATCTTTAAATAAGGGCGATATTGTTTTGTGCAAAGTAAGAGGACACCATTATTTACATTTGATTTCAGCAATTAAAGGTAATCAATTTCAGATTAGTAATAACCATAAACATGTTAATGGTTGGGTTACTAAAAAGAATATATATGGTAAAGTAACAAAAATCCTCTAGGATTTGCATCTAATCGGAAGATAGCTGAGTAGGTTCAAGCGCCGGACTGAAAATCCGGAGTAGGTGAGTTCAATTCTCACTCTTCCGGCCATCATTAAGAAATAAGAAATAAAATATATTAAAGGATGTAATCTATTGTAGCGACTATAAATAAAAAGTTTCAAGTGCAGGTCGTTATGCTGTGCTTTGGTCCCAGCCAGTGGATTACAGATGTGAACAAAGTCCAGGGAGTTCATATTATGGTAAGGGAGATTACATTCCTTAGAAATGGTATGAGGGAACATTTCTGAGTATGGACAAATTTAAAAGAAAAATTTTCTTTTAAACATATAATTTATACTATGATGTGGATAGTATCCACACGTAGTTAATAAAATGGCGTGCCAATGCCTCAAACCTGAGCCAGACGAATGGACTGTCAAACCATCGACTATATTGTCGGGGCTATTGAAAAGAGACCCAGAGATTCCCGCTATTGCAGCCAGGGAATTGCTCTTTTCTCCTTCTAGGAATTTATATTAGTCTTATTAGAACAATCTATTTGGAAGTTTATTCTAATAATATTACTATAAAAAGGAGAGTGTAAAAATGTTTTTCAGTATGAATTTAATGGACATTGAAGTAATGAGAATGTCAAGGGAGGATCAATCTAGATCATTATTCTCAATTCTAAGACATATGAGATTATACGGTCCAGACAACATCAAGAATAATAGAATCTAGTTTCACTAGGTTGTTTATTTGGAGAAGTACCCAAGAGGCTGAAGGGGCTCCCCTGCTAAGGGAGTAGACCGGTTAATATCCGGTGCGTGGGTTCGAATCCCACCTTCTCCGCCATATAGACCAATTAGCCAAGTGGTAAGGCAAGGGACTGCAACTCCCTGAGCACCAGTTCGAATCTGGTATTGGCCTCCAAAATATTTAAAATATTTATAACAATTATTTAAATAATAAGAAAAAAATGTAAGGGTAAACATGCAGTAATGTATGGGCACAAAGTCATGGGTCCCTAAGGGATCGCCAGACTACCATTTAATTCTAAAAAAAAATTAGAAAAGGATGGTAAAAGATTATGAAAAAATTAAAAAGAAAAGTAGTATCAGCATTTATCGTAATGATATTTGCATTTGTATCGACAGTGGGGGTAACATATGCTTGGTGGAATATGCTTACACAGACAGAAAGTGAAACAATTACTCTTGGTGAAGGGGACGAACTAATTGTAAGCGAAACAACAACAGGATCTGGCATTTTAATTCCAGATACTCAAACAGCAACAGGTAATGAAGTAACTTCAATTACCTACGTTTATGAAGTTTCTATAAATAATGAGGCTCTTGAAGCAGGCGCTACACATTTAACAGTTAATATTGAAAATGTTTTAATCGGTGGTAGCTCAGATTATAGCAGTTTAGTAAATTTTAATATTACCAACGAAACATATACGTTTGAAAGTACTGGAGCAATTGCAGTTAGCGTGAAAGTCACATTAACTGAACCACCTAGTCAAACAGTATATGATGCAATTAAAAATAAAGATATTATATTTGATATAGTTTTTACTATAGCCTAACAAATAGTAACAACATGATGAGAAAAATTATATTATTTTTACTTGTCTATCTTTTTGTATTATTTGCTGGTATAACAACGACTTATGCATATTGGAATATCTCCAATTATAGCATGACTAATTCACTAACTATAGGTGAGTGGTTTTATGCTCCTGTATGGGAACCAAATCCAGAAGAACCCTATGAAGAAGGCGATGTTGTATACTGGGAAGGCAATTATTACGTAAGAACTGGAAAAGGTAAAGGCAATCAGAATGCCGAACCTGGAAATCCGGGAAGTTGGAATTTCTGGGATGAACAAGATTAATTAAAATTAAGATCTTCGGGTCTTAATTTTTTTTATATGTATATATTATAATCATGAGTTTATGAGACTTTAATATAATAGAATGAAAGGAACAGGTTATTATGGGAATACATGAAGGTATATTAAAATATAATGAAATGGTTTCAGAAAAAATGAAAGAGCTTTCACCTGTAATAAGTTGGAGGTTAGAGTTCAAAGAGGTAGAAGTGTTAAATAATTCAACTAAGATTTATTTTGATTTAAATGAAAGTAAATTATCTGTTGGAGAATATGTGAAGATCATGAAAAATATAGTATTATTATTTCCATTTCTAAAACATCAAGAGACCTTACAATTTCCAAATCTTGCTGATTATAGAGAATTATTTATGGAAATTAAATTAGAATATGAAGATGAATTTGACCGTATATTAGAAGAGATGGATATTGACAGTGTTAAATTATTATTAAAACTAAGAGAATAGGAGAGATATAATGAGAATTACCAGATTAAAACTTGTAAATTTCATAGGTATAAAACATGGTATGGGTCTTGACGAAGTAGAAATTAGACTTCAAGATGGTAAGATCATTATGCTTAATGGTGGAAACGGCAGTGGAAAAACAACGTTGCTAAGTCAACTTCATCCGTTCAAAGATTCTTTTGACAATAGAAAATCTGTTATCTTAGAAGATAAAGATGGATTAAAAGAAATCGATATTGAGCATGAAGGAAGCATATATGAAATTGTGCATACTTATGAAAAAAGTGCAAAGAGCTTCATCAAAAAAGATGGAGTTGAAATGAATGAAAATGGCGGAGTTAGAACTTTTAACGAATATATTGAAAATGAGTTTGGACTAACAACAGACTATTTCAAAATCGGTAAAATTGGTTCAAATACTCAGAACTTTATTGAGTTCACCGCAACTGACAGAAAGAAGTATATTTCTAAGTTCCTGCCAGATATTGAAGATTATTTAGAAAAATTTGAAATTGTTAAAACTAAGTTCAATGAGCTTAGTAATAATATTAAAACAGTCTCAAAAGATTTAGATAAACTTGAAGATGAAGAAACAGTAAATTTAAGAATCCAAGGCTTTGAAAAATTAATTGCGAATATCGACAAAGAAATTGAAACAGTTTCAGGTAAAATCGCAGTTCTAAATTCGGATATAAATGGATTGAATACTGAAATTAAAGGAACTAATCTTGCTGCACTAGAAATCATTCGAAGTGGTAAAGAGCAAGAAAAGATAAATATCATGCAAGAAGGAATTGCGTTCAACAATAAGTATGGAAAGAAAACTATTGACGAATGTGAGGCAATGATTTCTGAAAAAGAAAAGACAGTTGGAAATCTAAGAGAAGAAATTGCAACTATAACAGCTAATCGTCAAAATACTAGTGCATCAATTGTTTCACTAGAAAATGAAGTTCAGAAGTTAACGTTCAGTTTATCTGAATTTGATATTAGCGAAAGTCTAGAAGAAATCGAAAGAAATATAAAATCAATTAATGACGAACTGAAATCTCTTCGTTCTAATGAAAATAAAACTATTCGAGAAATGATTGAAGAAGAAAAGAATATTGCGACTTATCTGTCAAGATTCGAAGACTTCAAAAACTTCTTAGTAAAAAGTTTTAGCGAGTTAAAAGCGAATGATATATCTAAGGAAAAGGCTAACATTGAGTATTTCCTAGAAGACGATATCGAAGCAAAACTTAACGGTCAAACAACGACTATTAGAAACTTGATTTCAGGTAAGCAAACAGCGATTGCTAATTATAACAGTGAGCTTCAACAAAAAGAAGCAGATTATATTAAGTTCAGCAACTTCTACGAAGGTAAAGATGGACTAGATGCAGATGGATTTGATGAACGTTGTAAAGACTGTCCATTGATTCAAGATGTGCTAGAATATAAGAATCTTCCAGATAAAATTGAAGAATTGAAAACAAATATTGAGCAAATGGAAAACGATTTAGAAGAATTCGAAGGTAAAGCCGAACGATTTGGTGAACTAAAAAATCTGTATAAATCATTTAACGCTTATTATACAAATCTCAATCCACGTATGAACAAAGTATATCTATATTTTGTGGATACATTCGGTTCTGTTGTTGAAGGACTTTTAGGAAACTATAATGACTTCAAAGCGAATATGGAAGATGTCATTGACACTGTAAATAACACAATCGGAACTATTCAGGAAATCTCAACATATGAGGCTTCTCTACAAAATTATGAATACAAGAAAAATCTAATTGTCAATAATGAAAAGCTTAAAAAGCAAATCAATGACAATATAGATGAAAAGAATAAGCAAATTGCAACTAAAAATGGTGAGTTAACTCAACTTATTAGTGACGGCAAGAACAAGAACGCTGACTTAGAAGATGAGAAAGAAATTCTTGAAGACTATAAAACATATCTTCATGGAAAACAAACTATTCGTGACTTAGTCTCAGAAGTTGAAGATTTGAAGAAGCAAGAAGCGGATTATAAAGAAAAAGCTCAGCTTATTAAAGATAAGCAAGCATCGCTTCAAGTTGAAAATGACAATCTAACAGATTTGAGAACCAGAAAAACTGAAGCTAATTCAGGCTTAATGGATTCAAGAATGGTTCTAACAACTATAACAAATCTTAAAGCAAAACAAGAAGAGTTAAACAGCGATTATGCTGACTATCAAACTCTTAAAAATGCGTTGGATCCAAACAAGGGAATTCCGCTATATTTCATTAAAGCGTATCTTGAAAAGACAAGAGACATTACAAATGAATTATTAGCGCTTGCTTTTGATGATGATTTCGAAATTGATTTCATAACAAGTGCAAGAGAGTTCTTCATTCGAGTTCGTTCAGGAAGTCATATCAAGAACGATATTAGTGACGCAAGTCAAGGTGAAACAGCCTTAACAACTATCTCAATTAGTTTGGCACTTATCGAACAGTCAATCGGAAATTATAACATCTTAGCATTAGATGAAATTGATGGTCCACTTGACAGCGATAACAGAGAGAGTTTCCTTGAAATTCTTAACAAACAAATTGATAAGCTCGGAATTGAGCAAGTATTCGTTATTTCACATAATGATGCGTTTGATACTGAGGAAATGGACTTAATCTTGCTTAAAAATTCAAACGTTAAGCAAAAAGGTCCAGATTTTATGAGCAACAAAAAGATTATATTTGAAGTTGAGGAGACAGAATAAGAGAACCTTCGGGTTCTCTTTATTTATTATGAGCTCAGGTTTTAGTATTATTGTAGAGATAAGTAGATTCATAGAATTAAAAATCTCGAAAAGATATATGATGTTGTATAAAGAAAATATGGTTAACGAAATAATCAAAAGTTCTGGATACAATGATTTCGTGAACAAAACAAACGGAAAGTATAAGAAAATAACATTCAAATATTATGAAGACATAAAGCGTGCTTACGTTAGATGGACTCATACTGAACTTTAAGGAGGTATTATATGTATTATAACGATAAAAGAAGAAGCAACAGCTCATCAACAAGTAGTGGAATGACTCTTGGAGGTGTAGTATTCGTGGTATTTTTGATTTTAAAATTGACTAATCTTATTGATTGGTCATGGTGGTGGATAGTTTCGCCTTTATGGATTAGTGCTGGTTTTGCCTTTGTTTTGATGCTGGGTCTATTTTTATACTCATTATTAACGCTCGGAAAATCTCGTACAACAAGTACTATTGGTGCTAGTTTAATCATATTAATAGTGTATCTCGGAATAATTTTTGGGGCCCTAGCACTTTTTACATAATATGGACGGACTAAATAAATACGCATTTTGCGGGTATCTTCATGTTAAGTCTAATAAAGGGACTTATCCAATATACAGAGTTGAAGAAATTGGATTTGAGAGATATAATATACTGGAAATAGTCCAAAAGTCCGAATTTGTACAATACAAATATTTCATTAAAAATGGAACTAAGTATTATAAATGGAAATGGAAAGGTCAAAAAGGTTATAAACATTGCTTAACACATGAAGATGTTATGCAACTTTTAGAACTCGAAGACAATGATTCAGCATTATTATATTTTAAACTAAATATCACATAAGGAGGTCACATGTTTTTCAATAAAGGAAAAGTCATTTATGGTATACTAACACAAGATGTATTCTTACATTCATTGTCTTATGACGATGTCAACAGTGTAGTATATCTAGGTGAAAGATCGATAGAACTAAAACCATATCAAATACATGAAATTAAACAAAAACTTGAAACCTCTTTTGCTGTTCTTGTCACTATGATATTGAATAAGAAAGAGGAAGTCACTGGAATATTCTTCGAAAAGATTTTCAAAGTAGTAGATAGTGACGAAAACAAGGGAACAACTAAAATAACATTCTTTTATAAACATGGTGGAGACCTGTATCAAAGAAGTGTTAGCAAAAGTAGTGAAATATTTAACGGTTTTCAATCATCAGGAGTATTAAAACCATGGTTCAGAATAACAGATTATGATGATTTCATAATCATTCCAGAAAATGTGCCATACTTCTATGATACAAATTATTTCAGTTCAGTTGATTATTCAGCTTCAACAGTTAGAATACCTGAACCAGAAGAAGTACGAGACAGCAATATAGATTATTCATTTAAAATTGACGATGATACCGATTTAGGTTTCTAGAAAGGAGAAAGTATGACGGATAAAGAATACAAATTGTTACAGGAAATAGAAGATTATATCTCAAATAAAATGGGGAACTATTATGGAAAAAGTAGCAAACCATATAACCAGAGACGCTCAGAAATAGAACAAGAGTTGTTATTAAACGATAAATTTTTCGATGATATGACAATGACTGTTTTGGAAAAATTAATTGAACGAGGTATGAATTTACGTTGGGAGAGAATTTCAAAATTCGATTTCCTAACAGAAGACTTTATCAAGAAATATATTAAAGCGCTAACTCCTGAGACAATATTGGATAACTATCCGAGACTTTCAGAGGAAACCAGAAATCTCTTTTATCTAAGACTAGGAGTCATAAAGAGATTGAAGTATGGCGTTATTGATGATGAAGAAATTATTGGGGACTTTCCTTCATACGGAGAGAAACTGAAAAGAAAGATTAGACAATTTGCAAAGAATAACCCAGAGCGGGTTTCTGAGTCGTTGCTGTTGTTTATTAAATTAGTAAGTTAAATAAAAGAGGGATGAGAAATCATCCCTCATATTAAATACAACAAGAGGAGAGAGTAAAGTGTCACATTATACAGTAGGCGTAGTAATTGATGGTTCGTATGATATAAGCGACGTTCAATACAAATTAAAAGAAGTTTTAGCGCCATTTGATGAATCATTAGAAATGGACCCATATATATCTGAACATAAAGCAGATATTATTCAAAAAGTATTAAATCAAAGAGAAGAGTATAAAGAATATTATAGACTTATAAAACAAGATGAAGCAGAATTTGATAGATTATATCCGAGATATAATAAAGATTATATCTTAAAGAGATACGAAGAAATCAAAGATAAGACCGAAATTGAACTATATGAAGAATATATCGATGGATATGAAACTGATGATGACGGAAACGTTTTGTCAACTTATAATCCAAAATCAAAATGGGATTGGTATACTATCGGCGGTCGTTGGCCAAATATGTTAGCAATAGAACTTGGAAAAGAAGGAATTGGTTCTTCAAGAGCAACTTTAAGTTCATTTGATTTTATTGAGGGAAAAATTCCTAAGAGAGAAACCGACAAATATGAAGGAGTCAATGGCGCAAGATTTAAAGATATTGATTTTCAACTTTCAAAATACTTCAAGTATGATTTTGAGTCAAAGAAAGATGTTATCAATAGATATAACACAGACGAAGAGCTCAAAAAATATATTGACGAAAAATATTCTAGTATTGATGAATATATTAAAGAAATAGAAGAAGGTAATAACTCTTTAACATATGCTATGTTGATTGACGGCGAATGGATTGAACCAGGAAAAATGGGCTGGTGGGCAATGTCTGACGAAACTGATGAAACCCGTGCTCTGTATGAGCAAAAAATCGCAGATTATTTTGAGTCTAAAAAAGACTCTGATGATTGGTTAGTTATTGTAGACTGTCATATTTAATATGAATCTGATAGAAAGAGTGAAGTCAGGTCAGATACTGACGCCGAAAGAGTACGAATTACTTTTTATAAATCATTTAGATGAAATAGATGATGGCTTCTTGAATCTGTACGCAGATAAATTGGATTGGACAATGGTCTTTAAGCACTTTGATTTTGATGATGAACTTTTAAGACGTTATATGTACAAAGCAACAACCAATCTTCATAGAATATCTATCTCTATGTATCAAAAACTCAGCGAAGATTTTATGGATGAATACAAAGACGAATTAATATGGATATTTGTTTCCATTAATCAAACTATGAGTGAGAAATTTATTAGAGAACACCAGAAATACATTGACTTCTCATATCTTCCATATTATCAAGACATTAGTTTGAGTTTGATAAAAGATTTAATGAAAACTGAAAAAGTTAGTTGGAAGAATATATCAGAATACTATCCATTAAAAGAAGCATTTATTTTAGAATATTATGAATATCTTGACAAAGATTTATTAAAAAAGAATAGGGCTCTTGAAATGACAGAGTCAGTTGAATTACTGTTTAAGTTAAAAGAGTAAGAAATATATATTATAATACTGGATATGACGTAGAATTGTATCCAGTATTTTTACAACATGAGGAGAGACAACATGGAAAAAGATAATAAAAAGAAAATATGTAGTGAATTTAAAAAAATTATATTATCTGCAATTAATAAAAGAGACGAACAGAATTTTTATAGAACTTTTATAGATAATATTGACGATGATAACAATTTTGAAATTTTTGTTAGAGATAAAAGCATAGAAGGCGGAATACTAATGGGTTTAGTTGAAGCTGGGAAATTTTCATTAGAAAATCTAGTATATAGAAATAAAGACTATAAAATAGAAGTATCGTTATTTCAAAAATTCTTAGACGATCTAGGTGAGAAGTAATGAAAAGAATCGGAGTTATAGGAACGATCGGTGTAGGAAAGTCAACTTTTTTAGAGAGGTTAGCTGAAAAATTTAACAAATTAGGAGAACTCACAATAACATATGGTGAACCAAGTATTATTCACGGGGACCTAAATGAAATACTGAGAAAATTTTATAAAAATACTTCTCGTTGGGCTTATGCGTTGCAGAGCGGGGTTTCAGCAGCACATGAGGGAATATACACAGATATAATTGATCATGAGGAAGATGGTAGTGAATACAGTGTGGCGCTTGTTGATGCTCCATATTCGTCATTCATATACTGTAATATTCATGCAAAAGCAGGTCGTTTAACAGAAGAAGAAAGATTAGCGATTGATGGAATTTCAAGACCATTTCATTTTGATTACATTATTCTATTAGAAGAAAGTGCGGATGAAACAATTGAAAGAATCATGCATCGAAATCGAAATTTAGAATTAGGAGATCTTTCATATATGTATGAACATATTGAAGATTTCAAATTGTTTAGAAAACAATATTTGGAAAAATACTTTCCAAATTCAAAATTTATACATCTTAAAGGTCTGCCAGACCTACATTCACCAGAATACAAGATGTTAATTGACACCATTACTAGCACGATATTACACGATGAAGGAGAGAAATACAACGGTGAAGAACTTTAAAGAAAAAATTGATATGATAAAAGAATTCAAATCAGTATTTAATAGTTACACGATATCTATAAATGAGAGACAATTAATAGAAACGGTTTCAGTAGAAGATTTTCTAGACCCATTATTTGAAAATGAGTTTGTCGAATTAGTTTCAGATAGATATTATTATCAAACACCAAAAAATAATGATGACAAATTCTTGTTATTGGTTCAAGAAAACAAAGTCAGTAATTTTATGGGGAAACTTGATAAAGAAGAGCGATCAAAAGTTTATGACAAAATAATTGAAAAAATGAAAATTTCAACTATGAAAGTTAAAGGAAACTCTTTGAATCTTAAGCAAAGTGAATTATCTGAGTTCTTAGTTAAGATTATCGATAATAATTTACTTGACAGATTCCATGATAACTATGAAGACTTCATTAAAATTGCGGCAAATCATGCAATGACTTATGAAGACCTAGAAACTATTAATAAAATTAAAGATGCGTTTGAAGCGGATAGTTATTTTAGCTCAACTTACGTGGATTACCCATTAGTTATTATTAATAAGAATCTTAAAAAAGAAGATAAAGTAGAAATGATTAAGTCAACATATCGTAAGAAAGATCTAAATAAATATACAAAATTTATTAGGGAAAATCTGACAGATATGAATGATTTAGATGATTTCATCGAAGCAACTATCTTACAAAATAACCGCGTTCGTAAAGAAGAAGAAGGCTTTATGGACTTAATTAGAAGAATATTTATTGGAATGCGCGGTGAGTATTTCTATGTTGAAAACAAATTAGACAACATATTACATGTAAAAGAATTTGTTGAAAAATATAAAGACTATTTCTCAACAGGAATGGTAAAAGATATGATTCAACGTTCAGACTGGCGTTCTCAAAGAAACGTAGTACATTTTATATCTCAATTGTTTAAAGAGCAAGATTTTGAACATAAGATGATTGTGTCGAGAGCTAGTAGTGATATCGGTAGAAAATTATTTTCTAATCTTACAGAAATGCCAGAAGAAATTAAAGGCGATGAGAAACTAGAAAGATTATATTTTGATTATATGACTAATGTAAGTTCAAGCCTTTCAATCATGTTAGATAACGATTTCGATCTTACAATGCACTATGTGAATAAATATCCAGATATATTCTCTGAATCTTTTAGAAATTCATATAGATTAGAAAACTCAGGAAGATATTATGGTAATAATCTAAGCCGTGGAGATTCTATTGTTAAATTCCTTTCAAACTTAAAAGAAGATAATATTCAAAAATTCGAGTTATTCTCAGAAAAATACTTTTCAAAACTAGGAATGGTTTCTGATTTAAACGGATGGCGTGCAGGAGATGACGTTGCACATGATATTAAGAATTTCTTTGATTTTATAATTCCAATATTCAAAAGAGTAACAAAATCTAATCCAGCGTTTAAACCATATTTATATAACAAATACTTCATTAAATTTGAAGATGACGACTATATGAATGATATGGTGACAGAAGTTTCGACTATACTTAATACAGATAAAATTGGAAGAGACGTTGTTAATGAATTAAATGAAAGCGATTTACAAACTTTAGTTGCACGCAAGTTTAATGCATTAAGAGATTTCGTTGAAGAACTAAATCCAGAATCAGTAATGAAAGATAACGTTGAGAAAGCAAGAGACGAACTTGTAATTATTTGCTCTTTATAATTTAAAATTATAATAACAATTCTTTATATAGACCTATGAGGAGGGTTATTATGGCAGATAAAAAGCAAGAATATGAGCAATATTTTCAAGAAATCTTAGATGAGCTTGAAAAAGAGTTTGCTAAATCAAATGAATATTCTAAAACAATTGATGACGAAATAAAGAAATTTTCTGACTTTGCAAATTCAAAAGGTGGACAACACTATTTGATTGAGCACATTAGAAATGCAATTACCCTTCAAAGTCAAAGACAAAGCATAATCAAAGACAAGTTTTCTATTAAGAAAGCAATACTAGATTATACATTCAAAGATGATGATGAAGGCTCAGAACAAAACTTATTTAAAGAACTTCAAAAATTAGTTCAAGATAGCAAGAAAAAAATCGACAAAAGCAATCAAAAGCACCAAGAGGTTGCAACTAAGATTGAAGATACAAGTTTAGACGCAGAAATAGATGAGCTCTTAGAAGATTATCCAGATGAGGATGATGAATAGGGCTCATCTATTCATTTTATAAGGAGATGAAAAAATGAAGAGAGTATCGAGTTTAAAAGAAATTAATTTTGAAAATAGCGATGCAATTGAATTCGAAGCAACAGTTCTTGAAGTGCCAAATGAAGGTTCTTTTGAAAATAAAGTTCCATTCAGAGTAATACTTAAACTTGAAGGAAGCGGCGAGAGAAAAGATGTTGTATCATGGAATTTTGATGCATTAGATTTGATTAAGGAAAGCGTTGACACACTCGATGTGCTTCTTGTAGAAGGTATTGGTGCTGTTTACAGAGACCAAGAACAAATAAGAATGGGAAACGTTCGCAAATTAAATAAACAATCTGAAAAGAAAATATTGAAGATTGTTGATGCGGTCGCATTAAAACGTGAATTAGAAAGTTACATAACTAAATATATTCAAACACCTCTTATTAGAGATATGTTGGAAGATTTAGTAATTAATAACAGAGACTTCTTCAAATGGCCAGCTGCAACAAAATTGCACCATGCTTATAAAGGTGGACTTGCAGTTCATACAACACAGGTTGTAAAGAATGCAGTGGGAATTTGGAATAACTATCAAGGTAAAAATCTTGATATTGAAGTTGTTATTGCTGGCGCAATGCTTCATGATATTGGAAAACTTTCTGAATATAATGAAGATGGAAGCCGCACAGCATTTGGAGATATGATATCTCATTTAGTTGATGGTGTAGAAAGAGTCACAGACTATTGTGCCACAAAAGGCGTGAGCGCAAATTCTGACAGAAAGATATTAGTTATTAAACATATTATTCTTTCGCATCATGAAAAATTAGAATGGGGTTCACCAACGACTCCGGCAACACTTGAAGCAGTGGTTGTAGCCAAAGCGGATGCAATGGATGCAGTTATTGAATCAATTAATAAAGAGTTGGACAATACAGAGCCACAAGAATTCACAGACAGAATCTTTGCGGCAGATGGAAACAAATTTATGAAATGGTAAGAAGGTATAGAAATATACCTTCTTTATTTTACATCAAGAATAGGCAGGATGAGACAAATGTTAGACGAAAGATTACCGTATTTTGACAGAGGTAAATACGCTCAATGGATGCTAGATAATAATATGGAAGAAGAGGGTTTATTGAATTATTTCAATAATGATTTCTTAGATAAAATCGAAGGCGAGCCTCTTAATAGATATTATTATATAAGAGATGTATTTAATAAATACTCTATAACTAGTGATAAAATCCATATCTTAGATGAATGGAATGTCGATAGTGTATTTGCAGTTCCTATTTGGAATGATTTTTCTGAAATTGAGGACGCACATCTTATACATCCAGACTGGGTAGAGTGGAAATAATATGAAAATATACAAATATAAGGGTAAAAAACACCCTGAGATTACAAGAAAATCTTACAGAGATTATACACATGTAGTTATACTATATGCAGGTGGCAAACTAATAAACAAGAGCTTCTGTGGAAGACCAGATATGGTTGATGCAAGAATCTCACAACTTAGAAGTTGGCATGAAGAACTATTGGTAACTAGAAATGGATATAAACCAAGTGAAATTGAATATGTAGTAGATGAGCTTGAAAGAGAATAATTAAAACAATAAATATAAACTAGAAAAAAGAAATTTTAAAATTCCAATTTCTACACAACAAGAATTTAAGGAGTTGACACGATGGAAAAGAAAATTGGAACATTGATTAAAGTAATTTCGAGTAAACGAAATATTAATGACACGACACAGTATGATTCAATATTATTAATTTACAGAGACAAAGATGGAGTTAAAAGAACACGATTTGTTGACCGTGCCGAAGTGCCATACTATGTAATTAAAGATAAAGAGTCAGAAGCAGCAGTTTCTCCGCCAATGTTTATTGAGAGAGATAAATTGGTTAAGAATACAACATTCTCAGATTTGTTGTATCGAGAAATTGCAATCAAAACAGATTCACTTCATTATTACGATAGAGTTCTCACAACTTGGGGGTCTGGTAGTTATACAATGAAGAATCTATTTAAACACAATTGGCTGTATGATACTGACATGGACGTTGCAGACAGATATATTGCGAAATTCCATGAAGAGTTTGAGCCAGATGAAGCATATAAACTTCATAAATGTTATTATGATATCGAAGTTGATCTGATGCCTAACGGATGGAAGAAAGATAGTAAAGGAAATATTGGATACATGGGCTTCCCAGATGAGGAAATGGCGCCAGTTCCAGTAAATATCATTACTCTTTTTGATGAAAAGGCAAAAGTATCTCACACATTTGTTGTTAGAAATAAAGATAATAAAACACTAACAGATTTTGAAATTAATATTGACAAATTTGAAACGTATCTTTCTAAAAAGATTCTTGAAGAAGATCTAATAATGATGAATGATATGAAGTTTTATTTCTATGATGACGAATTAGAAGCAATTGAGGCTTTCTTTGAGAAGGTTCATGAACTTGATCCAGACTTTATGTTGGCTTAACTGAGTATTCCAGGTCAACTAAAACCTTATTAATTGCGGGAAACCCCTTAGAGCTCTTAGCTACCTGTTAATCGAAGAGTAACGTCGGAGAGATGGTAAAAAGGCAAGAGATTGGGCAATCCGCAGCTATTGTTAAAATTTCGAATTTGATATAGGAACAAATAATTAGAGGTGATTCCTATGTCTAAAAAAATAAACTGATATGAACGAATTAAAAAAGAAACAAATAATGAATTTAAACTTATACAATATAATGGACGTTCAGATAATATACTGGAACATTCGTGTGGATGGAAATTTAATTATAATAATTTGAATACATTTCTAAGAGTACAAAAGTGTCCTGTTTGTAATGAAGGTATAAAAAACTTATCAAAAGATATAGTACAGGAAAAACTTAATAGAAAATATCATGGTAAATATATAATAATTTCTGATGAAGTGGATATAACATCAAAAACTAAGATTTTAGTAAATGACAATGATTGTATGCATGAGTCTTGATTAACATCATGAGACAGATTAAAACAAGGAAATGGTTGTCCTAAATGTGGGCATGAAAAAAACGGAAATCGTTGTAGACTATCTAAAGATGATATAACAAAAAAATTAGAAAATGTAATATATAATGATTATGAATTATTGAATTTGAATGAATATGTAGATGTTCATACTAAAAACTTATTAGTTAAACATTTATCATGTGGACAGGAATTCTTGACAAGAGGAAGAAATTTATTTTATAATAAAAACCTTTGTCCATATTGTATAAAAAGTAAACCAGAAATAGTTATAGAAGAGTATTTAAAAGATAATAATTTTGAATATGAAATTCATTATAAGGAAGAAGAATTAAAAGGGACAAGAGGAAAATGAAATCTTGAATTTGATTTCTTAGTGAATAAGCCATTAATTCGAATAGAGTATAATGGAGAATTTCACTACAATGCAGATAACCTTAATGAGTATTATCACAGAGTAAATGAAACAATTGAAAATGATTTACTTAAAGAAAAGTTCGCATTAGAAAATAATTTATTTTTCGTAATCATTCCTTATTGGGAACAAGAAAATATACAGTTTATATTAGATGAAATTTTAATAAATAGTTCAACGACTATCGAAAACATAGATGTAACGATAATAAAAGATGGAATATATTATCAAAAAATATCTAGAAGTGAGTAGAGTAGAATTCAAGCGAATTCGAAACATAAGGCACTGAAAGGTGAAGATATAGTCTAAACTATATAGAAATATATAGAGTTTAATTAGCGATTAAACGTAATAAAAGTGGAATGCAGCATTTGATGTTATCACCTTGCAAAATAGATTAAAAAGACTTTATGGTCGATTAAAAGACCAAGAGCGCAGTTCATATGATGCGATGGTTACAACTATGTCAGATGTTAAATATACCGTGCAGAAAGATAGCCAGGGTCAAACAGCTTATATTGCTCCAAAAGCATATTACCGTGCTAAGAAACATTTATCATTCGTAAATCGTATTGATGAGTTTCAGGTTGTAGATGGTATAAACTGGTGTGACCAGATGCTTTATTATGCTAACATTAGGAAAGTTTCGGGTCAAAAAGAATCATATGCACTTGATGCAATTGCAAACGAAGAATTGGATAAAGAGAAATTAGAATTCGGACCAGGTGAAACAATCAAGACTTTACCTTGGACGAATTTTGCTAAGTTCTGTGAGTATAATATTAAAGACGTTATTCTTCTACATTTATTAGAAGACAAAAACTTGGATATGGACATGGTACAACGTCTTTCTGAAATTACAAATACTCGTAAAGAGAAAGTATTCGCTAAGACAGTATCGTTAAAGAACTTCGTTAACAAGTTTGCACAAGATAACGGATTTGTTATGAATAATAATAAAAATGCCAAATATGGTGAAGATAGTTTCTTTTATGAAAAGAACTTCATGAATAGTAATACGCTTATTGAACATGAACAGATTTACAAGCACTTATTTGAAACTAACGAAAATTTCGGTGCGTTCGTTGCGGATTTAAAAACTGTTTAAGATAGATAGAATAATATCTTATATTAAATAGACTAAGATTTGGTTCGCAACGTTAAAATAAACACTATGAATTGCGGGGATCTCCTTAGAGCTTTAACTACCTGCTAATCGAAGGGTAATGCCTTAGAGATGGTAAAAAGGTTAAAGATTGGACAATCCGCAGCGAAGCCTCAATTAAGAGGAACGTTCATCGACTATCGAAAGCATAACTTAGGGAACAGCCTAAGTGAAGAAGCGAGTAGAGTAGGGTTAGCACCCGAAGTATAGTGCAATTTATAACTTTTTATAAATTGAAGATATAGTCAGTTTATTATCGAAAGATAATAAGATAAACGCCAAATCAAAATTTACCAGATAATGGTATTATGTTAAATGGTAAAAAATCAAACTTCTTGTTTGAGAACGTCTTCGATGAAGACTTTGCTTCATTGTATCCATCAATTATTCGTGCATACAACTTAGATAAGAATACACAAGTTGGAAAATTCTTTTTAGTTGATGACCACATTAAACAAAAATTGTTAAATGAATACGACTATGACGATTTATTTCCGGTATCTAAAAATGAAGCAGCAGCTGAAGGCGATGGAACAACACCAGATTTAGGACCAACACTTGTAGATTCGATTATGAGTTTTGATTTTACCAGAATTGGTGAAAAATATTTCGATCTTCCATCTACGGAAGAGTTAATTGAAGAAATTGAAAAGAAAAGAAAATAGAGAATAGCTTCGGCTATTCTCTTTATTTTTAAGGGAGGAAATAAAATGAATAAAACAGAAATGATAATACAGATGTTAGAACCTATGATGTTTTATGGAAGTAGTATTCAGTATACTCATACTATAATAGAACCACTTATAGCAGATGTAGAACTTGTATTTGCATATAGTTGTGAGTTCACACACCACTTTTTATTTAGAATAGATGGGGAATTATTATTTTTCAAATTTGATTTACCATATGATGTACAGATGCATTATTCTAGAAAAAAAGATTTTGTATTAATATCTGATATTAATAGTCTAGATATTTTAAATAATATTGATGAATATTATTATATCAATTCTTATAATAATAAGAATGGTGATTTTTATGGAAATGAAGAATTTCAAGAGTGGTTTCAAAAAAATAGAGAATAACTACAACTATTCTCTTTATTTTAAAGGGAGGAAATAATATGAAGAGACTATTTAAGACACTAGATATATATCATGCATCATTTGTTATGGAAGATAATAAAATTAAGAAAATGAGAAAATATGATTTAGATAGTGACAAAGCAAATGAGTTTAAAGACAAACTTAAAGCACTTTGTAGTGAGTATGGAATTAAAGCAGACAATGTTCTAATACGAGAAAATAAGGAGGACTCTGATAATGTCAAAATATAGAATAACATTTTCATACAATTATGAAGAAGAAGATTGTGACTGGGATGAAAACCCTGTTGGTAGTACAACAACTTTTGAGTATAGCGATGAAATTGAAGTTGAAGGAGAAATGACAATTGAGAAATTATTTGAGCTAAAAGAAAAAGCATCAAAAGAAGATTATGGTAGTCCAGATGCTTATACAGACATTCAAATAGAAAAAATAGAATAGGGAGGTTTTATACGCTATGTTCAGTAAAGAAATAACAGAAGAAGATTTCCAAAAAGGTCTAAAATCAGCAAAAGAGTATAACGATTCAAGAGAAAAACAATATCAAGAATGGAAGTCTCATTGGCGAACTCTAAAAAGAAAAGATAAAGATATGTCATATTATAGAGGCAAACCATATTTGTTAGACGCTATTTCTCATATGATGACTGGCGGGAAGACATTTTCTGATAAAATGTTGTATAAACATAGAAAAATAATTTTTAATAGTTATTTCAGATTAGAAAGATTATTGTGGGCACAACGTGTACCGACAGATTTAATACTTTCTTATAAAACCAGAATACTCAAAAACCCAGATGTATTTAGTGCATTTATCTATCAATTAGCAACATTTAAAAGAGAAATAACTGATGAATTTGCAGATATCATAACTACAAACTGGAAATACTTTAAGGAATATATCGATGAAGAAAATATTGAATTAGAAGACGCTAAGGAAATTTTTAATCATCCGGCAATATTGTTATTGCTAAGATTTGAAGAGGGAGAGGAATCTATATGAAATATGTTTATTTTGTATCATACGACCACACAAAAGGTAGTGGAAATGTTATTATTACAGTGCCGTATAAAGTGGACAGCGTTGAGAATTACAATAAAGTGGTTGCTCTTATTGATGAAACTAAGCAAAAAGCAGACATTAGTGGAATAATAATAAAGAACTTTATTCTAATCCGCAAAAAGTTATTTTAGGAGGGAACATGCAACTACTAACAAGAGAAGATAAATTCATTACAGATTATTCACATCAGTTCCCTAAGTTCATGACAATAAAGGAACTACTAAGATATAATCTAGAAGGAAAGTTAAAACCAATTATATTTAAGGGAGAAATGGTTGGTTTCTTCGTAATAGATGGAACGCATTTCAAGAGTTTATTTATACAAGAAGATATGAGAAAGTATTCAAGGGAGTTGCTTCCACATGTTTTCAGGATTGTAAAGAATCGAGAATACGTTACCATGGCAGTTAGTCCAAATGACCCAAAGATTAGAAAGTTCGCTGTTATGAACGGCTTTAAAAGAACTAATCAAACAGTTATTGGAAAAATCTGCTTATTAGAAATTTGGGAATATAAAAGATAATCATTTGATTATCTTTTTTTTTTTGTATTTGGACTATCTATAAATATATATTATAAATGTGAATAGATAGGGAGCAGTGAAACCCTAGCCAAATATTATAGAATTGGTTACCCCGTTGGATGGGAGCAAAAATCACTGTAAGGTCGGACCGACACCTTCAAGGTCATAAAAAAATTTTTTTTTTGGAAAGAAAAGATAATCTTTCGATTATCTTTTTTATTGTTGTGAATTTAAAACTTTTTCAACTAGAACGTCATGATTATCATGGTATCTACCATAGAACTCAGTTCCAGGTTCGAATCCACGGTCTTCATTTAAAATAACTTTTAGTTGTTCTTTTGTTAATTGTAATAATTCATCTTCAGTGTAAACAGTAAAGTTCGAAATTTCTTGTGCTTCCTCAATTAATTCTTCTTCAGTAATTACGATATTTTCTTCTTCCTCTTCAGGAAGTTCTTCTAGAGCTTGTTCGATAGCTAAGTCTTCTTCGTCTGGTTCTAAGATTTGCATAATTGGTTGTTCTTCTCGAATTTCAGGTTCAGGAGTAATTTCTTCAACTACTTCTTCTTCCTCTTCTTCAATAATAACATCTGGTTCAGTAACTTCATCTAAAACTTCTTCTTCAACAATTTCTTCTTGAATTTCAGGTTCAGCTACCTCTTCCTCAACTATTTCAGGTTCAACATCAACAGTAGCCTGTACAACTACTTCATCTTGAACTACAACCTGCTCTTCTTTCTTAGCTGCTTCTTTTGCTCTCATTACTGGGTCATTATCAACTGGGTGAACAACTACTCTTCCGTCTTCTCTAAGTAGTCTGTAGATCGTTGCTGATACACTAATATTGTATCTTGGTCCTTGAATATTCAACCAAGGAATACGACCTTCATTATGAATATTTACTTTGACAAAACCGTTATCTGGCATAGTTTTCTTCCTCCTCTTGTTTGTGTAAAACAATTTATATAAAATTATGTTGTTTATTATTTAAAATATTAAATTTTTAGTTCTCAAAAGCATCTTTGATTAATTGCTTGATTATGAATATAACGATTGGAACTAAGATATAGTTTTTGAATGATATATCGTAATAGAAATCGTTTAGTTGAATGATTAGGTCATCATTTAGAACTATTTCATCTTTAAGATAACTTCTAACAATTGCAAATAATTCCTCATTAGCTAAATATGCATCTGTACCTGTAAGGTCCTGCATTAATGAGTTGAACGATATACTAAAATATGTTCTGTCTGTTGCTAAGAACACATCTTCTGGAATGATTCTACTTGTTGCATTAACACGATATATAACGTCACCTACGGCAATACTTGCTTCATTTGCATTTAATTCGCTGGAATCAACGAACTTATGAGTTTCAGGTAAAGTTTCAAAAGTATTGTAATATTCTTGATTTAGAATATGGAACGCTTCAAAATAGAACTCATTTCCGTCATGAGGTCTTGCAAATCTGTAATCTTCTTGTGTATGAAAGAAAGGTAGATTTCTAATCTCATTCATATTATAACCCATAACAACACCCATTAGGCTATCTTGGAATGTTAGTGTCCTATCTTGAGTTTCAATTTTTCTAAATAAACTTTGACGATAAGCCAAATCTTTGAAGAAATCTGGATTACTTCTCTCATTGATATCGACAATATAGAACTCTTCAAGAATTTCACGATTATATTTTTCTAATACTTTGTTATCGTGAAGGAATTTTTGAAGATATGGTGACCATATATGAAGCTTTTGATTTTCTGCATCTGGGAATAGATTGATAGTTTCCAATGCAAAAACATCTAGGTCTTCATCATAGAATAATTCGGCAAATTTATTAATTAAACTATCGACTAAATCTTTTGCACGTTCAGCAGTTTCTTGACTGGCCTTTTTAACGATTGTTGCAATACTTCCACCGACAGCATCATAGTTTAGAACATAGTCATCGCTAACATTATCAAAAATTTCATCTGCATTGTCTGGATAAAGCGCATATGATAGACGATAGAATTTTCTAGGACTTGCACGGTCAAATTGAACTTCATCTACGCGGAAGAGATGGTCACTAATTCCTTCATAATCAAATGTGAAAAAGTCACCTGGATATGGTTTAATAGTATCTGGCAACATGATGAACTCACCACTAACCATACTTTCTAAACCTTTTTCATTTAATTCATTGCTAATATCCATAGCATCAACACCATATATAACAACATCATTTATTTTTTGATATTTATTAGGTGTATTTGGACCTGTAAGACTATGAACATTTTCTAATGAACTGTCTTGTTTGGTTGCAATATCGTCTAATCTATAGTATGTAATATATGTTGGACTACCTTCTAGATATTTAGCATAATCTTGTGTGGTTGCATCGATATACTCGCTAGTTTTTCTTCTAATCAAATCTTTTTGTCTTCTTAATTTACTGGCCATAATATCTCCTCCTTATAAACGTTTCATATAAAATATTGTTCAGTACTAAAATTCCATATAAATATATATAATAAATTTGAGATATTGAGAAGATTAATAAGGAGGAGATTATGTTGTTTAGCGAATATAAAGAACACTCAAAATTGAGAAAGAAAAAATTAAAAAAGTTTAAGAAGTTTTGTAGAGATATTATGAAACTTGATGGAATTGAATGTCCAACAATAATGGTATATGGCTTTGCAGGATTTTTATTTGAGTTTTATGGCACTACTTATAATGAGGTACTTAAAATATTAGAAAGTAGATTATTTAAGATGCTTCAAAATTATGGTACTGTAATACTTGATAATAATAGTGATAGCAGAAATATTATGTTTGTAATGACTACAACTATAGATCCGGTGGCACAAAAACGAAAAATGGATTATTTGCTAGATGCAGTATATGATCTACATTCACACGATTTAGAAGGTTTTGAATTATTAATAAAATTACTATAATATTATAAAGGAGGAGAAAATATATGATACCTTATAATTCTAAGGAGACTATTGAAGTAATTATAACAGCAGGCAGCAGAGATACTTTAGAAGATAGAGAAAAAATTATTCTTGAATCTTTTGACACAATAGAAGAGGTTGTTTTAAAAAATTCTAATATAATGATTTCATTCATTAAGGTTAAACAATTAGAAGGCATATGCTTTGGAACAACTAGATTTATTTCAAACATTGGAATGAGAATATATCAACCTCCTCTTGAAAGTCATACTCAAGTAATTGAAGAAATATGTAAATTTGTACTTGAACAAGATGAGTTAACAGAAGATATTAAACTATTAATAAAATTAAGGGGTAATAACATTGGATAGATTTAAGAGTGCAGAAGAAAAAAGGAAATTATATAGAATTGAAGCCGATAATCTTGTGTTTGAGTGTAAAATTTTAATAACAGATTTAATCAAAAAGGCTGACATACTGATAGATATTGACGCTTCAGATATTGCAGATCCACCAGGAGAAGAAATAAGCATAGGTTTTTCGTTCTATGAAACAGAAATCGAAGGTGATATGTTAGATATATATGAAGAGACTAAAAAAATACGTAATTTTCTTAAATTTATATTTAGGGAAGATTACGAATATTTTGTAGCACAACAATATCAACTACTTGATGCTTGGTTTTATATAACACCAGAAATGTACAAATTATTAAAGGAATACAACGAAATGGACGAAGATTCATTTAAATTATTATTAAAATTACAATAAGGGAGAGAATAGAAATGATTGAAAAAATCTATGAAAGTAAAGAAGAACTAAAAAAAGCATTTGATGAAGCAACAAAGAAAATTGATAATACAACTTTCTTTATATTTGGAAGGTCAGAAGCGCTTCCAAGTTTATTAAAGGCTATAAGAGACCACAATATAAAGAAATTAAAACAGTCTTTTGAGGAATCTGACAATTTCTATTTGGGTTATGGAAATAAAATCCCACTTGATGGTAGTTTAGGAGATATAAATTACAGATTAACCTATGTTGTAGGAGATGAAGAGGTTACAATGTTTGATTTATATAATTGGACGGAAGAAGAAGTAGAAGAAGTAGCGGATGAAATTTCTTGTAAAGACATAACATCAACACAGATTTTATACAGTTATTTTACTAGAAAAAATAACATGGAAAAAGCTGAAATGGTATTTGGAAAATTTGTAGCAGCGTCTAATGAGCGCAGTAGAGGTTATTATTATGAAGATAGATATATTGTTAGTATAGAAAGTTCTGTTTCGAATGAATACATTCCTGTGTTTAACTATTATGAAAAACAAACAGAAAATAATATAAATAAATTTGTTCTTGAATCATATATACGTTCTATCTATAATACAACTGGATATTTCAAAAATGAATTCAATAGAAATTTCTATAGCAGAGTCTATAAGAAATACAGAGATATTATTAAAACTATTGATACATCAAGTTTCTTTGTAGAGGATGGAAGAATGAAGAAAAAAGATAAGGCTCCGATGATTAACAACTTTGATTTAGTTGAATCGGATCCAGTAGCAAAAGACAGAGTTTTTAGAGTATTTAACTATGAATTTGCAAAGATTCTAAAAGATATGCTCAGAAAAGATTCAGAAAAAACACAAAATATTATGTACGATTATCTCAATACAACTCACTATAAAGGCAAAAAGAGAAAACAATTCCTTTCAACATACAGTAGATTGAAAGATATTTTAGAAGAAGAAGGGTTAAAATTTGACCCTTTCAGACTAAATGAAGATTTACAATCTCATGTAGTGTTGGATATGTTAAATTAAGGAGATAAAAATGGAAATTTTAAAAAGTATATTAATTACAATTTTTGCAATGTCTGCAGTAGGAATAGTCATACTAGGAGTATTAGAAGCAATATTCCAAAAAGAAAATAGAAAATTGTTAGGTGTATTGCTTATAATGTTATTTCTTAGTGTTGGAATTTTGGTACCATTTGTTAAGGAAATACAAACGTATGTTCATGTAGTTCTAATAGTAGCATTAGAATTAGTAACTTTGTTAGGAATAAGCATGGCTGTTTTAGTAATCAAAGAGGATATATAATATCCTAAACCTTTAAAATTAAAAATTTAAAAAGCCTAAGAACAATATATTAGAGCGTTATTTATATTTTCATATTTTATATTTTGCAACAAGATTTATAAATAATATTTTAATATTTTTAAGGAGGCTTTGATATTTTATGAGAGGTTTATTCGATGACTTTGGAGTTTTTGATAGCTTCGATAGAGACATCAACAATTTATTTAAACAAGTATTCAGTAATTTTAATCGACCAGTAAAAGACATGCAACCATACAAGGTTGTAAGAAAAGATGGCGGAATTATCTTTGTTCTAAATACGCTCGGTATAAGCAGAGATGATTTAACAATTGAAATCGCTAACAAAAAAGGAGACCCATACAGATATCTTAATGTAAAAGGTACAACTGAAATGGAAAAGATTGATTTTAGTAATAAAGTCGATTTCTCAATTAGATTACTGTTCGATGATGAAATTAAAAAATTAGCATATGAAGTAAAAGATGGTTTAACAATAATCTATATGAAGTTTGAAGAACCTAAGAAAATCGAAACCGTTGAAGCAAGACTACTTGAAGAAGACGAAGATTTAGGGTTCTAAAATAAAACAAATATAAATAACGCATATAAGATAGTATCTTCGGATACTATCTTTTTTGTTATTGAAGGAGAAAATAAGATGGATAGTTACGAAAAGATAGTAAAATTAATTAAGGTGCCTATGGTCCTTCATAAGAATGTTAAAGGAGCCTCATTACCTATAAAAAACTTAGAATTAATAGAAGATTATGGAGATATTAATGACGATGATTTTTTAAGTCAGGCTCAGGAACTTGCTAAAGAAAAATTAACTAAAAGTTATGGACTGTCAAAAGGTGAGATTGATTATTGTAAATCATTTATAGATTCTGAAGGAACTTTTTATGTTGTTGATTATCAAATGTTTGGTTGCGGATTTTTAATTCCAGATTTTGATAAAGAGTATTTTATATATTATGGTCATTGGTTATTAGAAAATAAAGTACAATATATAAAATTTGAAGACCTGGCACAGTCTTTAGAAGAGAATTTGGAAGGATATATTACGGATTCTAAAAAACGAATAGAACATTTGAAAAAGAAAATTAAAGAATCTGAAAAACTTCTTAAAGAAGTAAGGGGGTAAACTTATGAAAAATAGTATCTTCGGATACTATCTTTTTTGTTTTATAAGGAGGAAATTATATGGATTTTTATGAAGTATTAAAAAATATAAAGATAGATGACATTGATAAGAAAAAATTAAAAGAATTAATATATGAAACTTTTCCTGAAGCTACTTCTACTCACAAAATTTCAGAAAAAATGCTTACTAATAGAACGACTATTTCAAATAAAGATTGGTTTTTCCTTTTGGATGGCGAATTAAACAGAGTTTTAGAGGTACATGTAAGTCCCGTTGAGTTATTAGAAGTTCCATTAATTTTTTATTTGCTTAGGTTTGGTTCTGAAAAGATTATTAATGTTGGTGTTATATCTGCTATATTATCCCCATTTATTTCTTTTCCAAGTTACTTAAAAAAACTTATTAGTATTATTAAAAATAATGAAAACTTACAAAGCGAAGAAATTAAATTATTTTTACTATTAAATTATTAAAAGAATAGAGGAATATTATGAAATATGAAGTATTATCAACTACAAAAGTTGATGGAAGAATTGAATATGTTATAAAAAACAATTTAATAAATACAATTGGAACTTACAGGCTAAATGAAGGTTATGGTCTAATTGTTGGAAGAAATTCTTATGGACTAATTACAGATATCTTTGAATATATTGAAAATGAAGACTGCCTTATTGTAGACCCAAATACAAATGAAATTCTATTAGAGCCAGTAAAAGCACGAGTAGATGCAAATGGTTATATTGAAATTGAATGCTCAAAAGTTGGATATTGGGATGCTGCTCATAGAGTAGTTGCATTCTCTTATTATAATAAGATATATTTAGATGGGAAAAAAGTTGATCAAGATGTTGACCATATAAATGGAAATAAACAAGACAATAGGCCTGAAAATTTACAGTACACTATTCCATTAATAAACCAATACAGAGCGGCAAAAAATAAATATAATGGTGCAGGAAGCAGATTTATTAGTGAATTAAGAAGAGTATTTAAAGAAGAAAATGATACATATATTAACTATGCATGTCAGATGCTAATACAAGAACTTTAAAAATATATTTTGCAAAAGATAACAATCTTTTATATTAATAGAGATATAAAGGAGGACTTAAAATGCCAAAAAGATTAACAACTGAAGAATATAAGGTAAGAATAAAAATAATAACTAAAGGAAAATATACAGTTTTAGAAGATTATATAAACACTAATACACCTATTCTTCATAGACATAATATATGTGGTTACGAATTCAAAAAAAGACCTAATAATTTTTTAAATGGACAGAGATGCCCAAAATGTTCAAAAAAAGAAGAAATAAAAAAGAGAACTAAAACATTAAAAAATTATAAACAAGATGTTTATAATTTAGTTAAAGATGAATATACAGTATTATCTAGTTTTTATAAAACAAATAAAGTGAAAATTCTTCATAGGCATAATACCTGTGGTCATGAATACAAGGTCAGACCAGATTCTTTTATAAGAGGAAGAAGGTGTCCAAAATGCTATGGTACTAAATTAAAATCTACAAAAGAATATAAAAGTGAAATATATAATTTAGTTAAAGATGAATACTCAGTTTTAGAAGATTATATAAACGCTAACGTACCTATTCTTCATAGGCATAATATATGCAAGAATGAATATTATGTTAGACCTGTAGATTTTTTAAAAAAGCACAAACCTAATAGATGCCCGCAATGCTCAAATAAGATTTCAAAGGGTGAGTCTCGTATAATGAGATTTTTAAATTCTAATAAAATAGATTTTGATTTTAATTTTAGATATGATGGAGAAATAGATAAAAAATTTAAATATATAACCTTTGACTTTAAAATTAATGATTATCTATTTATTGAATATGATGGTCGTTTACATTTTGAATCTTTTTCTAATTCAAAAAGATCAATTCAAAAATTTAAAAATCAGCAAAAAAGAGATAAATATAAAGATAAACTATGTAAAGAAAATAATATAAAATTAATAAGAATAAAATATACAGATTATGATAATATCGAAAAGATATTACAGAAAGAGTTGATAGAATGAAACTTATAATTTTAGAATCACCAGGGAAAATTTCAACAATTAAATCATTCTTAGGCCCCGAATATCAAATAATGGCATCTATTGGGCATGTTGAAATTTTAGAAAAAAAAGGTAAATACAATTTAGGATTAGATATCGAAAATGATTTCAAACCTAGTTATAAAATAGATCCAAAGAAAAAAGACGTTGTAAAAAAATTAAAAGAATCTGTAAAAAAAGCTGAGGAAGTTATTTTAGCCATGGATGGAGATAGAGAAGGTGAAGCAATCGCAGAATCTCTTAAACGTGTTTTATCAATTCCTGCAAAAAAATTAAAACGAATTACTTTTAATGAGATTACAAAAAAAGCAGTACTTGCAGCCTTGCAAAATCCAAGAGATATTGATGAAAAAATGGTTGAGAGTCAGGAAACAAGACGATTTATTGACAGAATTGCTGGTTTCAGACTATCTGGACTTGCACTATCTAAGTTAAATGCAAAATCTGCAGGTCGAGTTCAGAGTGCAGCACTTAAAATTTTAGTTGACAAAGAGAAAGAAGTCCGTGCTTTTAAACCTGAAACATACTTTGAAATCTTCTTACCCTTCACTAAGAGTAGAAAGAATTACGAAGCTCAATATGAAGGTTCAGGAACAAAAGTTGAAAAGAGATTATCAACTCAAAAACAAGTTGACAAAGTTATTAAAGATTGTGAAGGCAAAGATTATATCGTTGATGATATTAATCAAAAAACTCGTAAAATTAAAGCGAATCCGCCTTATACAACTTCAAGCTTTCAACAAGAAATGTCGGCTAAATTAAATTATAATCCGAAAAAATCAATGAAAATTGCTCAGGAATTATATGAGGGAATGGTTGTTAAAGGAACTCATTATGGTTTAATTACTTATATGAGAACTGACAGCATACGTCTTTCAGATGATTTTATTAAAGAGTGCAAGACGAAGATTGAAAAAGATTATGGAAAGAAATATTTCACTGGTAAAGTTAATGGTGCAGTTGCAGATAATGCACAAAATGCTCATGAGGGAATTCGTCCCACACATTTAGAACTTACACCAGATGATGTTAAACCTTTTCTATCAAATGAGCAATATAAAGTATATCAACTTATATATGCAAGAACACTTGCAGCGCTTATGGTTGATGCTCAGGTTAAAGATACAAAAGTTCTAATCAAGAATGGTAAGCACAAATTTGGAATTTCTGGAAACGAAATTGTATTCGATGGATTCTTTGCAGTTTATCAAGAATATAATGAAGATGACAAAGGTTATCAAATACTTCCTGCGTTTAAATTGCAAGAAGTTATAAATGCAAAACCACTTGAATTTGAAAAGAAAGAAACACAACCGCCTAAACGATATACAGAAGCTGGTTTAGTTAAAACGTTAGAAAAGCTCGGAATTGGACGACCTTCCACTTATGCAAGTATTATGAACACTTTGACAGACCGTGAGTATACTATAAAAGAAGGTAAGACACTTGTTGCACAAGATAAAGGAATTGAGTTAATCAATATGCTTGAACAGTATTTTAATGACTCTGTTTTAAATGTGCAATATACAGCTGAGCTTGAAACAAAGCTTGATAAAATTGCAGATGGTGAAGTTGAAAAACTTGCTGAGCTTAAAAAATTCTATGAAGAATTTAATCCACTAGTATTAAAAGCTAATCGTGAGTTTAAAGGGAATAATTTTGCTGAGGAAACAGATGAAGTCTGTCCAAAATGTGGAGCGCCTTTATTGATTAGGCAAAGTAAATACGGAAAGTTCAAAGCATGTTCTAAATATCCACACTGTAAATTTACAGAAGCAATTATGACAGATGAACAAAAACAAGCAAAAGCAGAGCGTGAAGAGCAACTAAAAACTGCTCCAACATGTCCTGTATGCAAAAAAGGTAAAATCGTTAAAAAGATTGCTAAAACTGGAAAATCTGCGGGCTCAGCATTTTATGCTTGTAATAATTTTCCAAAATGTAAGACACCTTATAGCGAAGAAGAATACAAAGCAACATTTGAACAATAATAAGAGAACCTTAGGGTTCTCTTTATTTTAAGGGAGGAATTATATGTGGCCATTTAAAAAGGAAAAAATAGTTGAACCAGTGTTATCTCAATACTGTGAAAATGATGTCAATTTCCTTCAAGAACTTCACAAAGTTCATAATGACTTTGAAAAAGAAATGGAAAAAATCCGACAAGAAATAAGAAGCCTAGATATAAAATCTCACCTAAAACGTGTTTATATTGCGGCTCTTAAAAACGTTATAGGAGATAATAGCAAAATAGAAGTTAGCAATATATATAATGGTCATAAGTTTAAAATAATCATCAACGATGGAACTTTAAGACTTACAAAACATGCTATTAGAACCTTAAATGAAAGGTTTAGATCCTTGATAATGAATGTAGAAGAAGACAACTTTGTTATACTAGATTTATCAATATACAGAGACCCAATGTCTTATGAAACCATGAAAAACAGATTTCCGTTATTCTATCAAACAATTGACATGGACGATGAGGATTTTGAATTGTGGTTTAAATTGAATTTTTAAGAAAGTAACAAGAAAGGAAAACTATAGACGAAATAAAACGCATTAGTGAAATGACCGAAGAAGAACTTCTTGAAGATGAATAAAATTTAAAAATTATCACAGAAATTTCTAGTGTTTCGCTAGATTAATATTGTAATAAATTTCAGTTTTTATAAATGGAGCCTCAGCCGACATCAATCGGTCCAAAAGTAGCCCCTTTTTCTATCGAATAAAAAGGGGACTACTAATCGGAATCGAATTGCATTCGGCTGCTGTTCAATTTTATAATGTGTGATAATATAAAAAGATAACCCAAAAGGTTATCTTTTTTTTATTCTAGTTCTTCAATTTTTTTCTCAATTTCGTCAAAATATCGTCCATCTGAATATAGTATATCAAGCTCTTTTGCCAAGTTGTCTAGTATCTCTGCATACAATAAAGTCGTGTCAGTCATAGCGGCATAAAGAAGCTTTATACGTAAGGCGCTAATTCTGCGTTTGAGTTGGGCATATTGTTTACCATAATCTCTCGATAATGTCATCATGCTTCTTATACCTCCTTTAATTTTTAGATTTATATATAGGAAATGGTGTTATTACTTGATATCCTATAATTTTTTGTTCTATGTTTAAACTAAAATTTTTTTTCTTTTAAAAATAATTAGAAAAAATTAATCTTAAAATCTAAAAATTGTATTGATTATATATTATAAGATTGAGTATATGTAGATGTTGATAAAATAAAAGGAGGAATAAAATGGATGCAACACAACAAGTTTTAATTATTATTGGAATTATTTATTTAACGATTGGGGCTTTGATATCATTAACTATTTGGAAAGCACTAAATGATGAAGAAATCAGGGAGAAGTTAGATGTCTCACCAAGAATGATGTCAGAAACGGCTATTAAGAAAGCACTAGTATTATTTGCTATTGGATGGCCAATATTTATTCTTTTGGCTATATTACAGGATAAAAATAAAAACACAGAAGAAAATATTGAAGAAGAACAGTAGCAAACAGCGCAGGAATTCTGGGAGGAATGGGCTGAAAAAATGGAACAACCTACACAAGAACAAGTCGATACTTTTTATGAAATGAGAAAGAAATCACATAAAAAAATTGAACTTAAAAAGAAAGATCCAGAGGAGGATTAATATGAATTTTAAAGAAGCTTTAAAATATTTACGACAAGGTCTTCCTATCAAAAGAAAATATTGGGAAGGATATTGGATCAAAGAAGAAGAGAAAGTTATTATTCATCTTAAAGAAGGAGATAACTTAGACCTTCAAGATACGAATGATATTATTTTTACACTTTCTAATATTGCAGAGGATGATTGGGAAATTGCAACAGAGACTAATTGCCCAAGGCTGGTGAAAGATAATGACGATAGAAGAGGTTTATAAAAAAGTTCAAAAAGAACAAAGCGGTCTGTATACATTATTTGTATTAGATCTTAAAAATTCATCTACACTACTAAAAACAAAATTTGGAAGAAAAATGTTTCAAGATACTTATTATGAATTGAAAAAATTTTTAATTGATAAACCAGTAATTGATATTGAAGATGATGGTGTAAAAAGACAAATTATTCGAAAAGGAGATCTTTTTGCAATAACAACAGTTTCAATTAAAGCTGATGAGTTAGAAAAATATTTAGATGAATTTCTTGAAGGAAGAGAATTATTCTTTCACAAAGGAAGATGTATGTTCCAAACAATAGATTCGGCTTTTAGAAAGTATGATTTATATTTTATGGATGCAATTCCAATATTGGAAGATACTATTAAAAATAGAAATTTAGAACTAGGAGAAATTTCAAATGAAACAAAAAATATTGAACTAAATCTTCAAATAGAAGTTGAAGAGTGGTTGGATAAAGACTTTGTTGAAAGTGAACTACTTTATCTTTTAGCTCAATATGGATGGAATGGAAAAATTAAGAAAGAGGAAGAGGAATAATGAAAGACTATTTTAAGAAACTAATAGATGCCAAAAGAGGAGTTAAAGAGGCTGAGGAAAAAGTTTGGAGTACTGAACGAGAAATGATGGAGGACATAGGAAACTCATTATCAGAATTACTTGACGCTAAGATTGTAGTAATACCTCAAAAACAAAAATATTTTATAATGTTAGATGAGAATACTTCAGAATATACAACTCTCATAAGCATCTGGTTTAATGGAGATAGCATAAAGGGTGTATATAAAGACGAAGAAGCTATGAAAACTCATAAAGATATGGTTTATAAAATTCTAGAGGAGATGGGATTATAAATGACACAACAATATTACAACGAACTTTTAGATAAACTCATCGCTTACTCAAATTCCTATTACAATGAACATATTTCATTGATTTCAGATCGAGAATTTGATATGCTTTTGAAAGAACTAGAAGAAATCGAAGAAGCCCATCCAGAATGGGTCAGAGACGACAGTATTACAAAACGCCCAGGAATTTCTACAATGGGTGAAAAATTTAAACATAATAGACCAATGCTTTCTCTTCAAAATACTTATAGTAAAGAAGAATTGCAAGAATGGTTTAATAAAATGCGTATCGAGTTTGGAATTTTAGATGTTATCGTAGAATACAAATATGATGGCGTTTCATTTTCAGCAACTTATGAAGATGGAAAACTAGTTCGTGGTTTAACTCGTGGAGATGGAGAATATGGCGAGGATATCACACAAAATCTTCAACTTATCGAAGATCTTCAACTTAGTAGAACTAGCGATTTCACTGGTGAAGTTCGTGGAGAAATTCTTATGGAGAAATCTGAATTTGAGAGATTAAATACAGATGGAAAATACGCTAATCCAAGAAATCTTACTTCTGGAACTTTGAAGTTATTAGATGTTGAAAGATTTAAAGAGAGAAAATTGAGAGCATATACTTATTGGCTTGAAGACAGTAAATTTCTAACTCATAAAGATAGTTTAGAACATCTTAGAAATGTTGGATTTAATGTTGGTCAATATTATACAGCATCAAATTTCGAAACTCTTTGGGGCCATATTTTAACAATTGAAAATAAAAAGAAAGACCTTGAATACGAAATTGATGGTGCTGTTATTAAAGTAAACCACAGAGGTTTATGGCAAGCAATTGGCGGAACATCTAAATTTCCGCATTGGGCAAAAGCATATAAATATGAACCAGATACAGCAATTACAACTGTAAAAGACGTTGAATTCTGGGTTGGAAGAACTGGAAAAATTACACCAGTTGCAATTTTACAACCTGTATTTTTATCTGGCTCAACAGTTCAAAAGGCAACTCTTAATAATAAAGAGTATATGAAGAACCTAGATATTATGATTGGTGACAAAGTCAATATTAAAAAGGCTGCAGAAATTATTCCGTTCATCAACCATGTTGTTGTTGAAGAGCGTATTCGAGACGGACAAACTAGAACGAAAGTTATCTTTCCTCAATTCTGCCCAGAATGTAATACTAAATTAAAGAAATTAAATGATGACCATCAAGATTATTATTGTACAAACGATGACTGTCCAGCAAGAATAGTTGGAAAGATTGTTAAGTTTACAACAGATATGGAAATTGATGGATTTGCAGAAATCATGGTTGAGAAACTTTACAGCGCAGGATTTCTATGTTCCTTTGAAGACTTGTATAACTTGAAGTCTCATAAAGAAGAAATGTTGAAATTAGAACGTGTTGGTGAAAAGCTAGTCGATCGACTATTGAAAAATATTGAAGATTCTAAAACACAAAAATTAGAAAAATTCATTGCAGGTTTGGGAATATGGAATGTTGGAAAAACAGTCGGTAAAGCCCTTGTTAAGCAATTCGGAACTCTTAAACTCATCATGGGTGCAAGTAAAGAAGAATTCTTAGAAATGGATGATATTGGTGAAACAATTGCAACATCTTTATATGAATATTTCAGAGACCCTGCGCATAAGAAAATGATTCAAACTCTTATTGATGATTATGGTTTACAACTTCAAGAAGGAGATATAAGCGATAAAACAGATGCATTATCATTAGACGGAAAGAACTTCTGTATTACGGGCGCATTGTCATTAAAGAGAGACGATTATGTTGATTTAATTGAAAGTCTTGGTGGGAAAGTTGTTGGAAGTGTAAGCAAGAATACACACTATTTGATTACAAATGATAAAACAACTGGAACAAGCAAGAACTTGAAGGCACAACAATTGGGCATTCCAATCATAAATGAAGAAGAAATGCTTACAATGTGTGACAGTTTACATTTATTAAAAATGTTGAATAATTAGGGGAATCATTAATTCCCCTTTCTTTTTAAGGGAGGAAGCAACATGAGTGACAAAACACTGGAAGAATTAAATGAAGAATATGAAAGTATTAAAAAAGAAATAGAAGACCTGTTGCATCAAAGATGGACAGCTAGAAATGAAATAAACAATATTTCCATAGCTGCAAATGCTCATAAAACTAATGCCTATGACTATCCAGACCGCACTCTTGAAGAAGTATGTCTATTGAGATATCAAGGACGCAAAGCATTTGAGAGAACAGAATTTCTAACTAGACAGGTAGAAGTTGTTATACCTGGTGAGATTTCAATACTAAGAGATATGTTAGAAGAAATTGCAACTGAGGCAGAGGAACATTACGTTTTACTAAATAAATTACAGTGAGGAGTGTGTATATGAATAAAAAATGGATATTTTTAGATGTTAGAAGTTATTTGGGGGTTTATTAGAATGGCTTATGATATATTAAAAAGTGGAAATACTCCTGTTCTTACATTTCTTACGGATAAAGAGCTAGTAAAACTTATGGAGAAAATTGAGAAGGAAATACAACGAAGAAATATTGCAAATCTAGTTTTAGAACCAATAGAAAAGGTGGATGAAAATAAGTAGAATGGAAAAATTAAAAATAGAAAGAGCACGATTTGTTATTACTCGAAAAGAAAGAACAGAAATATTTTGTGGGTTAGCTAGAAATTATACTTTTAAAAAGATCTCTGAAATCGGAGATACTTCTATCAAGACTTATATGAGTAAAAAGAAAGCAGAAAGTGCTTATCTTAGAAGTTGGTATAATGCTGAACTGTCAGATATTGAAGTATTAGAAATAACAGAATCTTATCTAGAAATATAGGAGGAAATATGAGAAAAAAGAATAAGAAAACAGAAAGACAAGAAAAATTCTTAGACAGAGTCCTCGATAAGTACAGTAACGACCCAGAAGAAAATATCTTCCCAAAACCTATGACAGACGCAGAGTTTGTTAAGGTAATGACAGATTATTTCTTAGGAGAAGGCTGGTATGTTGTCGATCCAATGTCACATGAACAAATCAATGTAGCAAGAGCTGTTCAAATTATTGAGAAAATAAATATTAAGAAATAGGAGGTATTTTTATGCCAAAAGAAGGAGATTTACAAGTTTGGTGGACAAGTAATGGACAACAAAAACGTGTAGATGTGAAAAATATTGACGAGGCCAAAGGTTGTTTAAAAGGCTTTGGTCAAGCAGAAGTTGACAATGAAGATATTATCTGGAATGCTGGCGGACTAGAAGTTTATGAAAATGGCGAATGGTGTGAATGGTATTCAGAAGATGGTTTAGATATCCGAGAAGTAATGGAGGAAGAAGATTATGAAGATTGACAAAGCATATTATAATATAGTAGATTGGGAAAAATATTTTAGAAACAATTTTCCTACAATTGATGAATTACTTGATTATGTTCCCTATTTGGAAAGTACAGGGGAGGATTATAGCAAACTATTAAAAAATATTAGATTAAACGAAGAAGAGTTTATTGAATTATTTAGCAAGACATCTAATAAAGATTTTTTAAGAAATCTTCTACTAAATCAAGATTGGCTAACTAATATGAAGGAAGAAACGGAACTGTTCTTCAAATTGCAAGAATATAAAATTCCTATACTAGATATTCCTTATAGAGCAAGCGAAATTTTAACTAGGTCTGTCTCTATTAGTATAAGAGATTTATATAAGAAATATGAGAGCCCTAATTATAACGAAAGGCTTACAATTGACAGCATATGGTTTGAAGTTAGTTTGGAACATTATGAGTTTATGAATAGATACGATTTATCGTATAGACTAAAAGTAAATTTATCAATAGATAATCATAGTTTACTCGAGTCAACTTATATTTATTTAGACCATTCTATTACAATAACTCCGCCAGAGTACAAGAAACTTCTTTCAATGGAGAGAGAGTCTTTCATAGAGTATGCAAATATTATTATTTCTAGAACTTATAAAAATTACGATGAATTAATTGAGGTAGTAGAAAAACATATTAAAAAAGTACCAAGGGAAATATTTAACAGAACCTCTATTGCATATAGAGACTTGAAACAATATCAGAAAGACAAAGGAGAACTTTAATGAGAATATTATTGGTAGGTGGAACATACAGTAGAGACGGTGGGAAACCATCAAGTCTTATTACAAAAATGTATGAGGAAATTATTAAAAGTGAAGAAATAGATAAAGTAGATATGCACAATGGCGGTCAATTTGATGAGCTAGAAAACTATATCGAAGAAACTGTGGATTATGACGTCGTTATGTGGTTTCCTAATGTAGGTAATGAAGAAGAAAAATATCGTGACATCAAATTCTATAACCCACGTTGTATATTTATAACTTCAAAAGTCAATAATGGACGATACAGTTTCATGGAGCTAGTTAAACACGCTTTGGATTTAAAGGCAAATCTTACAATAGAATTCAATACATTAGAGAAGCCTTATGAAATGATGATATTCGATCCACTCGCAAATTATTATTATAAAGGAACTGACATTGCAGAAATGGTTCAGGTTCTAATGAAAAGAGCAAGCTTCCTTTCAAAAGTATCTCGTCAGGGAACTATACAAGGAAAAGAAAGATATGAAGTTCCAAATGAAGAAGAGTTCTTTGATTATGTTAAGGGAACAGCTGAGGTCTTCCATGAATTAGTGAACCCAGCGCCAACCACTCGCTTCTTAGGAAATAGTTCTTTCAGATGCTCAAAAGGTTTTCCAAGCTTTCGTCACAATGGCTTAGTCTATGTTTCTCAAAGAAATATTGACAAAAGATACATTAGACCCGAAGGTTTCGTGCCAACTAAAATAACAGATGATGGCCATATTGTGTATTATTCCGATAACAAGCCATCTGTCGATACACCAATTCAATTAAGACTTTATCAGGCACTTCCAAATATCAACTATATGGTCCACGCTCATGTATATGCAGAAACTGCAACTTATACAGAAAATAACGTGCCATGTGGTGGATTAGAAGAAGTTCAGGAAATTCTGTCTGTCATTGGAAATTGGAAAACAGATTTTGAAGTTATCAACTTGATTGGCCATGGTTGTATTATTATGGCAGACTCAGTTGAGAAACTTAAAGATGTGAAATTTAAGAAAAGAGAGGTGCCTGAGAAGATATAATGTCTATAACAGTAGAATATTATAAAGGTAGAAGTGAATCAGAAGTAAGAAAAGAATATGAGGCAATTCATGGTCATGGAACTTCATGGAATGACAAAGAATATAAAGACTTTGAACATGAAGCACTTAAAAATAACTCTTATGGAAAAATCGTTTTACATCAAAATAATTGGAGGCAGATTTTCAAAGAATATAAATGGGTTATTGTAAGATTAGAAGAACTTTTAAATCATGCAAGAATTAAGGAATTCTCAGACTATCCGATTCAATATCGATGTGGAAGAGCATGTATGCCATTAGAAACAGATGAACTAATCAAATTTTATGAGGATACTTTGGAAGAAATTGAAAAAGGAGAAGCACTCTTTGATGATGAAGAAATCATCTGGGATTCACGCTCTGAACTTAATATAAAACATAGACTTGGATTAGAACTTTGGGAAGCAACAGCTATTTTTAAGATGATGAATGATTTACAAAAGATTAAAGAAGAATAACTAAATTAAAAGAGGGAGAATTTCTCCCTCTTACTTTATTAAGAAAGAGTTGATAATATGAGACCAAAAGATGAGAAAATAAAGAATCATGTTGAGCGAATATTTAAATTGATATTTAAATATGATGATGCACTATCTAAAAATTTAGAAGTGAGATATTCTTTCAATGAGAAGTATGTTAGAGCTATACTTACAACAAATTATGATTTTTTAGAAATAGATTTTGAAAAAGTAGAAGAATACATAAATAACGTATATGGTGAACTGATAAAAGTTGAATTTACGAACGGATTTATACGAAATATTAGTGTTAATATTATGAGAAATCTGTATCAAGAGGCTGCAAATTTTAAGAAATTTTTATTTCATAATACTATTGATATGGATGACGAAGCTTTTGAATTATGGTTTAAATTAAGATTCTAAGGAGGAAATATGCAAACTTATTATGTAGGACATTTTAGTGATGAACTTGGAGATTATTTCATTCTATTTGCAATAGACCAAGATATACTAGAAATCGATGATGACAATAAATTAATAAGACTTAAAAAATTTTTAATAGCGAATGTACCTAAAAAAGACATTCCTATAAAAATTCGCAAAACAAGAAATGAAGATTCTATTTCTTGGAAGTGGAAATCAGATTCTACCGATGATCCTTATTTTGTAGGCTTGATATTCGAATCAGAATGTGAAGATAAATTAATAGAATTTGAAGATGATGAAGATGCAATACTATGGTTTAAATTGAACTATTAGGGAGGAATATATGAATATATATCGAGTAGGAGAAAATATTGATAATAATTCTTCTAAAAGTTATAGCCTTTATAAAGTAATACCAACTGGAAAAAATTGTAGCACTCTCTCTTTAATGCATGGGGAAGCAACAATAAGTACAATTTTCGTAGAAACAATAAAATTTCCAGATGATGAAACTGCATTATTATGGTTTAAATTGAACTATTAGGAAGGAGGCAATAACAGTGCCAAAATATTTTACAATCATTTATGATGATAAACGAGGTAGAAATCTTGTGAGAGTTAAAATGGACAAGAACGGATATGATGCAGTGTTATCATCAATGGGTTTTTACTCAGTTTCCATCGATAAATATATTTATAAAGATGATGAAGATATAGAAGAAAAGGAATATATGGCATTCTTATTTGCCGAAGATTTAAAGAAAGAAATAAAAGAATTTAACGACGATGAAGATGCTTTATTGTGGTTTAAATTGAATTATGGAGGGTAATATGGGAATAATAACAGAAAAAATGGTAATAGAACATGTTGTGCGACTAAGTTATAAAATAATGGATGTGTTTCTAGAAAGAAAGAGTCTACCAGATATTACTGTAGACGTTGAGATGGATAATGAACGAATATCAATATTCCCCTATTCAGATGTTAAAGGAATGAAAATAGACTATCTAGATCTTCATTATTTTATTAGCGAGAGATTTTCTACGTTATTTTCATCACATCATGAGTATTACAAAGATGGTGAAGGCTTTTCAATGTTTATGAGTTATGAAGATGACATATTCATAGACATACTTGCTGAAACTATAATTTTTAATAAAGATTTATTTGAAGGATATTTACCTGCTGAATTTGTTCAGACTATGTATATGGATGATGAAGCATTTGATTTATGGTTTAAACTAAATTATGGAAATTAAGAAGGTGAAAGAATGACAAGAAACGAATATGGTAAATTATACCATATAACAGAAGAACGAGAAAGCGAATTAAAAATAGGCAAACTATTAGAATATTGCTCTTGTAAACGAGGAACTATAACAAATTCTATGAGAAGTAATGAGTTATATATTATAAGTGAAACTAATGGTTTTTACTATACGAGGTCAAAATATATAATTTGTAGAATAGAAGAACAAAGTGACAGAACTTACAAAATTTCTAATATTGAAGAAACCGATTTTGAGAATTTATTTTCCCTATTAGCTCTGAATAATCTTTTGAAACAAGATGTTGAAACGGTTCAAATGATTATTAACGGCTATTTCGAAGGAGTTATAGAAACAGCTGAAAAGAATGGTATATATTATGAAATGAAGTTTTCCGAAAATAACGTTCTTTCATTTTTGGTTGAACATGGAAAAGACTTCTATTTTTATATTGAAATCGATAACGGTCGTTGGAGAGAACATGATGTATATATTGAAATGCCTGAAATAGATAAATTGAATATTCATTCTTCTGATTCTAAGAGATATGTAAAAGAATATCTATTAAAAGCTGGCATGGGATTATTAGAAGAGTACAATATCCAAAAAGTTAAAAATGGAATTATTATAAATGATGAATATTTCGAAAGTTTAGAAGACGGGATTTTTATATTAGAAGAACGAAAAGAAAAACAGAAAGAATATGAACGAAAAAAGAAAAGATTAGTTGATTTTTTCAGAATTCATGATAACTCTATAACAACTTATAGTTCTGATTATAAAAACAGTTATGTTCATAAATATGATATCGAAAATGACAAATTCTTTGTTAACGAAAAAGAAGTTGAATTAGATATTATGTGGAGTCGACTAAGAGATGCTGGCTATGAGTATAGTTTGTATTAGATATTATAGCTGAATTTGAAGACGATGAAGCCGCATTGTTGTGGTTCAAGTTAAATTTCTAAGGAGGATATATGGATTTAGAAAAACTATTAGAACGAGTTAAATCACTAGTTGAACGTAGTGGTTTAGAATACAAATACAACTATGCAATAGATATAGATAACAATCAAGTTATTATGTCTGTTGAGCGAGAGAAAAGAAGAAATTTTATTCAAATGAGTACTGCTGTACAAGGTGAAATGATGAAATTTGCTGCAGATAATCTCAGAAATTGTAGTTTTGCACCTATGACTAGTGAGCTATTTATATCATATCCACAAGTATTTATGGATATGGATGATGAAGCATTTGAGTTATGGATGAGATTTAATTAGGAGGAAATTATGAAATTTAAAGCAGAAGTAACAGAAGTTACAAAAGAAGATTTAGTAAGCATTTTGTCAGGATTTTATTCCTATTCTGGATATTGGGTTGAACTTTTAGATTGGCACGCAGATAGATATATCGAAGTCAAAGAATCATTAGAAGACCCAGCATTTGAAGAAGTACTGACCGAATTACTCGAAAGAGGAGACTGGCTAAAAATTACTGATGAAGACGATGTGAGAGTATTATATAAAGAGGATATTAAAAAGGGAATTCAATTAGCATTGGATAATAATTCGATTAGCTTAGACCCAGACGACTGGGATGCTGCTGACCATGATATGATTATTCAGTATGCGTTATTTGGAGAAGTTTTGTATGGTTAAAAAGTATAAAAAATATAGCGATGAACAAATTATACAAAGTTTCAGGGAAAACAGAAGTTATGCTGCTATTCTTGAAGCTTTGTCTGACTATAAATCGCTGATTAGAGCATATCAAAGAGGTTTATTGAACCCAACTGATATTCAACGCTTTTGTGTTTATTCAACTGACCCAATATATGCTAAATTGTTTGGAATTAATGATTTTAGTATATTTAATGATATGGATGATGATGCAATTGATTTATACATGATACTAAATTAAGGAGAGAAATTATGGCAATGTCAGATTTAAGAGCATATATGGCAGTCAATGCACATATTATGAATTTAATACACAAGAAGAGATTTTGGTATGGTGTGTTTCATAATGACCGCCCCGTTTCTGGAAAAGTATTTGGAAAAAAGTCTGAGTATTATATTTATGATGAGCAAGATGACAAGATTATATTTAGACATAACGTACAGAATACGTACGGTACTATTAAGAAAAAGATAGATAAATATCTTCAAACAGGGGGTATATAATATGAAAATAGAATACAATGAAGAGAGACTGCTTAGTTTGAAAGGTCTTACATCTTCTCCTAAATATGGAGCGGATTTAATATTGAAGTATCCACATAGATTTGACTTTTATAGTCTTTCATGGAAAGTAGGAATGCTTCCTGTCAGTGAAATTAAGAAAATTGCGGAACACATACATTGGAGCAGTTTCTTTAGTTCATATGAAGGCGAACAATTTTTCAATAAGGAATTTGATTTCATAGTTGAAAATCGTAAAAAGATTGGACTATATACTATATTTAATATTCTTTTAACAGGTGAGCAACTTGAAAAATTGTTTAAGAAAAATGATGTAATATCCTTCTTAAAAGGCAGAGATTATATAGGATTAAAAAATATAACAGTTGACTTAATTGAGAAGTATGAAGATTATCTAAACTGGCGAATTATTCCTCATAGTTATCGGAGTTATGACATGCAAAAAGAAATAATAACGCTTGACTTTGCAAGGAAATATTCTAACAAAATTAATTGGCAATCATTTACTAGATTTTATGTCGAAAATAATGAAATTACTGAGGAACTTTTAAAAGAGTTCTCTAATAAATTAGATTTAGCTTATATATTGACTAGCAAACAACTTACAGAGGATATGTTAAATATTATTATAAATTCTGGGAGTTTTAAGTCGAATATGTGGGATAATATATCAAAGTATCAAGAGTTTTCAGAAGAGTTCTTTATACAAAATCTTTTCAAGATAAATTTTCATTATCTGAGAATGAATGAGAGAATGAAGGACTGTGACTTTTTGGAAATAGAAATGAAGAACGAAACTATTGCGCTGCTATTGAAATTAAACGATATTAAGGTAGTGCCTTTGTTTGAGAAATAAAATGACCCAGAGAAATCTGGGTCTTTAATTTGAAAATAATTAAAATTTATATAAAATACAAGAAGGGGAATAAATAAGATGAAAATGACAAAGACGCCATTTTATGGTTTAATGAATATGCAAATAAACGATATAGTGACTTTCAAGGTCAGTTCATTTCAGTAAAAAATAAAGATAACTCAATTAAGAGTTGTCTTCTTTTAAAAAAGGAGGAAATTATGAACACTGCAGAATTATTAGAATTTATATTAAAACAATTCTCTAAAAATTTAGATTGTGACGATTATTGGGATGTTGTCTCTGAAATGTGTCGGGATGAAAAATTCCAAAAATTATTAGACACACTAACATTTGAAGAAATACTTCCACTAGAAAATCTAGATATTTACTCGTATTATATATTAAATAATAAGCAAAAAGTTCTTGACAGTAAAGAATTTATTATTAAACATGCAAATGAAATAGATTTTGTGTGGATAACCGATGAATTCATAAAAGAATACAATTTAGAACCAGATACTGATATGCTCAATATTTTAGAAATTATTGAATTATACGAAGGGGAAGAATAATGGAAGTATTTATTATATTAAAAACTTATTTCGATGGTGGAAAATATCAAACTGATAAAATAGTTGAAGGATATTCAACTAAACCTTTGGCACAAAAAAGAGTTAAAGAACTGAAAATAAATAATAAAAAACGTGGGCATGAAGCTTATTATAGAATTAGAAAATTGACATTAGATTTACATTAGAGGTGGAAAGAATAATGAAATACTTTGGAGTAATTGCCGACAACGGTAAAAGAGGTTTTGACAGCTGGAATGAATCAGCTAAACGTCATAATCTAACAATAGTAAGTTATTTAGAAGATTTAGACGCAGTTATACTCCTTGGAGAACTAGAAAATCTGGAAAAATTTGCAGATGAAGAGACTTATGCTTGGGCACCAGAGGCTGTCAAAGATTATGCTTTTGACACAATGGAAGAGGCAAAGTATGATATAGAGATGTTTATTCATGAAACTATTGAAGAAATAGACATCATCTGGAAAGATATTTAGGAGGAGAACATGTATAAAAGATTAGTAAAAATAGATTTTGCATTAGAAAACTGTGACGGTTTCACGGTACCAGCTGAGTATGTTTTGTTAGTATCAGCGGGAGGTTTCAGTACAGAAAAATTTATGAATTTTGATTCAAGAATGCAAACATTCATTCATGCAGAAAACGCTAATTTTGTTATTTCTAGTAAATATCTAGAAAATGCTAAGACTGAGTTTGATATTTATGAAGATAACAAAGACTTATTTGTAAAGGACAGAGTATTAAATTTCCAAGATTTAACTCAAGTAACCTTTTATTATGAAGATGAAACAACTGAGCATTTTCATTTAGACTGGAATGACGATGATGAGCCATTTGGACAAAATTCAAGACAGTTAACCAAGATAGACAAAGAAGGAAATCTGGTTATATCAATTTCAAAAGAAAATTTAACAGATGAAGTAAAAGAAGAATTTTATAGTGAAGAAGAGTTCTAAATGAAAGATTTCAGAGATTATTATGATGATATAACCAAAACATCTATAACTCCTGAGTACTTCATAGAGAACTTTGAAGCTATTGAAGATGCATGTCTCAGAATGCATGAGGGTTTTAATAATTATATGAGGGTTAATAAGGGATTGAAACTCGTTGAGAGATTCAATCCCCTTTCTGTTATAAATTTAGAACTCAATCCTTGGGCAACTGAGGAAAATCTAGATGAATCAGTTAAATTATTTTTAGTATTAAAAGGATACGAATACAACAACATAGAAAGGAAAAACGCGAAAAAATGAACTTAGTAAAGTACCTGCAGATGAAGAAAGAAGAACTTGAAAATGAAGGTTCTCTTCATAGTCAAGGGCAGATAGAACTTATAGAAGAAATTCTTCTGTATGCTAATTTAAATAATCTGTCAGGGCAAATAAAATATAAAATTATTAGTGAGTATGAACTAGATTCTTTTCTGAATAAGCTTGAAAATGAAGGTGGTTCAGTTTTAGATGTTCAAATGTCAGCTGCATCACAAGGTATCTCAGTGTCAGCAGGAGACAGAGAAGGTGGCAGAATGCAAAGCACACCTGTGGAAGCGAAACTCCTTATAAAATATATAGGTGGCAAATAATGAAGATAGAGAAAAAATTTCTCAATATATTTGAGGAGAATATAGATAAAAATTTCTGGCACAAGGTTTCTAATAAGAAGCTCTCAGAAGAATTTATCAAGAAATACAGGGAACACCTAGACCTGTTAAAAGTAGTAAAAAACAATCTAGAAGAGTTATCGCTAGGTTTTATAGAAAACTTATTAAAAGAATCTATTAAAAACTATAACAAAGATATGTCAATAAGTTATTATAAATATAGCGGCGAAGTAAATATTTATAAGTATAAGGGAGCGGCTCTTTTCAGTGAACTTGGAACTTATGTCTTTAACAGAAAAGATTTAGAAACAAGTTTCATTCATAAATTGACTGAGCTGGCTATTGCAAACAAGATTGACTCTTTGCAATTTTATCAAGTCATAAAACGACAAGTAGATTCTAAGGATAGTTTCATTATAGAGAAAATAAAAGAGCGTGTGCAAAGATATGATGACGAGGGACTTAGTGACGACACTGAGTTTGAAAAGTTATCTCTACTTAAAATGATGGCAGTTAATTTTGAATTGGATTTAGGCTATATATTAGAGAATTATGATAGTTTCTATAAAGCTTTCAATTATTATTATCTAAGACGGGGTAGTCAAGATAGAGAGCGTATCCGCTTCAAAGGATTAGACCTACGAAAAAAGGGAAATGAAGAGTTAAAATTATTGATGAAACTCTATAAATAATAAAATGAAAATATATTATAAAATAGAGGAGGTTAAGTATGGCAAATAAAAATGAGTTTACACCAAAAGAACGAAAACTGTTTCATGAAGAAATTAATGAGATATTCTTTTCAGATGAGATTAAAAATCACTACTTTGAAGTTTTAAATTCTAGTGACGAAAAGACGGCTAAGAAAAGCACATTAGAGTATCTATTCAGTAAGACATCTTTTTACGACAATATACGTATTGTTGAAACAGACAAAAGATGGGGAAATAGACTATCGTTTGAAAGAAATTATAGATTTATCGAAGTTGAGTTTTATTTTAAGTCTAGAAAATATGAGTTAAAAACTGGATATTATGCAGATAAAAAATTGAGACTTATACGACAAAGCACCGATGACGAATTGTTGAAAAATAGAAAGAAGAAATATAGCGACTACGCTATCATACAACATAAAGGTCAAAAGGCACTTGTTAAATTTTTAACAGGTGACCATAAAGCACTAACTTCAAAATATATCAAGCAAGATGTTGTAAATGGGATGGATGATGATGCTATCATTCTATTATATAAACTTAATAACGGGGATCTTGAATAATGGATAACTATCAATATTATAAAGAAGAAATATTAAAACTATTGAGAGCCAAGCCTTCAAGTTTTTATGGGCATTTGAGAAGTTTCACAGACTTTCTCGAATATAAAGATTCGTATAATATAAGATTTCACTATCGTAATACTGATAGACCTAGATTCAGTTGGACCAGGAAACAAATAGCTGATAAAATAGTAAAAGAAGATATTAATATCTTTGATATTATATCATTTAACACAAGCACTGGAGAGATATTCTCAATAGCAGACTATCTATTAGTGAAGTGCAAAGTGGATGTAGATATATTGGACTATATTCAAAATAGTGATGACAAAACAAATTGGTGGCCTGAAAGAATAGTCAGGTTAACTGAATTAAACAAAAAAGCATCAGAAGATTTAAAATTATGGGCTAAATTACAATAAGGGGGAATTATGAGCAAAGCCAAAATTTACACAAAAACAGGCGATGAAGGTTTTAGTCAGAGTCCAGATGGAAGAAAATTGAAATCAGACCCAATTTTCACATTATTCGGGACTATTGATGAGGCGCAAGCAATGCTGGGAGTTATCTATGAAATGATATCACCAGAAGCAGTATTTTTCAAAAGACAGCTAGAAGAAGTTATGAGACACTTCTATAAAATTTCAGCAAGTCTATATAAGAAAGAAGACTTAGCAGACAACATGCTAGTTCAAAGAATGGAAAAATGGATAGATGAAATTGATGTTCTTTTAGACCCGCTAGGCCATTTTATTCTTCCTATTGGACACCCAATTGCCGCTCAATTGCATTTAGCTCGAACAACTGTTAGAAAACTTGAGAGGGAGTTTATTAAACAGTGTTATTCACAGGACGGAAAGTCACTTATGGTTAAGCAACCTAATATTTTAGAGTTCTTAAATCGTTTGTCTGATTATCTATTTACATTGGCAAGATTTTATGCAGAACATGACCGCTGCTAATTAAATCCTTATAGACCATTTTAGTGTTACGCTAAAATTATGCGCTTAAAAAAATTTTAAACGCATATATTTACCGCGAAGTTCCGTCGAGAAACTTCGCAGGCCAAAATATGCGTTTTGTGATAGTATAAGGAAATCTTTTATAGAAATTCTAGTGTTACGCTAGACTAAAAATTGGGAAATACAAATTAATATAATATACCGTGAATCCGGCACACCTAAATTTTATTTTCCGTCAAGAAAAATAAACATTTATGATAGCCCGATTCTCTCTATTATTACTAATGTATAAAAGATATTAAAGTGTCATAGATACTATTAGTGATTCGCTAATATATCATCTTAAAAACAGGAACTCTTAAATGGCTAAACGTGAAGCTCAGAGAACTTAGCTACTCTCTGAGCTTCCTGAACGCACTATTTACTTTAATGTATGACACAACAGATTAGACAAGAAGGAGAAAGAACATGGAGAAAAATTTACTAATCATATTATTTGGTAGGAGCTGTGTTGGAAAAACAACAATGGTTCGAAAGATTCAAGATTTATATGGAGACCAAATTCACGAGGCAGTCAGTGTGACAAGTAGAGATTCAAGACCAGGAGAAATACCAGGAATTGATTATAATTTCATTACCCGTGAACGATTTGAAGAGATGTTAGCTAATGACGAATTAGTTGAGCATGTCTTTTATAATGGAAATTATTATGGTTTAGCAAAAGCTGCGTTTAATACTGAAAAGGTCAATATCGCAATTATTGAACCAAATGGTTTAAGACAAGTTAAAGAGAAAATGGCAGACCAATTCGAAATAATTGTAATCAAAATGGAAGAGAACGACTATACGTTACTTGAACGTTTTGAAAAACGAGGAGACCCAATTGAAGTCAGAGATAAGAGAATCTATGGAGACAAAACACATTTTGCTGAAATTCCATTTGACTATCTTATAAATTCAGAGTTATTGTTATTTGAAACTATACTGAAAACACATACACTTTTGGTGAGAAAAGATGAGCAATAACAATAAAAGACCTATAATAAAAATAACACAACCAGGAAGGATGATTATACCACATATGGATTCAGAAATGGCAGTAAGAGAAAAATTTGAGGACAGGGTTCAGATATTTACACTAAAACTAGATGAGTTAAAAAATTTTTCAATATCAAGTGATGGAAGATATGGAATAGACCTAGAAATTAGAATTCCAGAGGCGTTAACAAAAGAATTTATGTTTCTTACATACGATATAGTTGTTTTAGAAGGACTAGACAGTGAGATATTTAGCAACACATATCTTAGCAAAACATTAGTAGTAGAGGATTCAAGATTCGAAATGTCTACGGATGATGCTTCTTCAAAAAGAAGAATCACATCATCTATTAAGTTAAGGCTATCAAGATTAAGAGAAGATTCACAACTTGATATTATTTATAAACTTAGAACAGGTACAGAAGAGTCTGAAAAAATGTTAGAAATAGTTACAAATCAAAGTAGATGGTCAAGAGAAACTGTTTTAGATTGGATTGAAAAGTATGAAGAAGAAATCCATTGCAAATATGATGACATAGTTCCAGACTTATTACTGTTAAAAAAATTGGAAGAATAATTATGAGATTGGAATTCAATTTTTATAAAGACCATACTCCTGAGAAAATGTTATCATTATTAAAAAGAGAAGATTTTCTTGAAGTACAATACTATAATCTAAGTTATAAGTTGCGGAAAGACGACCCAGTTGATTTGATATCAATTGGTATCGAAGATAAATCTGGATATAGAGTTGAGTATGAAGAAATTGAAATTGAACCAACTTATATTCCAGAGAAAGTAATGGAAGAAATCATTAAGTACGCAGAAGAAAATATCGTTGAAGTTATGACATTGATGAAATTAAGATAGAGAGGAGTATTAAATATGGCAAATCCAAAATTTATTAAATCAGAAAGAAAATTAGCGACCATTCGTGAAATTGCTGCTAAGCATCCAATTGAAGGTGCTGACAGAATTGAAATGGTTATGGTTGATGGTTGGGAATGTGTTGTCAAAAAAGATGAAAATATAAACGTGGGAGACCTTGTTGTATACATCGAAATTGACAGTATTGTCCCAGATAGACCCGAATTTGAGTTTCTAAGAGACAGAAAATTCAGAGTCAGAACAATTAAACTCAGAAAGCAAATCTCACAAGGTCTAGTTCTTCCATTGAGCATTTTAAATGGTAAGAAATACAAACTTGGTGATGACGTTACTAAAGAGTTAGGAATTATGAAATATGACCCAGAAGCTGAAATTGAGCGTGAAGTTCATATCCCTAAACCAAAATCAAGATTAGGAAAATTCTTAATGCGATTTAAATGGTATAGAGAAATGCGCAAGAAAAAGTTCAAACAAACAGCATTTCCAGGTTGGATTTCAAAGACAGATGAGACAAGAGTTCAAAATATCGTTAGAGTATTCAATGAACTTTTAGAAAGCAAATCAAAAGTATTTGTAACTGAGAAACTAGATGGACAAAGTTGTACAGCATATATCGATGATAAAAATCATTATGGTGTGTGCAGTAGAAATCTTAGTGTTCCAATTGCTGGTGACTCAAATTATGCAAAAGTATTTCATAAATACAATCTTGAAAAGGTGTTGAAAGCAATTAAGAACTTATATAAAGCTAAAAGAGTTGTAATTCAAGGTGAAATTTGTGGACCAGGAGTTCAAGGAAATAAATACAAATTTGATGAACTAAAATTATTTATCTTTAACGTTATCATAGATAATGTTAAACTTAATTATAGTGACATGGAACAATTGATAACAGAAAGACTGAAAGCAGCTTTTGGTGAACTATTAGTAGTTCCATTAATTGAAGCAGACTATACTTTACCAGCAACTATTAAAGAATTAGTTGAGTTTAGTAAGGGGCAATCTGTTGTTAGACCAGAACAAAAACGTGAAGGTCTTGTGTTAAGAACATTTGATTATAAAACTTCATTTAAGGTAATTAATCCAGAGTTCTTACTAGAAGAAGATGACAAATAATGTATAATCTATCAAGAAATAATTTTAGTAATATTACTGCAGTCTTTATTAAAGACTGTGGTTTTGTTTATTTTAAAATTAATGAAGAAATAATAACGTATTTTTGCAAAGATGCAAACGATGATGACGATATAGATAAATTCTATGAAAACTATCCAGATTTCGCAGAGGCATTAGAGGATAGCGATTTACTTCCGGAGTATGATGATCGGATGATATATTTTATGGAAGGTATGGAAAGAGATCAAACTATAGAAGCATTAGAGTCTTTTGGAATACAGATACAAAAGAAGGAAGAAAAATGTTATTTTTAAGGAGGATATATGAAAAGATTACAAGGTTCAGATTGGCATAATGTCAAAGAAGATATTGTTATTGAGAGTTATACTCTTAGTACAAATGGAAATATTGCAGTATTCGGAAGCAACAAATTCACAGGTGATAAGTATTACCATTGGTTAAATCCAGAAGAAGAAGAAGCATTTGATACTACAAAATATGAAGAAAAAATTTGGGAAGACCAATTTAAAAAGGAGGAAAAATAATGGATAGACGGCAACAAAAAATTGTGGCTCAATTTGAGAGAAAAGAACAATTAGTTCAAAAAGAAATGGAAAAGCTTGAAAATATCTATAACTCAGAAGTTAGACGATTAAGAAGCAAAGTCCATAGAAAAGCAGGAGAGTTACAAGATGATTTACTTTCCATCGATGTTGAAAGACAAGCATTTATCGAAAAATCTGAAAAGATTAATGATATGTTCTGCTGGTTTGAAAAACCTGTAAGGATTTTCTCTCAACCACCAATGACTGAAATTACTTGGGATGATGGTACGAAAACTCGTGTTACAGCCGCAGAAGGCGAAGTATACGACCTTGAAAAAGGTATTGCCATGGCAATTCTTAAAAAGAATATTTATGGAACTCAACGTAACTATCATTTATTGTCTGAATACTTTGAAGAAATCTTAGTTGGTGAAAAACCAGTTGAAGTTGAAGTAGAAGAAATTGATTTACAATCAATGACAGTTGCAGAGTTAGAAGAATTTGCAACAAATCGCTACAATATACCAATTCCTAATGGAATTCGTAAAGGCGATTTAATTAATTTAATCAAATATGTAATGAATAAATAATAAAGAAACCTTCGGGTTTCTTTTTTTTTCTTAGATTTTTAATACTTTCTAATTATAGTTAACAATTTATTATACTTAATAAGAAAGGGTGAATGTATGACTGAGAAATTAAATATTAAGTTTGAAAATTCAGAGAATTTTAGGAATGTGATGGGGCCAGGTGATTCTAATAAAGAAGTATTAGAAACATTGACCAAAACTAAGATATTTACAAAAGGAGAATATGTAAATGTAAAATTAAATGAAGACTCAATTGCAGTAGAAAAAATTGAGAAGGTAATGAAAGCATTAATAGAAATCGCAGCAAATAATAATATACTAAGAGAACGAGATATCATATATGTCTTTAAGCAATGTGCAGAAAGTAAGAGTTGCAGGGACATTATAGATATTTATATAAATAAGACACAAATAGCAAAAAGTCGACAAAATGGAATATACGTTAAATCAATGAATCAAAAGAAATATTTTGAGTTAATTGAGAATAATGATGTTGTGTTTGGAATTGGTCCAGCTGGAACTGGTAAAACTTTTATTCCAATAGTTAGGGCGGCTTATCTCCTAAAAACAAATCAAATTAAAAGACTTATATTAACAAGGCCAATTGTAGAAGCTGAAGAGAAACTTGGATTTCTTCCAGGCGATATGATGGAAAAAGTTGATCCATATTTAAGACCTTTATATGATGGATTGCAAGAAATCTTCACACCAGTTGAAATTGAAAAACTAATTGAAGATGGTAAAGTTGAAGTTGCACCACTTGCTTATATGAGAGGTAGAACTCTCGATGACGCATTTATAATTCTAGACGAAGCGCAAAATACAACCAAAGGTCAAATGAAACTATTTTTAACAAGATTAGGCTTTGGAAGTAAAATGGTTATTACAGGTGATATAACTCAGGTTGATTTACCTCGTAATGTTAAATCTGGTTTGAGGCAAGCCATTGAAACACTTAAAGATGTTAAGAATGTTGGTATTTTAGAATTCGAAACTAGTGACATTGTAAGACACCCAATTGTACAAACCATAGTCGAAAATTTTGATAATAATGAATGGACAGAAGAATAACCTTAGGGTTATTCTTTTTTGTTACTTGTCTTTTTATATTTATATATTATAAATATAGAAAAGGAGAGTTTAATTATGAAAAAGAAGAAAAAGAATCACTATGAAAGAAAACAAGTTTACTCATTAGAAAAAATATTTTCTATTTTAAGCCGATTAAATTTCCAAGGTCACTTTAAACTAGATGGTGACAGGATGAAAGCATCAAGCCTCAGATACAAAACATTTGTAAAAAATTTAGAATGTGTAAATTGTGGGATAAAAGGTGTTTATTTTGCAAAGGAAAGAACAAGTCCAAAAGATCCTTACCATCTTAATCTGTACGGTATAGCACCAAATGGTTCAGAGAGATTGATGACAAAAGATCATATATTTCCAAAATCATTAGGAGGAACTGACGATTTGGATAATCTGCAAACTATGTGTGAAAGATGCAATACTAAAAAAGGTAATAAAATAGTAAAGCAAAATAATAAAAAAGAAAAAGAATTAGTAAAAATCTAGATAATTATTCTAGATTTTTTTTATAATTCTAAGTTATTTTTCTATACTGAACAATTATTTATATGAAGAAATTTAAAGGAGTGATAATATGTTAGTATCTCCAAGCAAACTTAACTTAGAACGAATCGTGAAGAATCGTACTCTAAATTTTGAGACAACGAGAAAAACTCATCAAAACTTAGTATTAATCGGAGCAGATAATAACACTGCACTAGAAGCTGTTATTACAAGTAAACTGTTCCGTCCACAACAAATGATGAGTATTTTTATTCCTCGTATAATTCGTCCTATGGGAAGAAAACCAATGAGATTAAATCAAAAAGAATACTATACAGATGTTAAAGCAAAAACAAATGGAAAGATTAAAATTGGAAAAATCAATCCAAATATCTATAACGGATTAAACATGATATACAATACAGTTCCTGAATATGCTCAAACTGCAAAATTAGCAGGAAGAATGAAATCGGGTGTATTACTACAAAAATATTTATACGGATATTTTGAAGATCTTCTTAATGAAAAAATGGAAGAAGTTCAATATGAAAAGAAATATCTCATCTTTCCAATGGTTGATTATATTCCAGCCTTTAAAGCAGGAGTTCTAACAGATTATGATACTATTAATCCGTTATTATTATTCCTACGTGGCATTAAGAGAAATAGTTTAGATTATGATTTATATAAGAAATTTGATCTAATTATTTTCTATAATCCAAACGCAGATGCGCTCTATCCATTAGATATGAAGAAATTTGATCCAGAAAAAGATTATACAATTATGTTCAGTAGAATCAACCGTTTGAATAATTTCAATAATGGAACAGATGCTCTTGACGATGTGACAGCAGATGCTGTTGATCTATCTGATGAGGATGAAATAGAAAATACAAAAGAAGAAATTAAACAACTTGTCTTATCAAAAATGGCTAAGAAAATTAAAGCAGATAATTTAACTGACTTTGAGGCAGCTAATAAAGATGAGCAAGATATCATGTTAGCAATTGATAGAAAAATCGATAAATATCTTGAAAACCCACTTAATCTTGATAAACCATTCTCTGAACTTGTTAGTGAAATAGAAAACGATCAAGAAGTTAAAGTAAAAGCGATCAGATATGTTGAAACTAAAAAAGCTGCGGCTGAGAGACTAGCACAATTATCTAAAAACCTTGAAAAAGAGGTTGAAGTCGTTGGTAGTATTGAAGATTTAGATGCTGGTGAAGATATAATCGAAGCTGACAGATTTGAAGTTGAAGGCGTTGATGAGCGTGTTAAAGAAAGTAAACTTTCAAGTCTAGATGAAGAATATAACAAGAAACAATTCAAGAAAGATATGATGAATATATTGGCTGGATTTTCGAGTTCATACTATCTTCCACTAACAATTGATAGTTTTAAAATTGAAGATACGAGCGATGATTTTAAACAAGTAGAAACTATCTTTGTAAGATTCAAAACAGATGAAGGAAAAACTCTTTCATTTGCATTAGATATTCCAAAAATTGTTGATAAAAGATACTTCTACCTTGGTGGTAATAAGAAAGTAATGACTAAGCAATTAGTTCGTTTGCCAATTGTTAAAACTAAGCAAGATCGTGTTGAAATTACAACCAATTATAATAAAATCACAATTGAAAGAACTAATGGTAAACTTTCAAGAAAGAATGCTTATTTATTAAAAACGCTAAAAGATATCAAAAATGAAAATATAGAAATTGAGTTTGGATCTAATTCAATTGTTAACGCTGGTTTTACAAGTGACTTCGAGTATGAAGAACTTGCTGATAGCCTAAGCAGAATCTCAAATCCAAAATATGAAATTATTTTCAATAGAAAAGAATTAAAAGAAGAGATCGATATGATGGATATTGATGATGCTTTCTTCAATGAAAATATGACACCAATCGGTTTAAATAAAATCAAGAATGGATTATTATATTTAGAAGATAAGAAAGTTTATGAGTATATTCCAAATCAGGGCGGAGGCCAACTAGCCGAAGGTTTATTTGAATTCATCTATGAAAATATACTTGGGAAAACTAAGAATGAATCTCTTCCAACAATTGGTAAGAGTTATATCTATTCTAAGATGAAAATTCTTGGTGAAACTTATCCAATCTTTGTCGTTGTTGGTTTAATGAATGGAATCACAGATATTCTTAAACGATATAATGTGAAATATAAACTTAGTCCAACAAGATTAAAGAAAGATCCAAATTATGTTGAGGTTGAATTTAAAGACAAGTTCTTGTACTATGAAGATACAATTAAGAATACACTATTGTTAAATATTCTTTATACAATGGGAACTGAAACTTATGAATTTGCTGACTTCGATACAGATGGTCCATATACAGACTACTTTATTGAAAAACTAGACCAACCAATTTATATTCGAAATACATTGCGTATTAACTTGAATGTTATGATCGACCCAATCACAAAAGAAGTTCTGAAAGATCTTAAACTTCCAACTGACCCAATTGATTTGTTATTATTAGCAAATACAATGTTGACAAATAACAGTTATCGTCCACAAAATGACATTAGAAACTTCCGTGTTCGTGGAAATGAAATTGTTAATGCAATGATGTATCAAATATTAGCAGATGCTTATGTTAGATATCAAAGAGGTAAACTAAATGGACGTAATGTCGAAAGTCTAGATATTCCTCGTGAAATACTTGTAAGTAGATTGTTGACAGAGCCAAATGTTAATGACCATTCAACACTTAACCCTGTGTTAGAAATGGAACAAATTGCAGCTGTAAGTGCCAAGGGATTCCGTGGAATAAATCTTGGAAGTGCATATACACTAGAACTTCGAGCTTATGACGACTCAATGGTTGGAATAGTTGCAGGTAATGCAACACCATTTGGGCCAAATTCAGGGGTAACTCGTGGCTTATCATATAATCCAAAACTTAACTCAATTCGTGGTTATGTTCCGGATATTGACAATAAAGCTGCGTTAGAACCAACAAATATTCTAAGCCCTGCTGAAATGATTTCAAGCTTTACAAGTACAATGGCTGATCCACCGCGTTAAAATTGTCTGGCGCGGTATAAACCTTTTTAATTGCTGGAACACCCTTAAGCTTTCAGAACCACAACGCAACCTGCAAAGGTAATCGTGAAGGTTTGAAAATCTGAAAGATTGGGCAATCAGCAGCCAAGCATCTCAGTGAGATGAAGGTTCAACGACTATCTCGAGAGAGAGTACACTCAAGTGAGTGGAAGCGGAAGGCATCGAAAGATGAAGATATAGTCTCATCTGCATAGAAATATGCAGCAGCGAAAGCGGGTTAAATTTAACGAATTTAGCTGAAGAAAATTAATGCAGGCGATGCAAATCTCTTAACAAACTGGGAGATTTAAAATCTCGTGAATTGCGGGAAACTCCTTAGAGCTTTAACTACTAACTTAAGCTGTTAATTGCAGCCCATATATAGTAAAAAGGTTAAAGATTGGACGATCCGCAGCTAAGTCTAATATATTATAGTATTAAATATAAGGGAAAATTGAAAATTAAGGGGGTGAAACTATGCCAGCAAAAAGAAGTTATACTAATGTTATAACAGATATACATGATTCTGGTAATAATGAATATCTAGTATTAACCAAGGAAGAAGATTATAAAAATGTTAAAACAAAAATAGAAATTCTACATAAAACTTGTGGTAATATATATTCGGTAACACCAGACCATTTTTTAAGTAGCAAAAATAGATGCCCTTTTTGTTCAAAACATAGACACTTTTTAAAAACAACAGATATTTTTAAACAAGAAATATTTGATATTGTAGGTAATGAATATACATTATTATCTGAATATAAAAATAGTAAAGAAAAAGTTAAATTAAGACATAACAAATGCGGAAATGAATATTACGTTCTTCCTGGCCATTTTTTAAATACTGGAACAAGGTGTCCTAATTGCTATGAATCCAGAGAAGAAAGAAAGATAAAAGAAATTCTTCTTAAAAGTAATATAACATTCTCAAGAGAGTACACATTTAGAGATTTATGAAATAAAAAATAATACAGCTATACTTGAATTTGATTTTGCAATATTTGATAAGGAAAATAGATTAAAATTTCTTATTGAATATGATGGGGAAGCTCATTTTATTCCAACCTTTCCTTTAAAAGGTACCCAGGAAGAAAAAGAAAAAGCTCTTTTAATTCAGCAAGAGAATGATAGTAGAAAAAATGAGTACTGTCAAAGAAATAATATAAATCTTATTAGAATCCCTTATACTGATAAGAAAAATATAAATAAAATAATCAAAAATATATTAGAAAAGTTCAACGACTAGGCGCCCTAAAAACGTAGGGACAGCGCGAGACACCTTAAAAGGTGATGATATAGTCTGGTCTTATATGAGAATATAAGCAGTCTTTTTAAGACGGGTATAAATTAACGACTTATACTGAACAAAACTGCAGACCAAACACACAATGCCAGTTGAAACTACACACAAGCAACTTATAGGTTCAGGTGTAAATAAGACAATGGCTTTCATGATTTCAGATGATTTTGTGTTCAAAGCAAAAGAAGACGGGATCATAGAAAAAATCGATACTGAAAATAAACTTGCTCTGCTTACGTATGTAAGTGGCAAGAAAGATGCAATTAATTTAGCCGAAACACTTGTTAAGAACTCAAATAGTGGTTTCTATATCAAACAAAAATTCCTTATCGCTTTCAGTGAAGGTGAGAAATTTAGAAAAGGTGATGCAATTGCATATAACCCAAGTTTCTTTAATGGAAAAGGAAAAGATATAGATTATAAACCAGGAACACTCGCTAAAATTGCTATCTCACCTATTGACCTTTCTTATGAAGATTCAACTGTTATTTCAGAGTCTCTTTCTAAAAAAGCTAAGAGTAGGGTGACGATGCAAAAACAAATTGCTCTTGGACCGAACACTATTATTCATAATATTGCAGAAGTTGGTCAAAAAGTTAAGACTGGTGATAGTTTACTTGACTTTACAACAAGTTTTGCAGACCCTGCAACTGCTGAATTCTTAGCGGATTTAAGTAGAACTTTTGGTAGCGACGTTGCTGATACTGTTGGTAATGAGCAAATCAAAGCTAAATATACAGGTGAAATTGTCGATATTAAGATATACTATAACAAGCCGTTAACTGAATTAAGCGACAGTCTTGTTAAACTTATTAAGAAATATAAAGGTAAGATTCAAAAGAGAAAGTCAGCACTTGGCGATATTAAAACTGACAGTGTACATATTCCACCACTTGAGCAACAAAAGGGTGAGAAAGTCGGTCAGGAAAAATACGACGGTGTTATGATTGAGGTTTTTGTGGAGTACGAAGATCTTATGACGGCCGGAGACAAACTCACATTTAACACAGCGTTAAAAGCTGTTATCGCAAAAGTTGTGTCAATTGATGAATCGCCAATTAGTGAGTATCGTCAAGATGAACATGTTGAAGCTATTCTGACTCCAACAGGTGTTATCTCGCGTATGACTGGTGATATATATTCAATGTTATACGGTAATAAAGTCCTTATTGAAGTAGGGAAACGTATTAAAGAAATTATGGAAGAATAAAGGTAAATCGTTATGATTTACCTTTTTATTAAAAAAATAATTAACAATTATTTATTAAAATATTACTGCAATGAAAGAGGGATATAAATGGCTGCACCGCAAAAATATAATGAGACATTTTTAATAGATTATTTTTCAAAATTAGATGATTATGAATATCTTGGCGAGTCCAAAGTGGAAAAAAAAGATAGGTATATAACAGTTAAACACCTTTTATGTGGAAAAGAATATGATGTTTCTATTAATAAATTTATAAAAAAAGAACAAAGGTGTTCATGTTTAAGAAAAAGAGAAAACGCATTAATTAAGAATACGCAAGAATACAACAATTACTTAAATAATAAATATTTAGGTGATTACAACGCAGTTTCTGAATATCTTGGAAGAAAAAAACCAATAGAAATAGAACACTCATGCGGTTATAAATACAAAATAGAAAGGGCAGAATTCCTTATTGATAATAATTCTGGGGGAAAATGTCCAATTTGTACTCAAGGAACTCATAATAATAACGATATTATAAATGAGAGATTTAAAAGAAAAGGATATAATATAGAATTGATGGAAGAGTTTACAGATGTAAATAAAAAACATCTGGTTAAAAATAAAGACTGTGGGCATGTTTATAAAATATCAATTGATGGGGCTATGAGTAAAAAGGATAAAAATAACCATATGAATTGTCCTATATGTGGGATACATAGTAAATTTATAGATATAGAACGCGTTAGGAGAGAAGTAGAAGAAGGAAGTTTTGATATAGAAATTATATCAAATGAGTATAAAGATACGCATAGTTTATTAGATGTAAAATGCAAAATCTGTGGAAAACCTTATAAAATTAGTAGAACAAATATTTTATCTGGAAAAGGTTGCCCACATTGTAATCCTCAAAGTTCCAAACTGGAAAAAGAAGTATTCAATTTTATAAAGTCTGTATACAATAACAAAATAGAAGAGAATAAACGATGGTATGGAGAAAATAAAAGCTTTCAAGAACTAGATATATATCTTCCAGACTTAAAGATTGGTATAGAATTTGATGGTTTATATTGGCACTCAGATAAATATAAAGACAAAAATTATCATATAAATAAAACTAACTTCTTTAAAGAAAAGGGTATAAGACTGATCCATATTTTTGAAGATGAGTGGATAAATAAAAAAGAAATAGTTCAGTCAAAGTTAAAGCATATTCTAAATGTTTCGAACCAGAAAAAAATATATGCCAGAAAAACTATTATCAAAGAAATCACAAATAAAGAAAAAACACCGTTTCTAGAAAAATATCATATTCAAGGTTCGGACCAAGCTAATATTAAATTAGGAGAGTACTATAATGGCGAGCTAGTTGCGGTTATGACGTTTACAAAACTAAGAAGATCTTTAGGTTCAAGGAAATCAGAGCCAGGTCAATACGAACTATCAAGATTCGCAACATCTAAAAACGTTGTGGGTGGTTTTTCAAAAATGCTAAAGTATGCAATCAAAAATTATGATATTAATCATATAAAAACATTTGCAGACTTAAGATGGTCAGATTTTGAAAATAATGTTTATGAAACAAATAGTTTTATATTATCACATATTAGCAAACCGAATTATTACTATTCATATAATAACATTAGATATCACAGATTTAACTTCAGAAAAAATATATTAGAAGAAAAATTCCCAGAGTATTATAATAAAAATTTAACAGAATTTCAAATTATGGACAAAACAAACTATTCAAGAATTTGGGATTGTGGGAATTTGGTTTATGAAATGAAGATAGAAAGATAAACCTTCGGGTTTATCTTTTTTGTTTTTTCTAATTATTTATTTATATATTATAAATATAGAAAGAATAGGAGGAATTTAGTATGGGAAAAACTTTCAAAGATAGTCGTTATGATACGACCACAGTCAAAGAAAGACAAAAAAATTCGAAGGAGAAACATAATCTTCGAAAATTCTTTGAAACTCAAAATATGAATTTTGAGTACAAACCAAAGAAAGCTTACAACAAAAAGAAAAGATAACCATTGGTTATCTTTTTTTATTCTGGTAGATTGCTTTCATCTACATATTTTTTTAATTTGTTTCCTTCACCAACATTGCTTTTTCTCATTCCATAGTAACGCATTTTTCTTATAATTGCTTTAGCAAGTTTCTTCTCTTTTAGTGGAGAAACGTGTGCAAATAATTTAATTGCGGCTAAAACATGAACTTTATCATATAAAGGATAAGCTTTGTCGTCAGGTAAACCATATTCAGGGTTGTCAGGTAGTTGTTCTTCAGCTAGAATTTCTTCATATAGTTGGTAATATTCTTTCAACTCAGCCTCAGCTTCTTTTTCCATCTTAACAAGTCTTGTATAATAATCTGGAAATTCTACTAAATGGTCCATTGAAATTCTTACAGCTTCTTCTTTGCTGTTAGTATGTTCCATTTCAATTTTTTTGCCTATTTCAATTTCTTTTTCGATATCTTTAACACTCACACCATGTTTTTTAGCAATGCTTTCTACTGTATGAGTATCGGCAAGTCCACCTCTGACAGTCTTATCGATTTCTTCAAGAATTTTAGTAAGAGAAGATGTTTCTTTTTCATATTCAGATTGTTCTGATAACTTAATATACTTCTCTTTATTTTGAGAAATCTGTTCTTTAAGTTTCTTGTACATCCCCTTCATCTCCTTCTTTAACGTATTCAATATTATAATTGACTATACGTTTTCTTAGCTTTTCTTTATTATAAGCTAAAGCATCTTCACGATTATTATACGCTTCGATAACGTTTATTTTTTCTAATTTATCTTCACCAAGGAATAGTCCATACTCACGGATGAATTCTCTATATTCGCCATTTACTTTATTCATTGGGATAACAATTGCATTGTTATGTGCCATTTCATGAAGAGTTGCAGTTAATGGAACAAGTCCGATTGTATTTCTATAATGCTCACCAACAACTGTTTCAGCGATATCCATTGTAGATACTGGCTTACCAGTTGCATATTTAAGCATGCTTTTGGCAACAGTCTCTGTTATATCAAATAGAGTTAAAGGGAAATGATGAAATTCTAGTGACACATTAATTTCTTTAGTGTCAATATTTGGAAGAAGTGCACATTGAGTTAAATCTAATTCATTCTTAAGATACTGCACATAGGCACGATACTCATAAGAATTACGAATTTGTCTCTCAATATAGTTGATTGTTTTAGCAGTTAGGTCTTCCTCACTTTCAATATAAGCAAGTGTTATATCATAGTCAGAAACAGCTATATTATACTCAACTTTTTCTTCTTCATTCATCAAATCTAATTTCTTTTCATTTAAAGCTTTCATAATATCACCTACCCTTTTTCTACAGCGACTACAATGTCTTCGGTTTTATCTTCGAATTGTTCTTCTTTTTCTTCTGTAGCCCCTGTTTCTTTCTGGTCAAAATCTTCCACTTGTTTTTCATCTTCTGGGTTGTCCATTGCTTCTGGATCGAGGTCTTCTGTAACAAATTTCACTTTACCTGCTTTTTCAGCTTCTCTGCCCTCATCTGTTATTTCTCCAGATGGCGTTATATAATCCATAGCTTGTCTCATTTCTAAAGGTTCACCATTAGCAGAAACTACTTTTGTTTCTTTTAGTTTCTTTTTAGTTTTCTCTTTCTTGAAATGCTCACCATACATTGCAACAATATCTTGATTTCTTTCAAGAGATTCTACAAGATTATTGAATATTATTTCATTTTCTATTAATTCTCTCTCTTCTAAAGAGATTTCATTGTCCCTCTTAATCTTAGAAACTTCCATTTGTTCATTAAGTTTTTTAAATAGTGCCATAATATCACTCCTTAGAATTATTCATATAATTAATTGTTCACTTATTATTATATAACTTCTTAACTTTTAAAATAAAATAATGCTGTTAACATATAATTATACTAAAAAGGAAGGAGTTTATTATGGCAAAATACAGGGATTTTATGTTTCAGCAAAGTAATTTTATTAAAGCAGAAGAGTATACAGATACTTCGGCTATTATCTTAGCTATAAGAAATATTCTACTTTCCAGACAGGGTAATTTTCCATTTACTCCAGCCTTTGGGATGAATATAGAAAAGTATCAGTTCGATTTATTAGATGACGTTCAAATTGAAGCGATTAAGGCTGAATTGTCACGACACATTGCAGAGTATATTCCAGATATTAGTTCTGTGAGTATAAGTGTAGAAATTGTCAATGACGAATCAGGAGTAGTAAATGAAGGAAGAAATATGCTAGGTATTTCAATAGCATCAAAAATCAATGCAGAGTCAATATCAAGTAGTTTTTTATTGTATGAAAAAAATGGAGAAATAGCAATACTAAATGAAACACACTAACTATGAAGGAGAGAAGATAAATTATGGCAGATAAAAAATTAGTACCAGGACAAACTGTTTATCTTAGTGAAGGCGAATCATTCGATAGTATCGAATTAGCTAAAAGAGAAGCAGAAATGATGAAAGAATTACCACCTACTATTAAATTAGGTGAAGAAAAAGAAACGGTTCAAGAAGAATCGACACAAATTGAAACGATTGAAGAGTCTATCGTTTCAGAAGAAGTAGAAGAAGTTGCTGAGGTTAAGGAACCTGAGGAAACTAAAACTTTCAAACTAGCAAAAAAATTACTTGACGAGAACCTTAGTGAAGATGATGACCTTCCACCATTGGTTGAAGATGAAAGCATCGAAAAAGAAGTAGAAGTTGATTACTTTGAAGATTTAAAAGAAGAAACTATGATTGATGAACTACTAGAAGACGCAGAAGAGGAAACTCCAAAACGTAGAGCTAAGGTTATTGATTTAGAGAGTCTTCACGTTATCAATAAAACAGAAATGGACAAAGAAAGAGACCTTAGAAATGCATTATACGGAAATAAAGCGGCTTACCAAATTGTTGCTGCTCAATCTGGTTATATGGCAAAGGTTCTACCACTTGTTCATAAAGATATTATTAATATTCTTCGTGAAAATGTTAATAGATTTGAACATCAAAAGAGTTTATACAGAGTAATCTGGGACAAGATTCATGACACATCAGTCGGCAAAATGAGTTTTGAACAATGGTTACGTAATACATCAGTAGAAGATATCGAAACATTCTACTATGGTTTATATGCATCAACATTCCCAAATGAAGGTTCATTTAGATATACTTGTCCTCATTGTGGAGCTGAACATGATTATAAGGTTAGTCATGGAAATCTTATCAAAACAACTGATAAAGATAAAATGAAAGAACTTATTGCAAAAGTTTCAAGAGATGCAAATACTATGGAAAAAATGAAAGAGTTTTCACTTATTGGTAAAACTCAGGCAATTCAACTTGGCGATAGTGGACTAATCGTTGAACTAAGAACTCCAAGTTTATTTGACTTGTTAGAAATTCTTCGTACAGTTCCAGAAAAGACTATCAATAGAGATGCTGAAAGTATCGTTTACATGTTATATGTTAATAAAGTATATATTCCAGCAAAAGATGAATCTGGATATTATGAAGAAAATAGTAAATCATCAATTTTACGTATCATTGACAACCTTCCAATCGATGACGCAAATGAGTTTAAAGATGCAGTTGACGAAAGAGTTGACGAAAACAGAATTACATACTCTCTAAAAAATATTAAATGTGTTGAATGCGGACAAGAAGTTAAAGATATCCCAATCTCAATTGAAAATTTACTTTTTACACTGATCTTCGAGAAAGCCCAATAATTAAAGAAACGGATACTAGGGAAGAAGCTCAGGAAAAACTAAACAAAGTAGAGGAAAACTTTTTACGTTTGCAATCTACTATTGACGAAAAAATGTTAGAGGTAGTTTATATGCTCGATTTATTTGACGGTAAACTATCTCTTTCAGAAATATTAAATTTAGAAATTCCTTTGCTTAACCACCTTAGAACTGCCAAACAAAAAATAAATGAAGAAGTTAATAGAAAAAACAGACCTAGATAAAGGAGGATGATATTATGTTAATTAAAGCATGTAGTGTCATAACGAGAATATCAGATGACGCTGAAGTCAATGCAGAGAATTATATGGAGGGTATTGGTTTTATATCCAACTTATATAATTTTATGAATGCTTTGAAATTAGCAATCCCACTTAAACAAGTTGAATTCCTCCCCTCATTTAAAGGTAAATATACGGTTGAAAAATTGGGTGTCTCGGCAACAGACAAAGAGAACGAGATGAAGGTCTTCAAAGTAAAATCATCTTTGTTTCTCGAAGATGAAGTTCAAGAGAAGATTAAAGAAATTATGAGTAATCTGTGTGAGAACGTTTTATTAGAAGACGACGTTTTAACATTTTACTTATTCTAATAAGGAGAGAATATAATGAAGTTAAGAGACAAAACAAATATAGAGATATGTGAAGAGAATGGTATTAATTATACGTTTTTAACGAACGTTGTGGAAGAGAAAAATACCAAAGCAAAAATTAGGGCAACACTGCAAATCATTGCAAAAATTCTAGTAGGAACACTTGGACCTTATGGTACAACTACTATTATTCAAGATAGAGAAATGAAACATTTTGCAACTAAGGATGGATATGATTTAATGAACAAGATCTCTTTTAACGAAGAGGTTTCTCGTACTGTATTAGATATGGTTCGTCAAGTTGCAAGTTCACAAGTATTATCTGTTGGTGATGGTTCAACATCGGCTATCGTTGTTGCAAACTCAATGTATAGTGAACTAACAGATTCAGAAATGAGATTGTTTGATAAAGTTGCACCAAAAGATGTTCTGGATATTCTAAACGATATTGCTGAATATCTTGAAAAACAACTTAAAGAACAAGCACTGCCAGTCTCTGATGATTTAAGAGAGATCGAAACAGTTGCAATGATTGCAACCAATAATGATGAAAAAACTGGTAAACTTATTAAAGAAATATACGATAAAATCGGAGAATTCGGCTTTATTTCCACAGATATTATGGAGAAGAAAGAAGCTGATGAATATGAAATTAAACAAGGAATTGAGTGGGAACGTGGTTATATCGATGAATACTTTGCAAAAGGTTATGAAGGCAAGAAAATCATTCATGACCAAGAGCCAAGAATATTTTTAACGAAGTCTCAACTAACGTATAATGATATTGAGCCTATTTTGTCACCAATGATTGGCCAAGCATGTGGTCGAGAAAAAGCAGAATTATTAATCGTTGCTAATGACTATGATGATGATGTTAGAAATTTCTTCAAATTAAATAGAACTCAACATCTAGGAACAGCTAAGAAAACTGAGTTAACTTTTACTGTTGTAGATATCGAACAAGTGACTGAGAGTGGAAGATATACACTCGAAGATCTTGGAATATTATTGGACTGTAAAGTTTATGACAAGTTTAAAAATAAACCTGCTGAAATTCTAGCCGATCCAGAAGCATTCTTGGGACGTGCTGAAAAAGTTATCGTCACTAAAAAGAATACTCAAATCATTGGCAAGGACAGAAGTGATGAGCATAAGCAAAGAAAAGACGAAGCAATTGCAGAAATTCGTGAAAAATTGCAGAAAAAGTTAGATTTAGAGAATCCAACACGAGAAGATGAGTTTGATAAGTATATTTTCCGTAGAAGATTATCATCTTTAACAGACTCAACAGCAATTATTCATGTTGCAGGTAAGAGCATGACTGAACGTATGACAAGAGAAAGATTATTAGAAGATGCTATTTTGGCTTCTAAATCTGCAATTAAATACGGAGTTATATCTGGCGGCAATATGATGATTCCAAGAATTCTTAGAGAATCACTAAGCTATATCAAGAATTATCCGAATAAAAAAGGTAAAGAAGTTTCTTGGAGAGATAGTGAGTTAATGAAACAATTAATGGATAAATATGAATATATTCCTGTCCTAGACAAAGAAATGTTTTTTAAGGACTTTATTGAACTAGTTCAAAATGCATTCTTAGAAAGTTATTATCATGTTCTGAGCAATAGTTATTTTAATGAGGAACAAGTTGATGAAGTTATCGAAAAATGTCTCAAAGAAGACCTTTTCTATAATCTTAAAAAACACACATATGAAAAAATGAATGAAACAAATGTCATAAATAGTGTTGATACTGATATTCAAATTCTTAGAAGTGTTGTATCAATTATTGGTATTATGGCAACAAGTAATCAAATGATAACACTAAATCTTAGTGTAAATGACCAAGTTAAAAAATAAAAAAGAGATAATTTCTCTTTTTTATTTTAAATAGGAAATAACAGTTTATTATTAAATAACCATTAAAAGGAGAGAAACTATGAATATTTTTAAAATGTTTATACTCTTATTTAAACGAGACCCTTTAAAAAAAGAGTTTAGAAGAGCTAAGAGGATAAGAAAACACAATGCAAAAGGTATGACAACATACGAAAAGATATTATCGTATCCACTAGAATATGGGCACAAATTAGATAAATATCTTAAAGGGATAGCAGAAGGTGATCCAGATTTACTTCAACTGCTAAAAAATATACACAAAGAAAATACAAAGCTTATATTTTTCCCTGGTAGCAAATTTCTTTCAGAAATATCTTTGAGTGTTGCTAAGAATGTCTGGAAAAAACTATCTTTAAAAAATGCTATTGGATTAGAACTAGCTAAATCACCTAGATTTGCAGTGTCATTTATGGATATATGTCTAGCTTCTGATGATTTTTCTAGAAAAGTCTCAGTTAATGATGATATTACTCAATTGGAAGATCTAAGAAACATAGTATTTGATATTAAAAGAAGAAATATAGAATTAGTTGGTACACATCTAAACATGCCACTTCCTATTGAAATTGTATCAGGGACAGACACCACTGAAATTATAGAGCAACTATCTTCAATTGCTATTCAGAAATTAGAATTAGATGTAGTATTCCAACTTATGGAATCTGCTCGAACAAAAAAGACTTTTAGTAAACTTTCAACTGAACATCTGGATTCAGTGTTTACAGAGATTAAGGATAAAACATATTTACCAAAAGGTACTTTCTTTATAATTTCAAATGAAGAGACTTCTAAGAAGATACCGCAAAAACTATCTGAAGAAGAAACGGTGTCCCTTGTAATTTCAGAGGCTATGGCTGATGATGAAATATTAGTCACATTTATGACATCAAAAGTTGAAAGCAAAACTATATCAACTTATCTTTACTCGCTTAGAATAGAAACAGCTTATATTGATAGAAATAATCCAACACTTCCATCTCTCATGGTAGAGAGAAGACTTTCGACAGAAATATTCTCGCCAAACAGTATTGCTGTTATAAATCTAAAATAAAGAATACCTTATGGTATTCTTTTCTTTATAAACATATATTATAAATCTGGTGTATTAAATAAATTATATAAGGAGGAATTAAATATGCCAGATCCAATTTTAATCGTATTAGGAATAACGTTAGTCTTAGTTTTAGCAGTGATTATGCATAAAGCATTGTCAACTGACAATTCTGAAACTGAAGAGGAAAGACAAGAAAGACTATTACAACTGATTCCAGAATCTATTGTAATACAGTCGCAAAAACCATCTTTTATGAATTATACAGATGGAAATACTAACACTGGATTTATTAGCGAAAAAACTGTTGAGACTATTAAATCTGGTATATACTTCAATATAATTTCTGCTGGTGGGACTAAGTCTCCAAAGACTAAACCGACCCCAGTGAAACAAAAGCTGAATGTTATGGTATCAAATCTTCGCAGATATTTTTATCATCAACCAAATATTGATGATGACTATGCAGAAGAAATAATCGATGCTAAATTAGAAGAGATGGATGCATATAATAAATATGGATATATAAAATCTCAAAGACGCATGCCACCAGGTGGATACGCGCCATTAGCATAAAAAATCAAATAAAGCTCTTAATTGAGCTTTATTTTTTTATTAGTTAAAATATTCTCAACAATACTTTATATGAAATTTAAATGAGAGGTGATAATATGGCATTGCCAGTAAAAAAGAACAGAGCACTTAGTATTAGCCTGAGTCAATATGTATCCAATCCATATCGTGGATCGGCATTCTTAGCTTCACGTAAGGCAATCAAACAAGGTCTTAATCAAGACTTTATAGAGTTGTTAAGAAGAGATAGGATGAAATTCTTTGCAGTTCCATACATCTATACAAATGGAGATATTTTATTCCATGTTAGAGTCCCTTCAACTGAATATAAATATAACAAATTACACTATGACGTTTTATTCAAAATCAAAGCAGATCCAGCGAGAAGATATGCTTTAAGAAACGTTGAATTTTTCAGTAACAGTCCAAGTTTTATTTATACATATGCTTATGTTTATTATCATGACCATATTGTAATTGACGAGTTTGCATCTAAACTTCCAATAATGGCTCTTACAGTTGCGCCTGAAATTAGAAACCCTGTTGAATCATTAGGTTATGAAAAGTCAACTTATTTTGCAGCTAGGTATATAATAGATGGACATGCTCTTACAGACCAGTATATTGAAAAATATGGTAAAAAAATGAATAAACTTGTAGAAATGGACCTTCTAAATAAAATCGCTGACCCAGGTGACGTTGAACAGATTTATGCTTTGGGTCGACAATTACAAGCAAAAGAAAGTAAAATTTCACAACAAAGAACCAAACAAAGAGAAAAGTTACAAAGAGATTTCGTTCAACATGCTAAGAAGACTGCCCCAAGAGGTAGCGGTAAAATTATGGCAAGAAAACCAAGAGCTAAAATAACAGCAAGATCTGCAAAAAGATCTCTTTAAAAGTTAAAAAAATAATAAATAATATATTATAAAATAGAAAGAACCATACCTATGGACAATAGGCATTTCTTTCTATTTTATATTTTCGATTGTACAGGAGGTAATTTGGTGCCAAAGAAAAACAAAATCGAAAAAGTTAGCAGAGATACTTTCTATGCTACTGACGGAGGAAATAACTTCGGGATATCATTTGACGAGCTCTTCGGACGGGAAGAACTTGAAATTTATAATCTCTTTGAAATGAACTCCAAAAGAAACTTCAAGAATCTTGTACCTTCAATCATTGAGACATATAAAGAGATATTTCTAAATGATGGAGAAAGATTTAATGAAGACCTTGCTATTATTATGTTCAATATACTTAAAGTAAAATCTGACCTGGAAGTTCAAGACGGCGAAACAAGCTATGAACAATTTTTGGAAATGATTGATCTGGTAACAGATTCAAACGATGCTTTATTAATTGAAACTATTAATAATTATGTTAAGGAAAATTATGCGCTTAACTTAGATGAGATCACAGATCAAACTAAGAGTAAGAAGAAAAAGATTAATGAAGAATTGCAATTTTCAGATGCTCATGCAAGAGCTTTAATCAAAATTGCTTATCTATTCCGTGTTATGATTCCGATTATTTCAGTATACTTTAGCTATAATAAGCAATCGTTTGCTAAAAATGAAGATCAACGTGATGACGATGACTTTGAAGATTTAAAGTTCGGCGAAATTAACTCTGAGATATTTAATTATCTATTTGAGAAATTCGCTGACAATGCAGATGCAATCAGAAATAAATTGTATAAACTAACTCTGAGCAGAGTAAGTAAAACTGTATATTCTGATAAAAGATTCTGGGCTGCGGCTAAGAATCAAGGGATTACAAAAGATACTGAAACGCTAGAAATATACAAGAAACTTCTGACAAATGCAATTCCGAAACTATCTATCGATGCTGATAAAAACCTTATCAGTTTCTTTCAAGCAGTTATTATCAATCAGATCAACTTCTTATTTCAAAATAAGTTCAAGAACAGATTTATCATTCTTGGAGATCGCCATGAGAAATACTCTGATGACGATGAAGACACATCTGAATATGAACGTTTGGAAATTCGAATGCTACGTAAAGATGAAGGTTTGTATAGTTTAAGAAAACTTAATATCGTTAATGTACTTAAAAAGATTCCTGAATATTTAGAAGTCGAAGTAACAGATGATGAAGTTAAGGAAACTATCAAAACATTCTATCGACACGAAACACAAGAGAAACTAGTTAGTATGATGACTTATAAATACTTTGAAGATAAAATGGCAGTTAAATTTCTGTCTGCTTATCAATATGTATTTTTAGTATTAGCTGTACACAAATATCTTGACAAACATAAGTTCAGATTATTGCCACAAATTCTGATGGCAAGATGTGAAAAACACAAAGAAAGAACAACTATCTCTGGTAAACGCATCCGTCCAATGATACAGGGTAGTAAAAAGTATATTCAATTATTTGAAATGAAGTATAATAGCTTCTCAGAAGAAGTTGAAAAACCTCTTTCATCTATCATTGCTTCAACCTACGCATCTGTATTTATGGATGATGATGGTGAAGAATTATTTGATAGTAGTGTTAAAGTAGCAAAAGTTGCAGATGAGTTAATTGATTTAGCTTATTTGATTTAAAGTTCCTGGGAATTGTTCCCATGGCACCCCTTTTTTAGGGGATTTTAGAGGGTCGTTGATGCCACCTCTTTAAAAACAGGTCGCCCTGATAGACGGCAGGTTCGCAATAGTCTATCATTTAAGAAAGAGTCTTAGGACTCTTTCTTTTTTATTTGATTAAAAATATAATAACATATAATTAAAGATAGGTGATAATATGAATCAAAATAATGAAGTTGATTTTGTAAGAGACCTTATACTAAAAAATAAGAGACCTTCATATCAGACAACAAATAAAAAAGAGGTCAGAGTACGTTGCCCTTACTGTGGCGATAGTAAAAAAGACTCCACACATGCTCATTTATATATTGAAATGAAGCCACCGTTTAAATTCTATTGTCAACGTTGCGATACTTCAGGAGTTCTTAATATGCAAACTTTAAGAGACCTGAATATATACAGCACAGAAATATCTTCAAATATTATAAATGCAAATAAGACAATAAAGAAAAATGACAGCCACAAATTCAAAATATATTCGAAAAAACCTGATTTAGTAACAGAGGAAAATCAGTTCACACAAAATGCAGTGAACTATTTCAATAGTAGATTTAATTCAAATTATAATAATGAAGAAATTATCACTAGATTCAAAGCAATTACAAACTCACAAAAGTTCTTTGAAGAAAATAATATAAGAATTCCTGTCGATAACCAAGGACGTCCACTATACGATTTCAATAATAGTATCGGATTTTTATCATCAGATGGTTCTCATGTTATATTCAGAGACCTAACTAATCAGCAAAGAAAAAGATACTTCAACTTGAATCTGTATAATAACGATATAGATACAAGCAACAAATTATACAATATCAAAAGTTCAGTTGATATAATGAAAGATGAAATAACTCTTGTCATTACAGAAGGTGCATTTGATATTATTGGAGTTTATGAAGCTTTTTACAAAGATAAGGAGCTTGACAACGACCATATATTTGCAGCAGCAGCTGGAAAAGGTTATGGTGCGGTCATTTCCCACTATATACGTATGGGATTTTTGAACTTAAAAGTTATAATTTATTCTGATGCTGATGTGAATCAATATTTCTTTAAGAACCTGAAAGACAATTCACCATATTTAAAAAATTCTAGGTTAACAATATTTTATAATAATATTGAAAAAGATTTTGGAGTTCCGAAAGATAGAATCAAATTAAGACGGGTTGTAGTATAAACCCTCTTTTTTAGGAGTTTTAGTCTAACTGTAGGGACAAACAAATAAAATTAAACCAAATTAAGGAGAGATAATAATGACAGAAAAAGAAATAATTGAAAAATTAAATACATTATTTAAAGAAGATAATATTGAATTCGGGATATTTGAATTCGAAGTAGATAATAAAGTTCTTAGACGTATTATTCGAAAATCAAAATTTAATAATTTTAAATTAGTGGAACCAGATAATACATTAAATACATATGGAACTGAAGCATTTAATTTAATAGTTAATGTTACCAATCAAAGATTAGAATTGGAGCGTATGTAATATGTTTGGATTTGGAAAGAAAAAAGAAAAATATACTTTAAGTGATTCCTTTAAAAAATTTATATCAGAAAATGATTATATTCCAGGCGAGGGTGTAAAAAAGTTATAAAGGAGGAGAAAACTATGGGATTATTTAGTAAAAAGAAAGAAGAAGTACAACCATTAAAACCTCAGGAAACTTTCACTGAATGGGAGAAAGAGATGGGATTTTTATTCACAAAGATGCAACGTAAAAAGAATATTATTAAATCATTTTTCATTGATATTTATGATACACAATTAGTTAAAGATACGGATTATATTAGAGATGAAGATATAACGGAGCAAATAGAAAAAAGTGTATATGAAGTATTCACAGAAATTGGTGGAAGATACAGACAGCATTTAGTGGATAAATATTTTGGTAGTGACGCAGAATTAATAAAATTTATCACAGAGGATTTCTATGTTGATTTAACATCTGCGGCTGTAAATAAGAATAACACTAAAATTAGAATGAAAGCTGTATTTAATAAGTTAAATGATTTTAGACAAGAAGAGCAAGAAGAACAAAAAGATAATAAAAAAGAATAGTCGATGACTATTCTTTTATTTTGGAAATGATTAGATTTTAACTATATATTATAAATGTGAATAAAGAAAGAGGAGGTCATTGAAATGACAAAATATTTATTCCAAGGTGTCGAATACGATACTTACAAAGAAGCTCTTGAAGCACGCGGAGAAGCATTGGCAGAGGTTGAACCTGGCCAAAACTTCGGTGTAGGCGCTTTTGAAATTGAAACTATTGAAAAGTAGTTTCTTTTTTTTTTCTAACTTAATATGATAAATTGAACAATAAATTATATGAGACGAAAGGAGCTGAATCTATGAAAATATATACACAGGAAAACGATATTAAACTTGTACAATCAGTTGCATCAGCCTCAACACTAATCAGCTCAGTGACAGGTGAAATTAAAGAACATATTGCTTCAAAGTTTCCAAGAGGGTTCTTCAAATCAGTATACATCGATACAGCTGAAACAATACATGCAGAAGCTCGTAACAGAAAGCACAATGAAAATCTTAATAAGATAAAATTTCCTAATATTGCAATAACCCCTGAAATTTCTCTTGATGACCCAATCGGAGGAATGGAAAAGAGCATGCACATGTCAAGTCCGAATTTATATCTTAGAAAAGATATGAGACGAAATTATAAGAACCTTGTAGAAGACCCAGAATCAAAATTCTCAATTTATTATACAAGTGACTATATTACAACTAATTTCAATTTTAAGATAACAACAAATAAGTTTGTGCAGAATATTGACTTGGCTTATTATATTAAATCAAGATTTCAAATCGGAATGTTTCAGTATTTAAGTGATAGATATCTGAATACAGAAATTCCAAAGACTTATATAAGAATCATAGCGTCTATCTTAGGTTTAGACCTAAACAATCAAGAGGAAATGGACGATTTAAGACTTTATCTGATTTCAACTGGTACAAGTGAAGACCTTATTAGAAAGAAAATAAACGCTTTCACAGGAAAACCAGGTTTCTTCGTTAACGATAAAGCTAATTTCCTTATAAATGTTATAGATTTAGATGCTCCGCCGTCAATTGTAAGGGACAGAATGTCAGAAGGTGAGTATACAATTACTTTTAGGGTTCAGGTCTCAACTTGGCTTCCAAATGCTTTTATCATGTCAATAGACCAAAGCAAATTTTTTTCTTTGGACGCTGATATTATAAAAATGGCAATTGATGACACAAATCAAGAGCAAGATGAAGGTTTCTACTCACTATCTATTCCTAACTTCAAGTTAAATAGAGACAAAGCTGTATATTTTGAAACTTCGACAGGTCAGCAAGTTATTGGTGAGGAAATTTTCCATAATATTTTCACTTATAATATTGATATGGACCTTGAAGAAATAGATATAATGCAATATTTAAAAGCTGATTTAAAGAAAATCCATGCTTATATGATTGAGAAAAACTTTGACATTAGGGATTTACTGAATGTCAGGGTGAATAATAGATATGGACTATTAGGTGAAGATAAAGTAACCATTGACTATGAAACAATGACTATTCAATTACTTACTGACGATGCACAAGATATTGCTGTAACTGTTTATGCAGACAGATTATTATTCGCATCATTAGAAAAAGCAATAGAAAACGACCAATTCTTCTTCAGCGACAGTTCACTTGCTGTTCTAAGATTAAATGAATATATTGATACAAATGATGACGGAATCGATGATACTGCACAAGAAATCAAAGTTCCAATATATGCATTTACAAACGAAAAAGATTTATATTCAGTTGCAAGTAAAGTAAATGGAGAATGGCGTAGTAATGTTCTCCGTGTATACACTGCATATGGAATTGGATTTATAGGACTAGTCCAAGAGGACGATCCGAGAGCATCTACCTATAAAGTTGTTATAGATATAGATGAGAATGAACAACCTATTATAAGAGCATTAGAAAAATTAAATATATAAGAATAGAGGAGGCATATTATGCAAGAATTAATCGACATCATTAAAAATTTTTGGGACATTATTAGCAATCAACCGCTAATGCAAATGACACCACTTGAATTCTTCGTATTAGCAATTTTCTCATTTTTCCTATTCCTTCTTCTTAAACAACTATTTGTTGTTTCAGCGCAAGGTGCAAAAACAAGCTGGAAACATGCTAAGAAACTTGTTGGTTGGAGAAAAAGAAAAATGGCTAACACTATCTGTCCAAGATGTGGTAGAACATTAGAAAGATGTACCTGCCCAAGTAATAAAGGTGTATCTTTAAGAAAACGCTACAAGAAATACAAAGCAGAAAAGAAATTACAAAAACTGCAAGCTAAGATGCAATAACACTAAATATAAAATGGCCTAGCCATTTTATATTTTTTTAATATTAAGATATAGCTGAAACAATACTTTATATGAACAAAAATGAAGGCGGTGGAAATATGGCTGAGAATATCTATGAACAACTTAAAAAGGCTATGAAGGCAAAAGTTGACCAAGTTAAGAAAAATGAAGTAAATGATATTATAGGAAATATTCAAGATGGAACTGCAGAAGAAATTGAACTAAGGAAAAAATTTGCAGCTATTATGGAAGACCGTCAAGAAATGTTCGGTGAAACTGAAAAATTGCTACAAGCAAGATTAGAATTATATCAAACAGTTATAAGTTTAGTGTATCTAACACATTATTTTAATGACGTTGAAAATCAAATTTATAATGCGACAGTTTGGTTTAGACTTCTAGAATTTTCTAGGTCATCTGAGTTTATTACTATGTTAGAAACTCTAAGACGAGGAATAGACGATTCTTCAGTAGATATGTTTAAGACATATTTTAGGGAAAGATTTGATGAACTAAAAGAATTGCTGGCTCCTTTCAGAGACATTAGAATGAATAAAGAAACAGACGAAGCGCCAACTCTTCAAGAGAATACTGGCACTAGTTATGAAGATATAGAACCTGAAAATCCAGAGAGACCAGAAGATTATCTATTATATACATTAGGATTTATTTATATGGCAGTAGATGACGATGGTTATAAAGATACAATAAATTCTATTATAGATTTTGTTTCTACAAGCAATAGTAATTTAGGTAGAATAACTTTTGACAGAATTCAAGAAATAGTTACTACAATGAAAACGGCGTTAAGAAGATTTATAATTATAGACAAATATCGAGCAGAAAATGATGCGGCTTATACAGGAAAATATCTTCAATCATTATTAGAAAAGATAGAAGTTTATGAATACAATATAAGTATATTTTCTAGTATTACAGACAAAACAATTGAAGAAATAAAAGAAGACGAAAGTTACGCACTATTCTTCATAAGTGCACAAGAAATAAGAAATGATATAAATGTCCTTTTAGATGAAACTATCAAATCTATAAAAGAAATCAATGGCTTCTTTGAAAACTATTCAGTATTTCTAAGACTGCCAGAAGATACTATAAGAAATATTACAAATACTATAGATGAAGTTTTACCTAATTTCAAAGAGAATCTTTCAGATGAAGATAGAGAATATTTTGACGAAGATATAGTAAATGAGGATATGATTTCTGTTGACTCAAACCAACCTGACATTAAGCTATTCATAGAAGATATGATGGAAATGGTAGTAGCAGATGAACTCGTATTTCAATATAAAGATATTACAAATATGCTGATGCTTTATCTAGGTTTACAATTACTTAAAAAGAATCTGACTTATACTAATTACAGTTATATAAATTACCCTTTATATAATTTAGTTAACAAAAAGATTATTATAGAAAGTCAAGTTAATGTAGCTGATTTCAATACAACTAAGGAATTAGAACAGAATCTTGCTGAAACCTATGAAATTTATATTAGAAAAGATATAACCAAAGAATTGATATCACCAAGTTTAAAGAATCTATTCAAAAAACTGCGAATAATCGATATGGTCGATATAAGTACTGTATTAGATTATAATATAGGTTATAATGACAGCGATTTCGAAAGTGTTAGTGGAATGACTTATTATAATCTATCAGATGATACCTGGAGAGAATATACAACTAGTTGGATAGATATAGTTTCTCCAACAGAAGGGCAATTAGAATTTAGCAATTTTATTCATACGATGTATGTGAACACGCTAGAAGCACTTCTAGAAAATAAAAAGTATCTAAATGAAAACTTGCTCAAATTACTGGAAATCTATTCAGTAAGAGGAAATAACTTCAAGTCTGTATTTATTGAAATGATAGTTAGAAAAGCCGTGTCAGCAATAGTAAATTATGCTAATGGTAAACAGACTATACTTAAAGATATAACACCTATTATTTCTTATATAAATGATACAGAAATAGATACAATAAACCAAAAAATAATAAAAGACTATAAAATCATAAGAAGTAAATTTTACACAGAAAGTGTCAATATCATTGATGATATTTTAGACCCAGTGTCAGACCTTTCAGTAAGACTGAAACAAGAATACGAATAATATAAAGGAGGGCTAATATGACAAGAGACGAAATGATTTCAAGGGTAAATAACCTAAGGCTTTATGAAAAAGATTATGACACATTATTAAAATTAATGAATAATGCTGATGATAAGTTTTTTGTTAAAGTCCTCGAAGAAATATTAAACGGAACTCTTTATATTCAAGATTTTGAAAGACTATTCGAAGATACAAAATATGAAGAAGCTTTATATCAGAATTTTGAAAACCAAAGACGTATTAAAACCGAAATAACAAGACTCATTGATTATAGAAAAAATATACTCAATGAAGTTTATGATGTAGAAATTTCAACCACAAAATTAGGTCTTTTAAGACCACTTGATACAAGTAGTTATAAGGACTTATACAATACAGTAGACGAAGAAGTCAGAGAAGATTTAATTTATCAGATTCTTTCTGTTAAACCAAATGACCAAGCAATTGTAAGAGATGCAAAAGTCAAGTTCCTTACAGCTTACGAAAATGGCGAAATAACTCATGACGATATTCTATTATTTGCTGAGGACCACATTATTCCAATTGATTATAGATATCAAACGTTGAATGATGCAGATAATGAATTTATGTATGAAAATAAACTGACAGAAGATGAAATGAAAAAAATTAAGACTTTGTCATTATTTCTTAGACGAAATAAGGTAGGTGAGTAGTATGAGACGTGATATATTAGGAGCGCCAATTACTTCACCTGTTAGACCTATTGGAAGGCTTTCAAAACCTTCAATAAAATCAGAAAAGAGCATTGTAGAAGTTGCAGTTGAAGATACTTTATCTCCAGTTGTAGTGAATGAAGAACCAGTAATAGTCCAAGAAACTATAAGAAGTGAAGTTAAGAATACACAGGTTAAAACTATTCTTAGCAACAAGAAAATAGTGAGTGCTCATATGGAAAATATTATTTATTCAGAGAATCCAAGGACTATCATTGAAGAATCTATGACACCTGTTCTTACAGTTATTCCTATTACCTCTATAATTAATACACTCCCGCCAACAAATACTGGTCAGCAATCAATGGTAACAGATAGTTTTACTGGTGGCGGAGCTGTAGTAAGAAATGATACTATAAATGACACAATAGGGACTGTTGTAACAGGACCTAACACAGATATTACAGCTACAAAATTTGATTTTCTAGGCGATAAAATTATAGGATTTGCTTCAATGAACCCAGATGAGGGAATATTTATTCCACTTAAAAAGCCAGGAAAACCAAGGGTGCTCACACGCAGACCTGCTAATATCTATATGACAAATTATTCGTCATTACAGATAATTGTAGATGAATTAATGGAACTATATAAAGAAGAAATTGAGGATGAAAATAGTAGATATTATAAACTATTTAATACACTAGCAAAAGTTAATTCAACTGATGCTTTCCAGATATTCTTTATGTTCTTTACAAATATAGATAGGGAAATCTTTACAATAGAAGATTATTTCATGTTTTTAGATAATAATGAATTAGATGTAAATTATGAAAGTATTGTAAAATATCTTTCCGAAGTCAAGAGTAATAAAGTTGAAATAATGAATAAAAGGCTAAAAGAAGGAATATATGAAGTTTATGGAAATCTATACGATTATATAGACTGACAATCATTAGACCAAGATGATTCTATCTTTTATAGAGCAACTAATTTAGAAGATGAGTTATTTACGGCAAGTGAAAAATTCTTATTCAAGCCATATATTGATTATTTTGATATAACAGCTTATAGAAATAAGATTCAGGCAGAAAAAGATTATTGGAATATAATCAGTAATTATACTGGAACTTTTTCGATAACAGCTAATCGTCAAGTTAGTACGCTTAAAAAAATACTGACTCTTAAAAATTATAACAATACTAATGGCTTACCAGTATTTTTAAAGAAAGACTTGAATAAAAATCTATTCTTTAACGACAAGGATTTAGATTTATTGATGGCTTCATTATTAAAAAATACTTATAACAAATTCTCTCTCTTAGAAGTTAAGAGATATATAAAAGCAATGGCAGAAGAGATTGTTGAATATTACGAAATTATATCAACCGAACCTTTTGACTACTCGAATGAATCTGTTATGATACCAAATATAGAAGACTTTCTTTTATATAAGGCACAAAAATTATACGAAGAATTCACAGACAACACTAATATAACATATATGGACTTCAAAGAAATAAATTTCTACTATTCTATAATGTTTGACTTTGCTGATATTGACACATCATCTGGGAATCCGAATCAAATAAAAACAAGATACATCACAATGCTAAACTTATATGACGATACAAGAACAGAAGTATTAGGGTTATGGAACTATATAAAAATAAATGGTAAATATCTATAAGGAGGTGGCAATATGCTAATTTTTAAAGACAAGCTAAACAATATGAGATATATTACAAGCAAGACTTTAAAGGAAAAATTAATAACTTTAACTGGCAAAGAGTTTGATGAAGAAAACACTGATAAATACGACAATGTGTTGCTTATAAACTTCTTTGAAAGAATTGGCCTTGACGCTCCTAAGATATTAGACTATGACAAGATTCAAGATTTAATAATATCTAAAATAAATGACTCTGATATTGAAGACTTTCTTCCATTATTTAATATGGAAAGAGTACACTTTTTGGCAATTATATATTTATTATCTGAGGACTTAATATCTCCTGATGAAATAAAAAATATTATTTATATGCCATTTTATTCTAGAACTGAGTATCTTTTAAGATATTTATCAAGAGAAACTACTGAGACACTAAAAATAGATACTATACTCAATAAGTTTTTCGATGCTATAAAAGATACTAGTGTAAATAAATACAAAGACGAAGAAACATATTTAGATTCTGTATTAGAAATTCCGGATAGAGGAAAAAGTCTAGAAAACTCAGAAGAAATATTTGAAATGGTAAATAATGGAGTGTTAGATGACTATTTCTCTCCTTATGAAAAAGGTTTATTAATGGTAGACCCAGATGGTAGAAGATATTATAATATTGGTGTCTTTATGCAAGGTTACTTAAACATAGAATTACCTAAGATTGTAGGTAGGTTATTCCGTAACAGATTTTCAACAAAATTAAAACAATCATTTGGTTTATATTATGATGGCTGAACTAGTTTACAATTATGGAAACAGGTAGAACAAGGAACTAGGAGAATATTCAATAGGGCTAGTAATTTTACTACTGAAGGAGAATATGCACTAGCTTACAAAAGATATATAGACGGGTTATATGTAGCATATACAACAGATATGTTAATAGATGATTTCGATAATTTCACTATATATAACACAAAGAATTCCATAGATGATATACTATTAAATATTAACGAATCATCGCTAAAATCATTACTGAATAAGGTGTTCCCTACAATAATTACTGATTTTGGCTATGAAACTGGTATTCGTGCCTCATCAGGTATAGGCTTAGATACATCATTCTATATTAAAAAATATATATCAGGTGTATCCCAAGGATATGATGATGTAAGAAGGAATACAGACAATCTTACCAAGCTAAAAAATCTTAGCATGATAGTAGATAATCTTAGAGATATAACATTAAATGATGGAGTTTACTATAACACCGAAACTCACCTTAAATTAACTTATATCGACAGCAAATATATACAAAAATTTAAAGAAGTACTTTACATAACAATGGAAGAGCAAAATCTTGATATACTAGATTTGCAAGCTCCAAATCTTACTGAAATAGATGTAGAAAGTCATTTAGATGCGTTGATAGCATTACTTCCTGCTTTTGAAACGAATATACTAGCCGTTACAGACGAGGAATACTCAGTATCATTGTTATTCTATGCCGATATGTTTAAGAAATATTTACTCTATTTAAAAGATATTTTTACACCAACTTTGATTGATAGTTACAATAAAATAACATACGTATCAGAAGGTCTTTACAATCAATATAAAGTAATAAATTTTGTTCAACAGACTTTCTCAATCATAAAGCCTATTTATAATGCTCTTTTAAATGACAGATTTTTCAATGCTACTGCAAGAATGTTGACTTTCGACCTCAGTAGTTTGGCAGCTGAGGGAGTACAATTAACATCTACCGCATCAACACCTACTCAACCATCGGTTTATAGTAGCGGCGGTGGAGGCGAGGGTAGTGTTAGAAATCTCCAAGATGTAAACTCTATACTTACAAGATAGGTTGGTGAAAATATGACAGGATATACACAATCAGACATACAGAGAATAATAAAAGAAGCAGTTCCTAAATCATTTGTATTTGAATTTTTAGACAAATCTATAAATGAAAGCAATATTTCAAAATTTGGAAGGCTTCTTAATGTATCTGAAATAAATGACAAATATTTATTCGACCTTATAATTGCGTTACTTTATAAAGAAGTCATAAGTATAGAACAAATAACAGAAGTTATAGCTATCCCTCGAAATATATTAGAAAAAGCAGTAATTTTAGAATATAACTTGTATGAAATTATAGGTGGTTTCACCGCAACTAGTGCAAATAACAATGCTATTAAATATGTGAGAAACCATATTCCAAAATTGTATTATGGCTTAGCTGACCGGCTTTCTTATAGAAATGAAGCAAATATTCTAAGCGAATTATTAAAATTATATAACCTTACAGACGTGGACTTTGATTGGCCATCGGGATTAGATGACGCTTTCAATAGTGCTTCTATGGTTAGAATAAATGATAATGAGTCATATATAGAAGGTGAAAATATATCGTTGTACTCTTTTTTAATTAATTATGACACAACGAACATATATTTTATAAGAAAGAAAAAAGCATTAGAATCAGGTGTATATAGAAAAATTGAGAGTGGTGTTGAGAAAGATGAAACTCTTTCAGAATTAACCTCATACTTTCAATATGGAAAATATGCTACACCAAGCACCGATTATCAAAATGCACATGATTTCTTATTAGACTTCTATGAAAAAATAAAAAACGGAACAATCAACTACTAGAAAGGATGTGAGACCGTGGCAGATAGAAAAACTGAGCAACAAAAGAAACAATTAGCAGACCTTGAGAAAAAGAGTACCCTCTCCGTCTATGGGATGGGTCAGGAGCTAGGAATAGAATCTGACAGCCTTAAAGACATTATTAAACAAACTATGGTGGCTACATCCGAGAAGTATGGCGATAGAGCTAACGGAAAAGTGGTTGACTACTTTAATGAAATCAACTTTGCCTCTGCATTTGCCGAATTTAAGAAAGACAAGATGGACAAAAATCAACAAGATAAGTTTAATAAAAATCCAAAACAGGCTTTCAAACAGTATATGTCAGAGTTAGATTATGGTGCAATTAGCGCCATGATTACTTCAGAGTCTGGACGTATTATTTCTTATAATAACTATAAGGCAATCTATACACATATTCCAGAAGCTGCACAAGCATTGGACACATATAAAGATAACATTATGAGTCCAGATGATTTCACTAAGATGATATTCAATATTGAATATGATAATGAGTTAGAAGAAGAGACAAAAGAACTTATAGAGAAACAACTTGATGACCTTACTGAAAAATACGAAATAGAGGATTTAGCAGATGAGATTATTGGTGAAGCTCTTGTATATGGAGACCAATATGTGGCTCTTCTTTCTTTAGAAGATGAATTGGATGTTATGCTTAATGACCCAATAGTCAATAATAGCGGGAGACCTCTAAACGAGGAGACTCTCGGATATTTTGCATTAGACTCAATCAATATCCCTATCATTAAAGAAGATGTGGAATTCGAAAAAGATTACGGCAAAGTGATTTGTGAAACCTTTACAGAATTAGCGCAAGATGCTAACTTCAAAGAACATGAAATCTTCATGGAAGATTCTGTTAAAGAATTAGTTAGTGAACTAGTTAACAAACGTATTCACATCGGTAATAAAAAAGAAATGCTGTTAGAAAGAGTCTCAGCAGAACAAAGTAAAAAGAAATTAGAAGACCTAAGAGGAACAACTGATATTCCTAAACTTAAAGCTGAGAGAAATAAAAATAAACAAGCTGATGACAACAAACCTATGTTCCTAAATGGCTCATCTATCAAAATCTTAGACCCAACAAGAGTTGTAGAATTAAAGATAGATAACGTTGTATATGGTTATTATGTATTTGAAGATGTTAATCTAGGAAATATCCCAAATGCGGGATATCTTGGTGCTAGTACAGGTCGTGAAGTTCTAAACCCCGTAAATATGGGGTCAAACCTTATTACAACTAATAACTCAAAATACACTCCAAGCTCAAATTCTTTATCAACACAAGGATTGTCAGATGCAAAAGTTAACCTTATTTCTAAGATTTTCCTTGATGTTCTTTCTAAGAAAATCGATAAAGATTTCGTAAGACATAACAAAGAATTCAAAGATTTTATCTTCAATCTAGTTAAACAGGACTATATTCTTAAGAAAGAAATTAAGATGACATTCTTCTCACCTGAAGAAATCATTGCTTTCAAAGTCCCTGCGTTATACAGAAAGATTATTTTCTTTGCTAAATTATATCTTGCAACACTTACAAACATGCTTCTAATCAAAATGGGTCGTGCACATGATAAACGTGTATTCTATGTAGACGTTGGTGCTGATGCTGATTATGAACAAGCAATATCAAGAGTTATTCAAGATATTAAAACTAAAGAATTCAAGATGGATATGCTTGGTGAAATCAATACAATTCTAAACCTTACACCTGGCCGTTTTGATGACTATTATATTCCTTCAATTAATGGCGAAAGGCCAATTGAAATCGATACCTTAGCTGGTATGGATATTGATATGAACAATGACTTTATTGAATTCCTAAAAGATTCAATGTTATCAGGTATTGGTGTGCCTAGAACTTTAATTGATGCGACTAAAGAAATCGACTTTGCAAGAACTCTGTCAGCACAAAATGCTAACTTTGTTCGTAATGTTATTAAATATCAAAAGAAATTTACTCAACCGTTTACAAAAATGTATAGAAAACTATATCAAAATGAGTATAAATATGACAATGACAAAGAATCAGAAGTACTGAACTACGTTAGCATTGATGATATTAAAGTAACTTTCCCAAGTCCAGCAACATTAAACATGAGCAATCTTACAGATCAAATACAAATCGCAGATCAAAATGCAGAATTTATTTCAGCACAATATTATCCAATGGATCAAACTGGTTCTAATGAGCCTAAACGTCTGAAGATGAAAGCTGCAGTTGTCAAAGAATTACTTCCTGGTATTGATTGGGAAAAATTTGATGAGATCAAAGAAGATATTGATATGGAAGGTGTTGAAGACAAAATCAAAGAGCCGTCTGCTGAAGAAGTGGATCCATACGCAGCATATTAAGACAATAAAAAAAGATAAACCATAAGGTTTATCTTTTATTTAAATTATGTTTTCATGTATAACCATATGCAGATTTTCCTCTTCCAGCGATACAATCTCTTATCTTAGATCCGCCATGTTTTTTATTAAGATACCTAGCAGCTTCTTCTGATGATCTAAATTCTAATATGGCACCTGTTTTAATATGAGTTCCAGTAATCTTTTTACTGTTAGTTATTTGAAAATTATCAATCTCTTCTAGTAAATTTCTTGTGTTATCATCTGAATATTTAAAGATGTATTTTTTCACATGAGTATACCTACCTGTACAGCTTCCAGATATACCAGCTCTTGGAAGATTTAGCCTTTCAATGGCCTCACTAATTGAATTAAATTTTATAATTTCTAATGTTTCTACATTTACACATTCTACTGGTCTTCCTAATTTATCTTTTAAATTTTTATGACTACCTTTGATAGCATTAGATATATTATTTTTGTGATCTTTTGAAAGTTTTCTTCCAATTTGCTTTTCTGAAATTAATTTTTTAGTTCTATTAGAATGTTGATTCAATGTACCGCCCAAAGATATATTATATCCATATTTTTTATTAGAACTTTTGAATTGAGCTATAAGTTTTTCTTCCATTCCTTCAATATCTAGTTTGCTATCAGATTCGTTTAATATTATATGATCAAAATTATCTCAACCATATTTTTGTATAGCATTTCAAAAATATTTATTATTTCTATAATTTATGCCATTAGTTCCCCATCTTTTTTCCGGCTTTTGAGATGTAATACCAATATATATTTTACCATTTATTTTATTAATATGTTTATAAAGATAATATTTTTTCATAAAGATTCCTCCGGTCAGTTATTATATAAATATTTGTTATAAAAATAAAAGTAAAAAAGATAAACCATAAGGTTTATCTTTTACTTAGTTTACTCATCTGTTCCGTAGATGTCTTTGATCAATCCAGAATTTAGTAATGAAGTGACTTCACTATCTGATCCATAAGAGTCAAGGAATGGTAAACCATCTCCGCCATCAGATACTTTAAGGATTTCATCTCTAAGAATTCTTTTAGCATATTCTTCGACATCGGGTCCAATTTCCATAAATCCGCGGAATGGAATTGAAAGGATTGGCGAATCTTGAGTTCCTAATTCAAAGTTAAGTTCTCCAATTGGAATTGAAGTTGGCATAACGTTTGAGTAGAAAGCAGCAAATTCTACGATATCTTTACTAGTATTTGTAGCATCAGGACGAACAACTATGTACAAAATCTGTCCAGTATGATTTCTTGCACCATAATCTACACCAAATAATTTTGGATAAATCGCAGTACCAGTTCTTGGGTCTCTAATATAAGATACCCATTTTTGATACATCTTACGGATAATTCCGCCTGAATACTCTTTATGAGCAAGAGTGAATTCAGTGTTACCTTTAGTAATACCTGTAGCCACATCAAATTCAGCGCCACCAAATCCAGTTTGATGTTGAGCAGTATTTAATGTGATTTCAGTTAAACCTTGGAAACTACGGAAATTCTTTTGAGTCATTTGTTTAAAGTATTTTAGATCTGGATCTTTATCAAACCAACTTGGAAGTTGCACCCAATAAATATAGGCATAACCTGTTACAATCGGATCGAAATTAAGATTAATTAGATCATCAACACCTGTAAAGAATGTACTATTCGCGCCCTTAATCGTCTCTAAGTCGTTAAGGATTGTTTTTTTAACAGCCATAATCTATCTCTTCTCCTTTCTTACTCGATTGTGATATCAATTGAGATAACTTCAATTGTACCAGTGAATCTAATTGTTAGTGTTACATTTACTCTCTCATCTGAGAACTCATCTGGTTCTACAGTAACGTCAGCAAAGCTTAACGTTCTATTTTGAACCCATTCTGTTACATATCTGTTAAGAGCAGCTCTCATGTTTGAAAGAGTTGTTGCATCATTAAATTCAAATAAGTATTCTCTTCCTAAGTTCTCAAGATCTCTAATCATTTTATTTGTTACACGAACATTATTGATAAATCTTAACGCAGTATTTTCAGGCTCACCAGTTAACTGTGACATGAATTTATAACCACGAGAATCTTTTTCAATATAGTTAGTTCTTTCTTTATAATAAGTTGTCTTAGCATCTGATGTTGGATTTTCATTAATTCCTTGAACTCCAACAAGGACTCCACGACTCAAACCAGCAGTTGGCCATTGCATACCATAAATTCTGTCATTGTTTGGAAGTAATCTTGATAAGAAGTAAGTTGGTGCAACCCAAAGATTCTTACCAGAAATTACATCTTCAACTGAAAGTTTTTGAGTATAGTATGCTTGATTAATTTTGCTGATAGGTGTATCAAATTGTCTTAAGACACCAATTTCGCTAGTTGAGAAATCAATTGCAGAGAAATAGAAGAAAATATCATCTCTTACTAATGAGAACTCTTTTAATAATTCTTTTGATGCTAATGAATAACCTGGGTCCATTATAACATCGATTGGTAACTCTAACTTGCTTTCTAGCACTTTAGATATAGAAACATAGTCACTTGCAGAAAACGAAAATTGAATTGTATAATCATCTGCAGCTGTGTCGAATGGGTTTTCTGCATCTACGTTCACTGTTAACGTTCCAGCACCTGTGTCAATTGCTGAAACTGTTGTTGTATAACTTTCTGTACCATTACTAATTGAAATAGTATCGTTAACCGCCCAGTTTAAATTAGTCAGAGATAGTCCTGTAAAGGTAACAGTAGTACCAGTACCAGGGGTAAACTCAAAAGCAGAAATAGATAATTCTTCAGTAACAGAACCTAAAAATCTTTGTAATGATTGTTCAAAGGTAAATGTTCCATCAGACCCTGCTGTTAAGCTTATTTCTTCGACAGCGCCAGTATTTTCACTAACTGCATCTAGGAATGCTTTAAACTCAGCTTCTGTAGTACCAGTAAATGTTACATCTACAAATTTTGTTTTATTAAGAATTTCTAGGAATGTATCATGTTTTAGTCTATAAATAGTTTGGATAACTCTTTCTCCAGAAAGAATTTCCACATCCATATAATAAACAGTGTCAGTAGAAAATTCGCTTTTGAAAATTTTTACGCTTATGTCATTATAATATTCACCAGGATGTTTAGCTGTTACTGTCATAGACTCTCCACCTAATACAGCAGATGTAGCAGATGCTTTATCTGCATCTGGTGATACTAGTCTTAGAGCATAAATAGCTCCCCCGGCATTTAACCAATTATAGATATTAAGAATAGTTCTTCCTTGATAGTCATAATCAGGTTCACCATACTCAGAAATAAATTGGTCTAGATTGTAAATCTTTTGAACTTCGTTACTCAAACCTCTTTTCGCATAGAAAGGAACGAATAGTGTTGTAGCCCCATCGTCAGCAATTACTTGTGCAGTTCTGATTAAAGCACGAGTAGTCACGTTAACGTGAGGATATATTTTATTGATAGTTGCCATATAAACTTCCTCCTTTTTAATTAAGCTTTCTAATCTTTCATATATAATTTATTGTTTAATAATTCACGTAATAATTAAAACAAATCATTATGAAGAAAAGAAGGTGAAATCTATGATTTAT